GGTTTTTTGCTTTGCATTTAGCTATTAAAGAAAATTCAGAAAACATATATCTGTTGGGTTTTGATTTTGGCTCTAACAGTAGTAAAACACATTTCTATCAAGATGTAATAGAAGTTAAATCTACTGGAGTTGGTAAACCGGAATTATATAGAAACGGAACTAATATTAAAGATGAAGTATCAGATTGGCAATATTTTACTAGTCCAGATATAAAGACTAAGATATACAACGTGAGTCCGGAAAGTTCTATTACTTGCTTTGAAAAAATTAATTATGAGCGGTTCTATAGTAAATTAAATGAAAACAGAGATTAGTATTCTTTTACCTTCTTTAAGACCAGAAGCTTTAACAAAAAGCATTAGAGAGTTTGACGAAACTAATTTTTCTACAAACTACGAGTTGGTAGTTGTTAGTCCTTTTGAAGTAAAGGGAATAAAGACTAAATGGATAAAAGAAGATGTATGTAAAGGTAGTGCTCCCGCAACAAATGTGGCTTGGGAAAACTCTAGTTCTGAATATGTAGTATATTTTAGTGATGATGTAAGTCCTACAAAAGACTGTTTAAAGAATATGCTTAATTTTATGAAAGATAAGAAAGAACATTTTATAGGTGCCTTTAAGATGATGCATCCAAACGGTAAGGAAATCGGGCCCTTCGGCTGTTATGATAGATTATATGCTTGCTATGGATGTTTGAGTAGAGACACTGTATATTTCTTAGGTAATGTCTTTCATAAAGATTTTATGTATAGTTGGGGAGATATAGATGCAAGTCTCAAATGCTGGACTAATAATGGAAGCGTAGAGATATGTCAAGACGCTTGTGTTATACCAAGACAAATTGATGATGAGATATATAGAGAACACAGAAGTAAATATTGGGAACAAGATGTAGAGACTTTTCTAAATAAATGGCATCCAATTTTGGGCAAAGATTATGAACGTAATACAGATAAAATAAATAGGAGACTAAAATTAACAATTTAAACATTGTGTTGCCTACATATCACAGACGTGAAAAATTACTTCGTTGTTTGAAGTCAGTAGAAGAAGCCAGAGCTAGATTAGATTGTCATTCTTATGTTTACATATATTATAGTGATAAAGCAGACTTTCAAACAGACAGTAATATACTAAGAGAAAATAAAGGTGTCTTTACTAGACTCTTAGATTTTCCTTATGAAGCTTCTAAACTCTGGAATTATCATCTAAAAAATATGAACGCAGATATGATGGTATATATTAACGATGACGTAGAACTACATCCTGAATGTTTGTTTAGAGTTAAAACTGCTATGAATGTTTGGTTCCCAGACACAGACGGAGTAGTTTCTATAATACAAGAGAATATACCCGAAAATCAAGCTTGTAAAACAGCTTTTGGTGCTGTAGGAAATAAATTTGCCGATAGATTTCCGGAAAGAAAAGTTTTTTGTGAATCATATAAAAGACTGTATTTAGATACTGAGCTTTATGAATATGCTAGTAAACATAAAAAATTGTTCTATAAAAACGATAAAGAAATAGCTCCATTGTTAACCCACTATCATCCAGCTTTCTTTAAAAATGAGATGGACGAAACTCATACTGATGTTAGAAAACATTTAAACGCAGACAAGATAATGTATAATAGAAGAAAAGCAAAGAATTTAATATGGGGAGACTCCTTTGAGCTTATCAACTCCAAAAATTAGTGTTTTGGTTCCATCTAGAAACAGGGAACAACAGTTTAATAAACTGATAAAAAATATATATGAAACCGTCAGTGATTTAAACAATATAGAATTATTAGTAAAGTTAGATAACGATAGTTTATATACACTAAATTCAAAAGATGTTTTTTTAAAGAGTTTTGTTTCTGAAAGAAGTGAATCACTAAATCGAGATTACTATAATTTTTTAGCAAAAGAAGCTAGAGGACAGTTTCTTTTTGGTATAGGTGACGATGTAAAGTTTCTTACGAAGAACTGGGATAAAGTTTTAATAGAAAAAATAGAAGCTTTTCTTATAAATAAATCAGATAGAATAGCATATGTATCAGTGAATGAAAAAGGAAGTAAAGCTACTCATCCTTGTTTTCCATTAATAACTAGAGAAGCTTTTGAATTATTGGGAGAATATCACTGTTCCAAACTATTGTCTTGGGGAAGCGATAGAATACTTTGGGAGATATATTCACATCCCTCTATTAACAGAACGTTGCACATATCAGATATAAACATAGAACATTTAAGCTATCACGACGGTAAAGCTCCCTATGACGAAACAGCTAGAAGTATGAAAGAGAGATTTTTTAGAGACCCTAATTGTCACAATCTCATAAGTTTATATGGAGTTCCTCAATATCGAAAAAGAATAGAAAATTATATAAAGGAGTTTAATAAAAATGAGTAAAGAGTGGGATGATTGGTACAATTCGTTTAATTCTGCTAAAGGATTAACATACATAAATCACTATACCGCTATAGATAAATGGAAACTTGGTAAGAGAAACTCTCCGTTAGCTCCTATAGAAGTATCGTTAGATCCTATTAATGCTTGCCAACTTAAATGCCAACATTGCAATTATGGGAAATATCTTAAAAATGATAAAATAAATAGACTAGACGATGAACACTATTTGAATCTAATAAAGTTCTTCGCTAAGTGGGGAGTTCGTGGAATATGTCACGGGGGAGGCGGAGAGCCAACTCTTCACACTAAACTTTGGGATGCGTTATTATTGGCTAAAGAACTTGGTATGGAAAATAGTATTGCTACAAATGGCATAAATTTTAATGATGAAACTATTGATATAGCGGTTCAAACTTGCAGATGGATAGGCGTATCTGTAGATTCAGCCACTGAAGAAACTTATGGAATAGGAAGAAAAGCTAATTATTTTAACAAAGTAATAGAAAATATTCAAAAACTAACAAAACGAGCTAAAGAACTAAATACTAACTGTGATGTAGCGTTTAAATTTTTAGTGTTTAGTTATAATCAACACGAAATATACGATGCTTGCAAACTAGCTAAAGAGATTGGAGTTAAGGATTGTCACATTAGACCAGCTGACTTCAGACATCAGGGAATATCCGAAGAAGCTAAATCTAATCCTTATGATATAGAATCTATAAAAAAACAATTTGAAGAATGTCAAAAACTTAATGATAAAGATTTTCACGCATATACCATTGTTCATAAATTTAACGATGATTTTACCCCACTAAGAACTTTTTCACAGTGTTACGCAAGTCCATTGTGTTTGCAAGTAAATCCTTCTGGAAGTTGTTATCTTTGCCCAGACACTAGAGAACTGGAGTATTATAAATTAGGAGAACACTATCCAAATCCGGAAAATATATGGAAGTTTTGGGGTAGTAAAAAACATTATGATTTAGTCTTCAATAGTGGGTGTGCTAATTGTAAATCAAGATGTACCTTCAATCATTACAACATTCAATGTGAAAGATTAGCAATTAATAAAGATGATCCTATGTGCAGAAATTTTGTCTAAATGAATGAATTTAGAAAAGACTTTTATGAATATTTTTTGAAATATGTTAAAATAACTCATAATAGAGGTATTACTTTTGATTTGAGTGAAATAACAGATAAACTACTAGAAAAATATGTAATAAAGAGACGTGAGAACAGTGAAGTATCTATATAAATTCAATGACAAATTATATTGTAATAGATGTAAAAAAATGATAGATAAGTATTTAGAAACTATAGTAGTAGATGGTCAAGTTATGTGTATATACTGTGATAACTGGATTACTACTGAATTTGACGCATTTGGAATAAGAGAGGAAGAATAATATGGAAAGGGACAACGGCGATATATTAGACCGTGCATCTATAGCTAAATTAAAACACGAAAGAATTAGAGACCCTGAGAATGATAAAGAGTGGGAAGCTTTTAGTAAAGAGCTCTCTATTTTAGAGAAAAAATATTCTCAATTCTATATTGATAATTTTTTTAAAATATTATACGATATTAATTCTTTAGTTTGGGAAAAAGAATCTGATATGAGACAAGGAAAACTAGATGGTATTCTATATGAAGTAGGGATAAGAGCTATAGAAATACGTAAATTAAATAATCTTAGAATAAGTGTAAAAAATCTAGTTAATAAAATAACAGATTCTGGTTTTCAGGACATCAAGAAAAATCACCTAAGTGAATAGAAAAAAATATTTTAAACATTTTAAAGTTATTAGAAAAGGAGACGGTAATCCTTACTGGAAAGGAGGTCTCCCTTTATGTATAGATTGCAATAAATCTGTAAAAGTCTATACCGCAAAGAGATGTAGATCATGTGCCAGTAAATATATTCATACTGGTAGAAAAAGACAACAATGGGAAAAAGATAAGATAAGTGAATCAATGAAAATACTATTAAAAGATCCAACTAAAAATCCTTCTTGGAAAGGTGGATTATCTTATGAAAGATATCCTAGAGAATTCAATAGAGAATTAAAAGAAGAAATTAAAAAAAGAGATAATTATGTATGTAAAAATTGTAATATGACAGAAAAAGAACATATAATAGTTATGGGATATGGTTTAGCGTGTCATCATATAGATTACGATAAGAAAAATAATGATATTAATAATTTAATAGCTTTATGTAATTGGTGTAATATAAGAGCTAATTATAATAGAGACTACTGGAAAAATAAATTTAAATTGGAAGTGAGGATCACCTAAGTGAGTAAAATAGTAATAATAAAAAGTAACGGTAACTCACAATATTGTAAAGACTTACACGAATATAAGTCTATAGAAACTCCCGTTTGGCAGTTGGTTTTAGCCGACTACTATAAAACAGATTTAATCATAGATGCTGAAGCAGATGATTTGTCTCATAAAGAGATATTGAATAAAGCTTTAAATGATATGAAAGCGGAAACTGTAGTATTGTTAGCCACCGGTAGTCATCCTTCCGGATTTATTCAACAGAAAGACGAGATTAATAAATTAGAGAAACTGTTTGAAAAACAAGTTAAGGTTATTTCTCATAGTAGTTTGCCAGTAGATCCTTGTAAATACAAAATTAATTGGGATTTAGTAGACTTAAATAAATACAGAGCTTCTAATTGGCACAGTTTTACTAATAATTTAGAAGCTTCTCCATACGGAGTTAACTATAGTTCTATATCGTGTTATTTCAAGTGTAATTTTTGCGTGATCAAAAATTTTTACGGGAATAAGTTTAGAGAAAGAAACATAAAAAGCGTAATTAGAGATTTTGATGAGCTAGCTAAAAGAAATGTTGTAAATATAAAGATGATGGATGAGTTATTTGTATCTAGTCCTAAAAGAATAAAAGAGGTATGTCAAGCTATTATAGATAGAAATTATAATTTTAATATCTGGGCTTATGCTAGAATAGATATTATGAACGATGAAATGCTTAAACTAATGAGAAAAGCGGGTATTAGATGGCTTGCTCTCGGGATAGAAAGTGGTTCAGATGAAATCAGAAAAGGAGTTCTCAAAGGTAATTTTACTAAAGAAAAAATTAAAACTATAGTAAAGATGATAAAAGATAATGATATATGTGTGTTGGGTAATTTTATGTTCGGTTTTTGGGAAGATAAAAAAGACACTATGCAAGAAACGTTGGATTTAGCTATAGAACTAAACTGTGAATATGTAAACTTCTACTGTGTTACTTCTTTTCCAGAAACAAGTTTTTATAATGAACTTAAAGCTAAAGGAGTAATTCTACCTACAAAATGGTCTCAATATGCTCAAGTGAGTGAAGAATTCAAATCTTTACCTACTAAGTATTTAACTGCAAAAGAAGTGCTTCGGTTTAGAGATTCCGCTTTTCAACAGTTTTTTAGAAATGATAGATACTTAAATATGATAGAAAAGAAATTCGGGGGGAAAATATTATCTCATATAGATGGTATGATACATAAAAGGATAGGGAGACTGTATTTATAATGAGCGTATTTAAACAAGAACAATCTACTAATTTTAGTATAGTGTTACCTTCTTTAAGATGGGAATGGATACGCACTGTATTAAATTCAATATATGACAACGCTACTTATCCAGATACGATAGATACTCATATAGCTATAAATACTGGAGACGTTAGATTAAAAGCTATTTTAGATAAATACAAAGAAAAGAACAAGCAAGTATTTTATTATGAAATAGATCCAGTTTCTATGACTTTTCATAATCAGAACTTCCCCGGTATAGTAGCTTATGTAAATCTTCTTACTAGAGAGTACGCTAAAGGTAAATACATAATGCCAATGAATGATGACGCTGTATTTGCCTATAAAGATTGGGACAGTAAAGCATTGTCTAAACTACCCGATGATATAGTATTGGGTATAACTAAAGACAATATAGGAGCTAGAGGATTTAATGGAGAACCTATCCCAGCGTGTTCTTTTCCTGTAATATCAAGAAGAGGAATAGAACATTTTGGTCATTTATTCGATCCTTTCTTTTATCATAATACTGCTGACACGCACATAACTTCAGTATATTATAAAATGAAAAAAACTGTTGATTTAACAGATTGTATATTTATTAAACATAGAACTGAAGAATTATGCAATTTTATACCAACCGACTATCTAACGGAAGTAGAGAAATGCTAACTAAACAGGAACTTGTAGAATTTGAGAAGGAAATAGCTGAACTTTACAACAAAGGGGAAATAAAAGCTCCCGTTCATCTAGTAGATAATAATGAAGAACAACTAATACAAATATTTAAAGACAATTATAAAGACGGAGACGTAATACTGTCAACGTGGAGATCACATTTACATTGGTTGCTATCAGGACGTTCTAAAGAAGAACTTAAAAAACAGATATTAGAAGGATATTCTATGAGCGTCTTTGATAAAAACTTTATAACTTCTTCTATAGTAGCTGGTATAGCACCAATAGCCGTAGGTATAGCTATGGGGTTAAAACTAAAGAACAGTAAGAATAAAGTATTGTGCTTCTTAGGAGATATGACATCTTTAACAGGTATAGCTACAGAATCCATTAGATTTTCTTGTGGATTTCAATTACCTATCATTTTTATTATAGAAAATAATCATTATAGCGTTAATGCAAATACTTTAAATTCATGGGGATGTGAGAATTGTAAGAATAAATGCGACTTGTTTAATATTTATAAAAAAAATGTAATTATGTACGAGTATAATCGTCAATATCCTCATTCTGGGAGCACAAAATATGTTATGTTCTAATTCTGGTCAATTTAAAAAAGGAATTCATCCTTTGACTGAATTTAAAAAGGGGCAAATACCTTGGAATAAGGGATTAACTAAAGAAACTAATGAAAAAGTTTTGAAAGTCGCAGTATTAAAAATAAAACAACGAGAAGAAAGAAATTGTAGTTGTGGATGCAATAATAAATTTGAGTGTATTGTTACTTCTAAAAAGAGATTTATTAATGGTCATTATACAAAACAAAATCCTCCAATTAAAAATTTACAAAAGGGATGGTTAAGACAAAAAGAGAGGAAAATTCCTTTAGAAATAAGATATTGTATTTGTGGTTGTGGTATTAGTTTTGAATGTAAAGTTAATTCTACAAAAAGATTTATAAGTGGGCATAATAATAGAAATCTTCCATCTAAAAGAAAAATTCCAATTGAAAATAGATTCTGTAATTGTGGATGTGGAATAACTTTTGAATGTAAGATAAATTCTATACAAAAATTTATTTCTGGGCATTCTACCAGGGGTATAAAATTAACAAAAGAACATATACAAAAATTATCTAATTCGCATAAAGGACAAAAATTAAGAGAAATTCATAAAATAGATTGCCCATGTTCATGTTGTAAAGCTATGAGAGGAGAATATACTGGAGAAAATAGTCCACTTTGGAAAGAAAATAAATCTTTTAAAATATATCCATTAGGTTGGAACAAAACTTTTAAAGAACAAATTAGATTTAGAGATGGTTATAAATGCCAAATATGTGGAGTATCAGAAACAGAATGTAAACGTAAACTTTGTATTCATCATATTAATTATGATAAAATGAATATAAATGTAGATAATTTGATAAGTTTGTGTAATAGTTGCCATATAAAAACTAACACTAATAGAGAATATTGGATTGAATATTTTAAAATTTTTAATATTAGATTATTAACAATTTTAGAAAAAAGTGAAATATGACATTTAAACCTTATAGTAATTATCACAGAGCAATAGTCGAAGAGAATATTAAACTAGCAGAAAATCCTAAAGTAATATTTCTTGGGCAACAGGTTGCTAGCGAAGACCACTACTCTACTCTCAAAGACATTTCTTTGAACAGAAGAGTTGAGATGCCTGTAGCAGAGGAGCTTCAACTCTCTCTGAGTTTGGGATTATCTTTAGAGGGATTTTTACCGGTGTCCATATATCAGAGATGTGACTTCTTACCCAGAGCCATGGATGCCATAGTTAATCATCTAAACTGCTTTGAGAAGTTAAGTAGAGGGTTATATAAACCAAAAATAATATTTAGAACCACTATAGGCCTTAAGAAGGCTGGCATACAACACAGTCAAGATTTAACAGAGTTATTGAAAGTAGCTTGCAAGTTCCCTGTATTTAAATTAAATGATGTACAAGAAGTGCATTACGTATATGATTTTGCTAGAAAAACAGATACTTCAATATTAATTATAGAGAGACAGGATCTTTTCTACGATTAAATGAAAATACTATTCGTAATACAACAATTAGATTTTGCTGATCATATAGCAATATCTTATCTATCGGCGGTAGCTAAACAAAGAAAACATAGTACTTATTTTTGTTCTTTGAGAAGTCACGATTTTAGAAAAACGGTAGATACAATTAGACCAGATGTAATAGCTTATTCTGCTAATATAATGGGATTTAAAGAATTGATAGAAGCTAATAAGCAGGCTCAAGACATTCATAAATGCGTAACAATTTTGGGAGGTCCTCAAGCAACTTTCTCTCCAGAAACATATGAAGATAGTGGTATTGATGTATTTTGCAGAGGAGAGGGGGAATTAGTTTTTGAAGAGTTTTTAGATAGATTAGAACAAGATAGAAATTATGATGATGTAGAGAATCTTATTACTCCTAAAGGTATTAATCCAGTAAGAAATCTGATTAGCAACTTAGATGAAATGCCTTTTCCTGACAGAGATTTGGTATTATCTAATTCCTGGTTAAAGAATATTCCGAAGAAAACCTTTTATACTAGTCGTGGATGTTTTTTCCGGTGTAATTATTGTTGCAACGTGCATTATCACGAGCTTTATAAAAATAAAGGTACATTGTTTAGACGATTTTCAGTTGAAAGAATTATTAAAGAAATAGAATATGTGCAAGAAAGATACAAGATGGATTTTGTTAAGATGGGAGATGATTTATTCGCTATGAAAGCTGATGACTGGCTAAAAGAATTTAGTGAAAAATATTCCAAAAGAATAGGAAAACCGTTCAACTGTTATTTGCGGTTTGATAGAGTAGATGACGATATTCTAAAACTACTCAAGAAAGCGGGATGTTACTCTGTTAATTTATCTGTAGACAGTCTCTCTCAACACGTTAGAGAAAAAGTGTTGAATAGAAGTATGAGAGATGTGAATATAGAATATGAACTAAAAAGAATTAAAAGCTATGATATAAACACTTTTGTTAATTTTATGTTAGCTACACCAGAATCTACATTAGAAGACGATTTAAATACTATAGAAGTAAGTAGGAGAGCAAAAGTAACTTATGTAAACTATACTACAACTGAACCTATGAAAGGCACTAAACTTTACGATTACTGTATAGAACATAAATATATAGATAAAGATACATTTGTAGGAGATATGACTCATATGTTTCAGAAGTCTCCTCTAAACTGTTTTAGTGAGAAAGAAAAAAATATTAGATATAATATTTATGCTCTCGGTTGTTTAGTTTCTAAACTATCCGGCTTATCTCGTTACTTTGGTATGTGGATTATAAAGAATATACCAGCAAATAGATTTTTTGGTTTTATTAGACGTTGTGTATACAACTATCATATAGAAAACAAAATATTCTCTTTCCCGAAAGAGACTAAAAAAATAAGAAATGAGATAAAACAAAGAATGGATTCTTTATCCTCAAAATCAACTTTAATTATAGAAAGATAGAATTTATATAATGAAATTAATAATCTAATATCTATTTGTAGAAAATGTCATGCAAAAACTAATGGAAATAGAAAATATTGGATAGAATATTTTAGGAGTAAAAATGAAAAGTTTCTCAATTCTGATAACTACTAGAACTAGAGTAATAATGTTACACAATCTACTGAAGAGTATTTATGAAAGTACTATAAATAAGAATGAAGTAGAAATTAGAGTTATTTATGATAATGACGATGTTATAACAGATAGTTATGTAAAGAACGCTTTTATAAACGAATTTACCATAACCCCGGCGGTTGAGACGTTTTTTCATTGTAGAGAGCGTTCTCCCAATCTAGTAAAAGACTATCATAATTGGTGTTCTGTTAATTTCGCTCAGGGGAAATACATTATATTTTCTAATGATGACGCTTTGTTCGAACTGCACGGATGGGATGACAGAGCTTGGAATAAATTATCTGAATTTGAGAGAATACATCCAGACGGAATACTTTACGGAATGCCGGAAGACTTTGAAAGAGAGCCTCACAGAAACATAAACAATTGGATGGCTTGTTTTCCTCTTCTTTCTAAGAAAGCGATAGATGTATTAGGTTATGCTTTTGACCCCGAATTTGTTAGAGACGGAGCAGATTGGGCGTTAGCCGCCACATATCGAGCTATAAATAGAGTAGTTGATTTGAGAGATTGTATCATTATCAAACATTTGTCCTTTCGATCAGGTAGAAGACCAAAGGACGATTTAGATGTGTATGCTCACAGTTTAGGAATATCAGCTCCAAGAGCAGATAAATACGTAGCAAGAAACGTAGAAAAATTGAGCCAATATATAGATAAGTATCAGGAGTGTAAATTATGAACAAACAATTCTCCTTAATATGCCCAAGTATAAGACCTCAGTATTGGAAAGAGTTTTGTGATTCTTTAAAAGACAATGAACTAAATTGGGAAGTACTATTTATTGGTCCCAAATCTCCAATAGAAGAGTTACCGTCTAACGCTAGATGGATAGAAACCTCTGTAAAGCCAGCTCAGTGTACACATATAGGATTTATGGAAGCTAAGGGAGAGTATGTGTCAATAACAGCGGATGACGCAGTTTATTTTACTCCTGATCACAGGGGAGCTTTAGATAATATGTATAAGTTTATAAAAGACTTCCCAGAAAACACTAATTATAATAAATATAAAATAGCTTATGGTTTTAGAATGTTTGAAGACGCTTTTTGTGCAGAAACATCTTATACACATTATATAGTAGCTAAGGATAGAGAGATGCCACCTGAAAGACGTACTTCTCCTTTATTGTTTCCTTTCTTTGTTATAGCTAACGGTTTATATCAAGAGATGAGTGGTTACGACAATAGATTCATTACTGGACAATGTGAAAACGATTTATTATTTAGAATTAAATCTGCTAGCGGTCATACAGCAAACGCACTGTGTCCCACAGCTATGGTTTGGGCTATACACAATAAGCACAGTAATAGTGGCAGTTTTAGAAAGTATCATCAACAAGATTTTAGTACATTAAGAAATCTTTGGGTAAGTAGAAATCCAGAAGGGAAAGAAACTTTTCTGAGATTTAGAACTGATATTAACGTACAAAAATATGATAATAATGATACTTTATATACTATCAGTCAAGGGGAAAAAGGCGAATGGATTTGAGTAATAAAATATGTGCCATAGTAGCACACGGTAGTAGTCTTTCTGAACTTGAGTCTAGAATAGAAGAGTTTAGAAACTTAAATATAGTTTGGTGTGGTATGAATTACTTTAATCCAAGTGAAGAGATATTAAAGAAGATAAACAAGTCTTTTGATATAGTATTTGACTGTTCTACTGTTAAAAATAATGTAGAATATGAGAGTAGAGTTAGATTACCAAGATTAATAGAGTATCTAAACAGAGAAAACACTACTTATATTACTCTAAAACAAGGTAAAGATAATTTATATGATTTAAGAAATAGAATAGGAAGCGACTTTAATGAGAAATATAAAAATAAAATTATTTACGGAGAAAATCTTGGATTTGATTGCAACCAATTTTGTGTTAGTTTACATTTATATATTGCTTGCTTGCTCAAACTTAATGCGAAAACAATCATATTGTTTGGTGCTGACGGTGGTGGTATTTATGATAATTCAGTATCTTCTTATTACAAACCGGAACTAATATTAGAAGATAAAAAATTAGCTGATAATGTGTCTTACAATATGACTGGAGATACAAATAACATCAATAGTTCCTTTAATCCCATTATGCGTTCTATATTTGGATATATACCGAGTATAATTAATTGTTCTGACGTATCTACATATAATGTATTTCGTAAATTAACATATAATCAAACTATAGAGGAGATTAAAAATGATTCCAAAATTTAAGAAACCTGGAGAGAAAGTAATCATTACTTGTCCCGCTTGCGATGGAACTGGTAAGAACGTGACAAATGAAGAAGAGAACTGTCCTGACTGTAAAGGTACTGGAAAAATGGAAGGTGTTGTCTCCGTCAGATGAAAATTCTCTTATCTGTGCTAAATAATTCGAACTATATTCACTCATTCCCTCTAGGAGTAGCTTACCTTGCTAGTGTTCTAAGAGAAGCGGGTAATGAGATAGTGATTTATAATCAAGACGTTAATCACTATCCAAACGAGCATATAACCGAATATTTAGATAACAATCATTTTGATATAGTAGCTGTTGGGAGCATAGCTGGTTATTATACTTATAAAACATTATTATCGTTTAGTAAAGCTGTTAACGCTTCCATTAACAGAAAAAAGTTTAAGTATATTATCGGTGGTCATATGCCGTCAGCAGATCCTGAATATTTTCTTAGAAAGACTGAGGCTGACGTTTGCATAAAGGGAGAAGGAGAGTTAACTTTTCAAAATTTAACAAATGATAGAATACAAGAAGGAAAGTTAGTAGAAAATCTAGATGATTTACCGTTTCCAGCTTATGATATGTTTCCTATTTCATATTATCGTCTACAAAGATTTCCTAACATAAGTAACAATGAATTTTCAATGTCTATGCTTACTGGAAGAGGATGTTGGGGAAGATGTACATTTTGCTACAGAAATGTTCCTGGAGTAAGATTAAGAAGTGTTAAAAAAATAGTTTCTGAAATTAAATTTCTTAAAGACAAATATAATATAACTTATATAGATTTTGCAGATGATTTAACATTCACTTCTAAACAACGTACGGTAGAATTAGCGGAAGCTTTAATTCCTTTAAATATTAAATGGCGATGTGAAGGTAGATTAAACTATACAGATTCAGAAATACTAAAATTGCTTAAGAAAGCAGGATGTATATTTATTAATTACGGTATAGAGAGTTTAGATGACAAAGTTCTAACTAACATAAAAAAAGATTTAACAGTATCTCAGATTATTAATGGTGTAGAAGCTACTTTAAAAGAAGGAATTAGTCCAGGTCTTAACATAATGTTTGGAAACATAGGAGATAATAAAGAAACTCTCAAGAAAGCAATAGAGTTTTTAATTAAATATGATGATGGGGCTCAGTTAAGAACTATATCACCAGTACAACCTTATCCGGGGTCAGAGTTATTTGAAACAGCAAAAGAAAAGAATTTAGTTAAAGATACTGCGAATTTTTATGAGAAAAAACTTAAAAACAGTGACTTATTAAGTATAAATTTTACAGAGTTAACTGACGAAGAATTTTATAAAGCTTTATATAGTGCTAACTTTCAGTTGTTATGTAACTACTATAAGAATAAAATATACTCAGCAGAGAAACAACTAAAGAGACTTTATATAGAGAAAGACTTAACGTGGAGAGGCTTTCGTCATAATTAAATGGAGAAAAAAATGCATTGTAGTATTTGTGGAGAAGACTTGTTTAAATCAAGAACGATAGCAAGAAAAGATGAGATTAGATTTAAGTGTTATAATACTAGAAGAAAGATAGTGGAGTGTAAGAACTGTAAAACAGTACAGTTAATACCTCAATGGAGTGATAAAGAACTGGAGAAGATATATAAAAATTATAATCAGCAGAAAGATTTCTCAAATCAGAAAACTCCTTCTGATCGTATTAGCAAATATATAAAAAGATATATTAACAGAAATTACTCTATATTAGAAGTAGGTTGTGGTTCTGGGAGTAATGTTAGATATTTGACTAAACATAAATATCATATTGTTGGCATAGATAAAGACTTCTCAGTAACTGATGAGAAAGCTAAAATTTACTGTAATGATATTTTTGATAAAGAGTTAGACAACGCTAAATATGATTTTATTTATGGACTACATATTTTAGAACATATGAAAGATCCGATTAAGTTTATAAGTAGATTGAAAGATTTACTAAAAGATAACGGAACTATATTACTGGAATTTCCTAATCTAGAAGATCCTTTATTGACTATATATAAGATTAAAGAGTTTGAGAAGTTTTATTATAGACCAGATCATCATTTCTTCTATACTATAGAAACCGTAAGTGGTTTATTATATAGAAATAAGATAATTAACTGTACCGTAGAAAGAAAACAGAATTACGGAATAGTTAATCATTTAAACTGGCTAATTAGAAAGAAACCAACAAATCTAAAGATAAATATACCAATTCTTGATAATCTATATAAATGGTACTTGTGTAGAATATTAAAGAAATCAGATACTATAGTTTTGACTATTAAAAAGGAGAAATAATGAAGACATTAATCGTCGCTGAAGCCGGGATTAATCATCTTGGAAATATAGAATTGTGTAAAAAATTGATTGACGGTGCAGTGTTCGCTGGTGCGGATGTATTTAAACTACAAAAGAGAAATGTAAATTCTACATACACCAAAGAAGAGTTAGATAAATATAGAGAGTCTCCTTTTGGATTATCAAATAGGGATTTGAAGGAGCAGTTAGAATTTAATGAAGAAGAATATGATATTATAAAGAAATATTGTGATTTACAGAAGATAGATTTGATGGTATCTTCTTGGGATTTATCAAGTTTAGAATTTATGAAGAAATACGACTGTAAATATAATAAAGTAGCCTCAGCTAGATTGGGTCATGAAGAATTATTAAGAGAAATAGCTAAAGAAGGGAAATATACTTTCATTTCTACCGGTATGTCTACGATACAAGAGATTGATTATGCTATTAATATTTTTAAAGAATATGACTGTAGTTATGAACTGATGTCTTGTAACAGTACCTATCCCTGTCCCGATGAAGATTTGAACTTACTAACTATAAATACTCTGAAAGACACTTTCAATTGTAAAGTGGGGTTTAGTAGTCATTCTCCCGGTATTATTCCTCCCGTATTAGCTGTTGTTTTGGGAGCAAGTTCTATAGAAGCCCACATAACTTTAGATAGGACAATGTATGGGAGTGACCAAGCATCTTCAATAGAAATTAATGGATTTAAAAAAATGGTCGATTATATTAAAGACGCTGAAAAGCAACTGGGAGACGGTAGAAAGGTTATAACGCCTTCGGAAATGAAGATTAGAGAAAAACTTTGGAGAACTAAAGATGTACAATAGAATTGTAATTTGCGGAGCTCGTTCAGGTAGTCAAAGAGTAAAGAACAAGAATATTAAAAATCTTGGGAAACATAAACTAATAGAATATACTCTACGAGTAGCGAGAATGCTTAGTTTGCCAGTATATGTTTCTTCAGACTCAGACGAGATACTGAAAGCTGTTAGCGATTTTTCTGATAGTTTAGTACGCTCCACTTTTATAAATATCAAGAGGCCGATAGAGTTAGCTTCAAATATTTCAACTGATTTAGATTGGATCAAACATCTCTTAGATGAATATTACATAACAAAAAGAGAATATCCAGATCAATTGATATTTTTAAGACCTACTACTCCTTTTAGAGACGCTAACATAGTAAGAAAAGCTATGAAAAAGTTTGACAGTACTAAATATTCTTCTTTAAGAAGCGTAGAAGAGATGAAGGAAAGTATATATAAAACATATTCTATTAAGAACTGCTATCTAGAGCCGTTTAATAAAGAATTAAGTAACTTGCCAAATCAACAAGTTCCTACGTCTTATAGTGCTAATGGTTATGTTGATATATTAGTTACCAAACAAATACTGGAAAACAACGAGTTGTATGGTAACTCTATAATGCCTTTTGTAACAGAAAGAACAATGGAGATAGACGATGAATTTGATTTTAAACTAGCGAAAGGATTAATGAAATGAAATATGCTAAGATAGTTACACAACTGCCTCATTTTAAAGATTTAGAACTTTTAAAAAATTTAAATAAATATGAAGCACATAGTATGCAAGGACAGATACCTGTAGTTTGGGATAAAGCTAAAGATTTTTTAGTTTGGGATAGACACGGTAACCAATTTATTGATTTTACAAGTGGCATATGTGTAGCAAACTGTGGGCACGGTAACAGAGATGTTATGAATGCTATCAGAAAGAAGATTAATAGACCGTTAGCTCACTCATATACTTTTGGAACAGAAGTGCGGTATAACTTTATAAAAGAACTAATAGAAACTTGCTATCCTAAAGGCAAAGCTTTCTTGGTAAGTGCAGGCACAGAAGCCACAGAAGTTGCTGTTAAATTAATGAAAAGTTATGGATTAAAAAAAGGAAGAAATGTTATTTATTCTGTTAAAGGAGCTATGCACGGAAGAACAATGTTAGCTGAAAGATTAAAAGGAGAAACTAAAGAAAACAGCTGGGCTTTTAATACGAATGAAGAATATAAAGATGTTGGATATATAAATCCTTTTCAAGAAAATATAGAAAGTTTTATTAATATATTTGACAATGGTAAATCTAGAGGTGTTGCTGGTATTATAATAGAAAGTTATCAAGGATGGTCTGCTAAGTTTTATCCTAAACAATATATACAATATTTAGTTAAATGGGCTAAAAATAATGATATATTAGTATGCTTTGATGAGATACAGGGGGGGTTTGGTAGAACAGGCAAGATGTTTGCTTATGAACACTATGATATAGATAGACCTGATTTAATCTGTCTAGGAAAAGGTATTAGCTCTAGTGTTTCTCTGTCTGGAGTTATAGGAAGAAAAGATATAATTGACTGTGTAGACGTAGGTAGTATGTCTTCTACACATTCAGCTAATCCTATTGCTTGTTCGGCAGGGCTAGCTAATCTTAAGTATTTAAAAAAACACAAGTTAGTAGAACGTTCTGCTAAACTAGGATATTCTATGATTAACTTTCTTACGGATTATTTAGGATTGAAAGTTGAAGGAAATGGTTTATTATGTGCTATACACACTGAGAATGAAAAAGAAGCAGATAGAATAGTTATGAAATGTTTTAAGAAAGGTCTTTTATTGATTAGAACACATAAAAATAGCGTCAAAATAGCTCCGCCGTTGACGATTACAGACGAAGCTCTCACGGAAGGATTAGAAATTATAGCTTCAGTAGTGAAAGAGAAATAAATATGCCTAAAAATATACGTCATAGTGCTATCTGTGTAAACAATTTAGAAAAAGCCAACTTCTTCTATCAGAAACTATTGGGGTTGAAATACGACAGTACTGGCAGAGAAGAGGGAGATTATATAGAGTCTCTTTTAGGGTTAAAGGTTTTAACTTGGGTAAAATTAAGAACTGACAACGGAGACATGTTAGAACTATATTGGATGCCTAATAACTCTACAGAGTCTTTCAATCACATAGCTTTTACTGTAGACAATGTGCAGTATATAAGAAATAAGTTAGTTGAATATGAGATTGTTTGTTCTCCTATAAAAACAGATAAGACTAAAACACACAAAGTAATGTTTTGTAAAGATTACGATAAAAACATGTGTGAAATAGTGGAGGAATTAAATGAGTCGAAGCAGAAAAAAGACCCCGATAGTTGGATTTACAACAGCAAAAAGCGAAAAGTTAGACAAAAGAATATTAAACAGAATACTAAGACACAAAGTGAAAAGTAGTATGAAAACTAAAGATTTAACAGAACTTGAAGAGTTCTTAGAACCTAAGAAAGACGAAATAATGAACGTTTGGAATATGCAAAAAGACGGTAAACAAAGAGTTTCTAAGAATAGCGAATACTACAAGAAAGCGATAAGAAAATGAGTAATCTAAATGGATTAAGTGTAGTGAATATAGAAATCAGTTCTGAATGTAATAAAAGCTGTTGGATGTGCGGTCGTAGACGTTTAGAAAAAGAGCATCCTGAACTTTGTAATTTTGGATATATGGATTTCGAATTGTTGGAGAAAATAACTATACAAATCCCTAAAGAAATCATTATTCAATTTCATAGTAATGGAGAACCGTTACTCTATCCTAGATTCTCAGATGCTTTGAAGTTATTTCCAAATAATATAAAATGTTTAAATACTAATGGTAAACTATTAGCAAGAACAGAAATTAGAGAAGCTATAAAAGAAAATTTAAATACGTTAACTATTTCAGTGATAGAAAATGATCCTGAAGGAGATAAACAACTTACAACAGTTTTTGAATTTTTAATGAATAAAGATTTCCAAAAATCTCCACTTGTTATATTTAGATTATTGGGTAATGTAGAAAACAAGGAAAAGTGGGAAACATTAGCAAAAGTTCACAATTGTATTATAGCTACAAGAATACTTCATAAACCCGAAGGAAGTTTTGGTTACACTAAGAAAGTAACAATCCCAGAAGTTGGTTTTTGTCAAGATTTATATACACATTTAGTTATAGATAGATTCGGTGATATATTTCCTTGTGTAAGATTTGATCCAACTAAAATAAATAAACTCGGTAATATTAAAGATATGACATTAGAAGAAGCTTGGAATAGTAATAAAAGATTAGATTTACTCAAAGAACACATAAAAGGAAACAGAAATTCTAGTGTTTTGTGTTCAAAATGTGACTTTTACGGTTGCTCAACTAGTTCATAAGAAGCGTTTTAAGACACGATCTACATATAGAAGTAGATATATACGCTTTTTAATTTTAGAGCTCAGATCGTTGAATTTTGAAGAGCCAAAACTCAAAAAACAGCTATATTTTAACAAACAAGGAGATTTGAATGAAAGCTAAAAAGAGTAACTCGAAATACACCAGTGCTATAAGAATAAGAAACAAGACTAGAAAACTCGAAAAAAGACTTAAAAACATCAAGAAAGAAGAGAGTATAGAGCACATTAAAAGAGATTGTAAAATAGATAGAGTAAAAGAGGGATATAAAAAGGAAGAATTTAAGTTTAAGACTAAATCGAGGAGAGATAAATGAGTGACATACGGATCTCAATTTGTGCGAGTGCTCTGAGGCCAAAACAATGGGAAGCTACATATAACTCTTTAAAACAGAATGATTTGAAGTGGGAGTTAATATATGTAGGTCCCAATCCTCCTTTAGTACAGTTACCGAATAACTTTAAGTATATTTCCTCAAAAACTAAGCCTAGCCAGTGCTATCAAATAGCTTTTAACGAAGCTAAAGGAGAGCTCATAAATTGGAGTGCCGATGACGCCATTTACCCTCCCAACGCTTTGGATAGAGTATATGAGTTCTTTAAGATGTTTAATAATAGAAAACTAGTAGTAGCTTTTAGAACTGTAGAAGACGGTAGAGACATAACTGAGTTTCATAGACTTAGAGGTAAAGATCCCAATGCTCCTAGAATGGCTCCTTTTGGAGTAATGAATAGAGAGTTTTTTAATGAGCTTGGAGGATATGACAGAAGATTTATATGTGGTCAATCTGAGAACGATGTAGTTATGAGAGCATATGAAGCAGGAGGACAGTTAGAAATAGCACCCGTACCTGTAATAGTCAATCATAAAGAAGCTCACACTGATACTGTATTTAGAAGTGGATTCTATAAGGAAGATAGAAAAATATTAGAAGGAAGTTGGATAAAAGAAGGAATAATTCAAAATAAGAGATTAGATAATTTTGAACCATTTTCTAAAGAAAATATATTAACCGAAACACAGTCGCAAAGAGGAGTTTGGTAATAAAATGATATTTGAACAAGGAAATATAAAAATAGATAATTGTATAGTAAGTGCATTTGTTTCGGAAAACAGCCCCTATGAACTAATACTTTCCACACAACTGCTACCTAGCTTAGATAAGTTGGGATTGAAGTATCACATAGAAGTAGTTGAGAATAGAGGTTCTTGGATAAAGAATGTAGCTCAGAAACCACTTTCTATATTAAGAACTATGGAAAAGTTCCCTTCCTATAATATAATCGTCTTGGACGCCGATTCGGAAGTTCTCTCCTATCCCAAATTGTTTAACGAAATTCCAGAAGATGTAGATATAGCTTTCCATACACTAAATTGGGACTTTTGGTATAAAAACAACTCTCATATAATGGAAGTACTTAGTGGGACTATGTTTATACGCAATAGTGAAAAGATGAGAGATTTTGTAAGAGAGTGGTATGTTCGTGCAGAAACGGCACAAGAGTGGGAGCAGAAGGTTTTAGCAAAGTTATTAGAGGAGAGAAAAGAATCTATTAAAATCTTTCCTCTTCCTCTAAATTACTGTTGGATCTCATCTCTCCCAGACGGGAAAGAACCTTATATTAAATGTGATAATATTGTAATAAAACATAACGCCGCCTCTAGAAAATATAAGAGATTAATAAAATGAGAATAAAAACTAAATGTAAACTATGTAAAAAAAGAAAATAACTAAGTAATTATACCAAATACATCTATCGCTTGAGCTATTTCAAAATTATCTAAATAAATTGTATTCGCCGCATCCGCATTTGTCGGCGTAATCGTAAAAGTATCAATAGCATTTTTATCGCTATCCGCTACTGCTGATAAATCCCAGGTCTTTGTTTCGTAGGTATCTGCTGTGATTATGGTGGGAGTAATTTCAGTAGTTGTTCCGCCTGTGTCGTGCAATCCTAATTTAACATTAGTCCCTGTCCTACTTGCCCGCATATCTAATTTGAGAGTGTTTACTCCTGACAGGTCTTGATTGCTTGAGAATGTTTTGATCAAGGTCTTATTTAGGCTGTACGTCTGCGTCGCCTGTATCTTTAACGCATAACTTCCTTGAGTTTTGATTGTGGATTCGGAAAAAGAGCCTAAATAACTTTGTGAAGAAGTTAGATAACGAATGATTACAATACCAGAACCACCTGCACCACCATTACCCATAAATCCACCATAATTAGCCTGCCCACTTCCACCACCGCCTCCTCCAGTATTGACACCTCCAGCACCACCATTGGCACTTGTATCACCATTAAAACCGTTTGCACTACCTCCAGTTCCACCTGTTCCAGCACCACCCGCATTGGCACTTCCACCGCCACCGCCTCCTCCAGTTCCACCATTTCCTGCTACCACGGCACTTGACCAAACACCACCTCCACCACCACCTGAATAATAATAACTTGTTCCCGAAATATCATTCAAATGACCTGCACCACCTGTTGGTTTTGTCCCAGTAATACCTGTTCCAGCACCACCCGCACCACCACCGCCACCACCAATTCTCTCATCTTCGCCGCCAACATTACCCATACCACCATTATAAGCATAACCAGTAGCAGAACCAAAATCGTTAGTAACAGATTGAACGCCGCTCCCTCCAGGTGGAGTTCCACTTTCACCTCGTCCACCTCCACCACCACCTCCATTGGTTGCGGAATGACCTGTGTAAGCACCACCACCACCACCACCTGAAGCAGTTTCTGTTTTTGAATCACCAGAAAATACAGAATCTGAACCATTTTGTCCCGTAGCGTCAGTCCCAGCAGTATTAGTAGGGGCACCATTCCCAACAGTTACTGTATATGCGGTAGCAGTTAAAGTAGCAACTGGAATATGGATAACTCCCCCTCCACCCCCTCCTCCACCATGTCTATTTCCACCAGCACCGCCACCAGCTACAATGAGAATTTCTGCGTTTCCAGAGTTAAAAGGCGTGAAAGTTCCGCTGGAAGTAAATGTATGGACAGTATAATTTCCGTCGGTAGTTATTGTTCCACCCGTAGCCCCAGAAGTAGCATTCGTTACATACGCCGTCTGTGCAAGTTCTGGAGTGCTATACTCCATATTATCCACCTCAAGTGTTGCCATTGTATATTCTCCTCAATGATTTATGATGCGATTCGCAATAAGTTTTTCCATTATTTATATCCCAGAAAGGTTTATAATTAACAGCTAATCGTAATAATATCTCGGTATCATCAATTGGACTAAATTGATTATATTCTTGTAAAAACTCTATAACTAATTCCGTAAATGATTTTATATGATGAACTTCTAAATTCTCTTTGGTAGCACACTCTTGACACTTAAACCAATCCCTTTTTAAACAATCCATCCGCCATACAGCATATTCTTCTAATTGTCTAAACCGATGAACAAATCTTTCTGTGGGAGAAAGTTTATAAATAGTTTGTGCTTTAACATAACATTTACGACTACAATATTTTCCCCTATCTCTCTCACTATGACACTTTCTAATCTTAAAACTATTACTACATTCTTGGCATTGATATTCCAACCAAACAGATGTTCCCTTATTATGGGGAATCTGTCCTTTTAATCTACCTTTAATAGCTCCACCATAAGGTTTATGACCTTTCTGAAATCCACTTGCATTGGCGTCGGAGGAGTATTCCATTTTATCTATTTCTAAAGTAGCCATTTATATTTCTCCTTAAAGTATTTTCATTGTATAATCGAACGTAACAATTACTCTCGTAACGGAACCAGTAACGGTTGTTGTTTTCCATCCTAAATAATTACCAGCAACTATTAATCCACCGGAACTACCACTGTCATCTATTGTACCATCGTCATCAACGTTTTGACCAGCTAAACCAATAATACTGGATGTATCTATTGAAGAACCATTTAAACCATTAGAATCATATTGCCACAATCTTCCTTCAATACTAGTTCCTCCTATACATAACACGTGTATATGAGTTATTGTTATAGACTCTGGCACTCTCCATATTGGACTGTCCGCAGATGCTGTTGGATAAGTAATAACAAAAGATTTAGAATAAATAGGTAAAATATTTCTCCAAGTAGCGTCTGCGCTATCCCAAGTCAGAACTTGACCAGTAACTAAACCGGAAGCTACAGATACATCAGTTAATTCATCTAGAGAAGAAGCACCTCCAGTAGAGTCTTGAAAAGTTGGTGCTGAACCAACCCCATTACTTGTTAATACTTGACCACTAGTTCCAATAGCTATTTGACTAAAAGAAGTTGTGGTATCAGCATAAGGAATTAAATATTGAGTCCAAGAAGATTTACCAGTTCCTCCATCTACAACAGCAACATCACCACCTATAGCAGTGGAAAGCCCAGCAGAATTAACTAAAGATGATTGAAATCCAGTATGTCCAGAGGAAGCATAATCAAGTTCTGTTAACAAAGGATGACTTGTTACTCCAGCGGGAGAAGTCATATTTCTCCATATAGAGTCTCCAGAGTCCCACGTCAACACTTGTCCATTAGTTAAACCAGAACTTACCATTACGTCTGATAGACTATCTAAAGTAGTTACTCCGCTAGTTGCGTTTATAGTGAAGTTTGGATAAGTTCCAGTTATTGTTATATTTGATCCTTCAGTTAAAACAACAGTTTGATCATATTTATTTGTAGCACCCTGAGATAAATCATCTGTATCTAAACCAGATAAATCAGTTAAATAACTACCTGTCGGTTGAAAACCTGTATGACCCGATGAAGCGTAGTCTAAATTTGATAAGAGAGCGTGATTAGTTACTCCAGCCACTGGAGTTATATTACGCCACATTGAATCTCCAGAATCCCAAGTAAGTATTTGACCGTCAATTAATCCACTAGATACCATAACATCAGATAAATTATCTAAAGTATGAGTATGTGCGGAAATAGAGTAAGTATTAGTGTCAACTGAAAGAGTTCCATCTTCTCCAGAAGTTTTTACAAATCCATTTGAAGTTAAACTTCCTAATTTTACATTTGAAATAGCATAACCACCAACACTAATATTGCCACTTAAAGCTCTTGTTCCGTCAACTAATAAATATTGAGTGTGATCGTCATCAGCAAGACCAGAAAGATTACCATGATCAGTTACTACGCTCGCTGAAAATGTAGTAGTAAAAGCTGTCTGAGTTGCTACAGGAGCATCTACTGATTGTTTTATAATTATTCTTCCCAATAAAATACCTACATTACTGATATGAGTAGGAAGATTTGAGGGAGCGGAGGTTGCTTCAGCAGACGCAGGAGTATTATATTGTGCTTGTGGATAAATAATAGCTACTTTTGGAGTATTTGCATCAAGTTCCACATATACCCAAACGTTACAGTATTTGTTAGCATCAATAGTTTGCAAAGTTGTCTGAGACACATCATTCCACTGAGTAACTGAATATTGACTAACATCAGAACTCTGCCAACCCGTTCCCGACTTATACCAATAAGCTTCTACGGTTCCAGAAACAGAAGTATCTATTCCACTAAAATTAAATTCATTTAATGCACTCCAAACTGTTCCCGCTGTTACTGAAATATTTCTTGTTCCAGTAACAGATAGCGTTAATCCTCCTAATGATTCATCTCTTCGAAGTAATCCAAAACTACGTATAACTTCTATAGTATTTGTCATTCCATCAGTTACCCACCAAGGAGAATTATAAACATACAATTTATCAGACCCGTTAATATTTTCATTAATAACTCTACCCAGAGGAAATTCACTGTCTAAATTCCAGTTGAAACTACTTCTTACGACTACTTGAGGAGTTCCTAAATTATATTCTACACCGATATAACGAGTAGAGAAGGAAGGTATTTGAATATTTGACGGAGACGGCCAATCAAAGAATAAAATATTTGTATTATCATCATCAGTGGCTTTAATAAATCCCGTTCCTGTAGTAACTGCTACATAACCACTTCCAGCGTCACTTATAACTCCTCCTGTCTTTCTACCTGCTGATCCAAATGAGTTAGCAAAATCTTTTATGGTAGAATACGTTGAAGTTCCTAAAGACATCCCGGATATTTTAATGTCTGAAAATATAGGAGTACCGATAACTGTTTGAACGGTAGATTGATCTAATAATAAAACTTCTTGATTTCTCCATATGGAATCTCCAGAATCCCATACTAACCCTTGTCCGTAAGCTAATCCAGAATCAACTCTTACGTCGCTCAAATTATCTAAAGATGTTATTTCTATAGCTAAATTACTATTAACCCAATTAGAACCATTCCAAGCAAGTACCTGATTAGTAGTTTGTCCTGATATTTGTACATCAGTTAAATTAGTAATAGAGTGTGTATGACTAGTTAAAGAATAAGCATTTGTATCTAAAGTAAAAGTATCTGCTCCAGTATATTTTACAAAGGCCGTTGCTGTATAAGTTAATCCCGCAAGAGATGTTAAACCAGAATCGAGATTCTGTTTACCGGCTAACAAAGAAGTTATCTCTGCTTCTGTATAATATCTTGCGTCATGATCTGAATTAGTCCCACCGATGTCTGGCATATCTGATAAACCAGAATGTGTCATAGTCTCTGATATAGTAGCATTTCTCCAAACTTGATCTCCAGAGTCCCAAGTTAGTACTTCTCCGTTAGTTAAACCACTATCAACAGCTACGTTATTTAAATCATCTAAATTTAAAGTTTTGTTAGTCCAAACAGCATCTCCTGCGTCCCAAACTAAAAACTGCCAATCTATTAATCCTGAATTTACTACAACATCACTTAAATCATCAAGATTAGTTATTAAATCAGTTTGTACATAAGTAGAATCTTCATAATCCGCTAAAAATTCGTGATTGTGTATAAAATAATTCTGTTTATTTACAGATGTACTAGAAGAAGTTATATAATAGTTTCCTTCATAAGCAGACTGACCGGCATTTCTTATAGTTACATATATAGAAGAACCATAACTACACCACGCCCAATCTTCATTTAAAATCTCTTCGCTAGACATTTTCAATAAAGAAATAACCGAATTAGCTGGAGTAATTATATAAGACGTAGCTGTAGTTACCGGTGTTGTTGACGTTGAAATACGAACCCAGTAAGCGGAAGCACTATTAATAGTAGTTATAGCCCAATTAGAAGGAATAGTCCAATAAATTCTTCCATCGCTTTCAAAATTAGAAGTATCGTCAGTATAAGTTGCTCCCGATATATCTAAACTAGTCCAAACACTTCCATTATAATACTCACATTCAAGAGTGTAGTTAGAACCTCTAGTATCAAACTCAAAAGAAATACCTGCAAAAGTTGAAGAAAGACCCATATATAAATAATCACTTGTATCATTCATTAGACTAAAACTAGTTCCATCTTCAGTACCAGCTTCAGTTGTATTATTTATAAATAAAGACCCGGCATCTAAATAGACATAAGTAAAAGTAGTATCTGATTCAGAATTTGCTTCTCCTCTATTTTCTAACACTACGTCATCTAAATATAATTCATTAACTGAATTGTATTTATAGTTAGTAGGAGAATATTTCCATAAAGAGTAACCACTTTCTGAGTGTAGATGAGTCCAACCAGTATAAGTACTTAAAGTATGTCCTAAAGATTGATTTCTCAGATATTTTCTATCTAAACCAAAATCTGTAGTTAACTGAGAAACATCATTCTCCGAAAATTTAGCTTGCTGAACTAAACCGAATATTTCTAGTATTTGTTCAGACAATGTAGATATTTTAGTTGTTACTGGTAGATTGTCATTCACACGAGATACACTCATTTTATTTTCCTCTTACTTTATTTATATTTTTAACTTCCTAATGATATCCAATAAACTGCCATTACACCAACACCAGAATTTACAACTTTCCAATAATCGTTCTTTTTTACAGGACAGAAAATATTACCATATATTTCGGTAGTTCCGCTATTTGTATATATTTGTCCTTTTAATGAAGTTGGATCACTACTCCCATCTGTATAGAAATAAGCATAAGTTCCAGAAGCACTAGCACGACCAAGTACAATAATAAATCCATCAGTAGTTGCTTGTTGTGCTCCATAAGAAGAAGTTTTATCCACCCAAGATCCTAGTTGAGCTATTGGTATCTTACTATTTGAATCTAAAAAAACGGGACCACTAGCTGTATTATTAGCTATAGTTGTAGCTAATCCTCCATTTGCTCTTGGTAAGATACCTGTAATGTCATTAGTAGTTAAATCTATTTGTGACAATACAATATTAGAACCATTTCCTTTTAAGACTCTATTGGCGGTTACTCCTCCAGCCAAAGCATTTAAAGCATCTTGTAATGTAGAAACTCCAGTACCTCCATTAAGAACAGGTAAGATACTAGTTATTCCAGTAGTTAGATTAATTAATCCTCCCTCAGCATTAGAAGTATGATTATGCACAGCATCTGACCAACAACTATCCCAATCTAATTGTGCTCCATCATCACTAGAACCATCATGTGTATGTGTTCTGTAAGCTCCAGAAGCGTGTTTTAAAAAATAATCTATAGATGTAACTACAGCAGAACTATCTATACCGATCTTATCTTCTAAGTATCTAACCTCGGCACTTAAAACGTTAGGATGAGTTGCTAAAACATCGTCGACATTATCAACCAACGTGTAAATTGTTAATAAATTCTGTGGATATGACATTTTATTCTCCGATTAAATATTTAAATTTGTTTGACAAACTTAATATTTCTTTTATATATTTTTCTTCTTTTATTTGCATCAATCTATTATCAATTGTGTTCCCTATTATTATTATATTATTTAAAGTAGCTTTTGTTTCATCAACATCTGAACATATTAATATTTCTATTCTATAAAAGATATGAGTTATAGTTTTTTCTAATTTATTTTTACAAAAAGAGCAACAACCTGTATTCCAAGTCCAATTCATTTTAAAATTTATGTGTTCTAAAATTTCTTTTATTATAAATACTTTATCACTAAATGTAAATTTTCTAGTATCTTCTAATTTTGTTTTCATATTTTCTTTATGATACTGTAAATGAATAAGCTCCTATATCCATTTCTCTGTCTTGCATAATAAAAGCTACTTTATAATAAGGTGGATAATTAGCTTGAGATGAACAGTTATCTATTGTAACAGTTGTTGATTGATTAGTAGCAGTAGTTAATGCGTCAGAAACTGTATGTGAGTGATTGTGTCTCATAGCAGGTGTACCGTTATTCGCATATTGATTATTTACTACTTCATCACCACTATTATTAGCTAATATTGTATGACTATGTGAATTTTGTATATGAGTGTGAGAGCTGGCAGTATGATTATGAATCGATGAACCGCCAATATTTAATAATTCACTAGAGTCATTTGCTCCTTTTATAAAATAATTTCTTAAATCTGGAGTTTCATTTTCTCCATTACATAAAACATAACCCAATGGAATATTTGCAATACTTCCCGTCCAAATTAATATTGAATATTTTGGTCTATTACTAATACCTGTATTTAATATAATTAAAAGTTTTTTAAAATTAGGTTGACCATCTTCAGAACTTATCTCAGAATTATCATTTTGATTAATAGTTGAATATAAATTAACAGTTAAACTATGTATATGCCCAGCCGGGGCTGTCCAATAAGTTGGACTAGCTGGATAATAAGGTTGATGAACAATAGTTGAGGTTGTATTTGTATTCCCACTGTGATTATGCTCATCTTGTATATGAGTGTGTGTTGTTGTATGTGAGTGTGTGTTAGAACCTCCCGTATCTCCGGGATTTTCTTCTGAGTTTATAAATTTTAAGAAACAATTTCTTAAATCCGGAGTATCTTCAGTCCCATTACAAATAGACCAACCATATGGTAAAGTAGATTGCCCCCAAAATACTATAGAATTGTTAGGATATTTACTTCCATTAATAGAAACGTCTATTATAGGAGCAACTTTATAATGACGTGGGTTGTTACTTGTCGAATCTACAATATTACTCGTCACTTGATTTGTAGCTATTGCTGAAGACGTAGTAAAAGAATGATAATGAGGACTTCCAGCATATTGTCCATAGTATATAAGAATACCGCTACGACCATCATCAGCAGTTGTATTTGTATTCCCACTATGACTGTGTGCATCTTGTGTATGAGTATGCTCAGGAGAAGTATGTGTATGTGTTTCTGAACCTCCAGTTGTTCCCGGTTCTTCACCATCTCCAACTGATAAAAGATACTTTCCCAGTAAATTAGGTGTAGAATTATTACCGTCGCATAATAACCAATCGCTTGGTATTGATGCAATAGTTCCTATCCAGTTTATAATTATACCTTTCATTTATTCCTTAGTTCTATAAGTAATTGTGGTATCCAAGCTATTGCACATCTACCTTCGGGAGTATTCTTTGTTTCTCCATTTTCTAATTTAACACTGTTATTTAAAATAACCCATTGAGGACATTTTTCTTTTAAACAATTATAAATACAATCTTTCTTTTCCCAAAACATCGCTACTCCTTTTGTTATGAAGCTTCTATTTTTATTCTTACTGTTAATTTCGCTCCCGTTATTGTACTACCTACCGCATCTATATCTATAGTTAAATAATCTCCATCTACTAAAGATGTTGTATCAAATGTACTCTTTGTACCAACATATTCAGTTGCTGCTATTGAAACTCTATTAGCCTGCGTAGTCCAAATTGTGCTACCATTCTTATTTATATCTAATATTATTGAAGCTCCAGTGGGAGCAGTGTTAACTGAAGCGTGTACTTCTTTTATTGTACCCGCAAAGTTTACATATATTCTTCCTATCTTGTCTGTATTAACAACTAAAGCCTCTTCAGGCACAACAAAGTAAATATATTTGATCATTTTTGTTAGTAAACTACCATCAACAGCAGGTATTTGTGCTGAGCTATTTAACTGTAATATTTTACTAGCCGTTGTTCCTACATCTATATTTGCAACGGGAATAATTCCCGCTTCACTTGGTATACTAGCTAAATTTACAAAATTTTCTCCACTGGATATATTAGTAAATGTTCCTGGAGTTCCACCACTTGTACACATTCTTAAATCACCATCAACACAGATGATGTCGCCAACAGTATGTGTTCCGGCAATAGGATCACTTGCTCTATTATACAAATGAATATCAGCTACATCTTGAGAAGAAACTATTGATAGAGGAGGAAAGTTAGGATTAAATAAAAAAGCAACAACACCGCTACCATAATGAGTTCCATCACCATATTTAAATCCATAACTACCTGACTCTGAAGAACCATACTTTCCTGAAGTAGAAGCTACTTGATAATAAAATCCTTCATCATCTAATCTTATTTTAGGAAATGACTCTCTATTCTCAATAATAGTACCACGAATAGTGGCTCCTTCTATTAATCCTCCCAGCAATTTAGTGGAATTAATAACAGTGTCACCTATTTTACCAGAACTAGCTTCAATTTCTCCCTTTATCTTAATAGTACCATCTATTAAAGCTTTTAAATTAGCTTCAGTTAAAGATTGATTAGCTTCACAACCATATAACCCAGTATTGTTTATTAAAATTCCAGCACTGTTTGTCGTACCATCTCCAACAGTTTCTGAAGTTCTTATAACTGCGCTAGTATCTACAGTAAATACACTACTCGTTATAACGCCACTAGAAAACGTCGGTGCGGAACCATCAGAAGGTAGATTAATAACATTGCCCAAAATAGAATCATATACTCTTAATCCGTCTTTGTCTAAAACTACACCATCATAACCACTTCCAGCATTTATTGAAGTTTTTATTGTTCCTGTTGCAGTAGCATATAATTCATTTGCTGTTATAGTCCATCCACCTATACTACCAGATAATGCGGTTAAAATCCCACCTACTAATACGTCTCCTGTTATAGAACCAGACGTAGCGTATATAGTGCCTCTGGCAGTTATATCATTAAACTCTACATCTCCATCGTCTTTAATACGAAAACCAGTATTTCCACTTACAAAATTACCGCTCTGAATAGCGTTTTTTAATACTCTAATATTACCTACTCTAGCTTCATCTGTAGTAAATTTAGCTATTTCTATACCACTATCATCATAAAAGAAGGTACCGTTTCTATTAAATTTAGCTAACGCAGTTTCATTTGTTGAAAGTAATCTTAATTCAGCACTATCCAATTCTAAAGTGCCTTGAGTATTTATAATCTTTAAATTTTCACTTAATCTAATATTTCCTATTAAATTATCTGCTAAAATTGGGGATATATTATCTCTCAATAACTCTATAGTATCTTCTTCAAAACGATCTTGATAACCGTATAATTTAAACTCTTTAAAATTAACGATATAAGCATTCCAAGATTCGTCTTTATCATCTTGAACTAAATTAGTAACTCCGGGTCTTGGAACTACTATTTTAGCTATAGTTAATTTCTTAGAATCATAAGTCTTTTCTATTTCTATACTGTCTTTATAAAGAACTATATAGAATATAGTGTTTGAACTATCAAAAGGTATTTTAAGAGTTAGTTTTTCAGAAAGTTCATATAATACTCCTCCAACTGAACCTTTACCAGCAGTAATTATCACACTATCTGAAATAGGAGTTGTTTCACTAACTTCTAATCCTTCTATAATACTAGATGGAAGAGCTTCTTCTAATAAATTTTGTATAGCAGAAACTATTTCAGCAGTGGTAGCGTCTGATGTAGCACTAGAATAAGACCCAACAAAATCTCTACTGGTTTGATTTTTGTAAGAAGAAGCGTTGTTATAAGTTACTCTCTTCTCAATTTCCTTTACTACATTACTATAGAGATTTTTATATGTAATCTTACTCACTTATTAATTTATTCCTTTTTTTCTACTTTTGATTCTTCTGTCTTTAACAAATCCTGTATTAATAGAATCTGTCCAACTAACTGTTGCATAGTATTACGAACTCTTTCTAACAAATCTTCCTTCTCTTTTAACATATTTTTTAATTCTTCTTTGTTCATTTTCTTACTCCTTTCATACTTGTGTTTCGTTATTATATTCCGCTTTTAATTTCATTCCCCAACCACGTGTAAGATTTTCAAACATCTCTATTGGGAATTTACAATTTAAACCCTCTTTAGTTCCAATACGTATTATAGCTTCACAAAATCTAGACCCAAGAAAGTTAGTATTAGCATAAGATATTTTACTCACATCAGCATTACTAAAATTACAAAATTGTGCGTCGCAACTTCTAATCCAAGAAATACCTATAAAATTAGCTCCTTCAAAATTACAATGTTGCATCTTACAATCAATAAAAGAAACCGATAATTTAACTTCTGGATCACCAAGAATAGTGTTACTGAAATTACATCCAGATATATCTCTATTTCTTATATTTAATTTCTTTATAATAGCTCTAGATAGATTGAGATTTCTTAAATCTACATCTTCTATAAGATTAGAAATATCTATTTTATTTTTAATAGCAGTTTCTATTTTAATTTTTAAATCATTTGTTAAAGGTTTCATAATAATTCCTTTCTTATGAAGAGGGATAATAACTTAACACTAAAGTGTAAAACCCGTTACTATCTTTTATACTTTCTATAAAGTAGTTACGATCTATACCTGAAAAAGAATCAATTACTCTAATAGTATCTCCTACGTTTAAATGAGGAGAATATAATACTTCGACTTGTATCTTAGTGTGATTCTTAACAAATTCTTTTAAATACTCCTTAGCTACATAATCTAATTGTGATTGACTATATAAAGTATTATCATCTACTTTATTAGCTTTATATAATCTATCTCCCAGTTTAGGTCTTAAAGTATTATAATCATAAATTGTAGTGTCACCAGCTATTTCCTGAACAACTGCATCATCTACAGAATGAGATTCAGCTAAACCAGTTACTCCAGTAAATGAAGTTGCTGTTAATCCTGTATAAGTAAAAGCATCATATGTTCCATCATCATTTAATATATAAGCTGTTTTGTATGTGTAACCAGACTCTACATCATCAAATCCAGTGGTAGAATCTACATTTACTGTAGTTGGATAACTACCAGAAACATCTCCAGATTCTATACTTATAGCTTGAGATAGTAAAGTTCTCGGTATTAATTTAGCTTCAGATTTCATTACAATGTTATCAAAGGCGGATATTTCTGTTAGAGCAACTACCCATACGCCAGACTGAATGGTTACTATTGTTCCGTTATCTGTATCACTATCTATAGTTCCATAATCTATTAATTGTTGTCTATTAGTATCACTAACAGTAACTTTAGTAGAAGAATATTCTATTTTATCTACATTTTCTAAAAGAAGTTTTAAATATCTAGCAGTAAAACCTACTCCCAAATCTTCTTCTTCAAAACTCTTAGATTCACCACCACTTAAAGAGAAAGTATTTGTTTTGTCAGAAATATCATAATAATCTGTTCCGTTTAGAGAATATTGTATAGTTGCTTTAAAATTAACATTAAATTTTCTGTTTTCATCTGGTTTAAAAAAACCAGTTAGTATATCTAAAGCCTGAATTGTTTTAACAGCTCCTAAGTCTATAATCGCATAGTTATATCCAGTCGGTGGTTCTCCATAAAATATAGTTTGAACTTGAGTATCGTATCTTCCGTCTATTACCGAGGCTACGTCTGTGAAAATAGTCACAACACTGTAATACTGATAAGTAGCTTTTACAACAGCTTGAGCTGGTACTTTTATTAATTTTTTAGCTATTTTAAATTCCGCTTTCTCATAATCAATAATTATATTATCAGTAGAATAGAATACATAATAAGTAGCTGTAGCAATACTTTCTACAGTAAGATTTTTTTCGGAACCAGGCACGTTTACAATACCCATACCGTAATCCATATATTCACTGTACGGTGCTAACGTGTAAATCTCTACTCCATAAGCGTCGTAAAAAATAATTGACTTAGAAGGATCTAAACTCGTATGAGGCATCTTTATACGATAATAATAGTAAGTGTGAGAGGATACTTCCCCCCCACCGCCTCCTCTTATTTCTCTAGGAACACCAAGTATAGGATGTTTATGTGAATGACTTAAAAGATAACTCCAAGATAACAAAGATAATAAAATAATTAAAATCATTTACCCCCCGACTTAGTTTCTGTAGTTGTAGTTATCTCTAAAACAACCGATTGCCCAGCAACTAAATGAGAAGTATTGTCTATAGCGACTTCATTTATATATACAATAGGTTTAATAGTTTCTACTGTTATAGCTCCTACACCGGAAACAGGAGAACCGTAGACATAATAGTTACCATCTTCTCTTAAATTAGTAAGTTCCGACGCTGTAGCTGTAGCTTTATAAGATTCACCAGTTCCTACAAAAGTAACTCCATCATTATACATTAAATTAGTCGGGTTTTTATTCTTCCCAAAAAACATCACTCTAGTATATAAATCTTCATCTTCCATAAAAGTCATAGATGTAGCTAATTTAAGAGTATAATCTTCGTTTACTTTCTGTGAAAAATAACTAGACCATATTTTATTATCACCTTTAGTTCTCACTAAATAGTTGGGAGCTAAATATTCACGAACCTTCTTTATAGCTTCATATCTATTCTCCACCTCTCTAGAACGAAAAACTATTCTATTTAATTCTATTCCCGAAGCTTGCAACGTTTTAAATCTATAATTAATATTACAAGTAACTGTACTTGTAGTTGACAATGCCACACTTAAAATTATTCTTCCGTATCTAGCGTCAAAATATTCAAGTGTACCTGAAGGTATTGTAAAATGACTATTCATTAAACTACTCTGAATATTACTATAAGTTAAATACCATACCTGCCCGGCAGAATAAGTATGAGTATATTCAAAATAACTGTCTTTAGTATGAGCTTTTAAAGCGTAACTTCCACTAGTAGATATTCCCGATAAAGTATTTCCAGATATTGAAGTCCAAGTAAAGATGTCTCCATTGATATTACCTTCTCCAGAATCAGGTAGTCCTTCTACGGAATCTAGTGTTATACTTGTAGTTCCCGCACTAATACTAGCAGATAATTGATGATAAATAGTTATCTCAGTTTGAGTATAGTTAGGAACCATCGTATCAGTATTAGTACCTGTTTCATCATAAAATGTTGTTGTTAGATGATTATCTATAACTGCTTGAGCGTTAGACTCATTAAAGAGATATTTACCATAGCCATCTACTTCAGTAAGTATTTCTTCTATTATGTCTTCTGCATAAACACCTTTTACATAAAAATAATATGATGTAGCTACTAAATCATAATTATCTTTAGCGTTTAAGCAACTACCTAACTTAACCTGTCCGTTTTCATACATAATTTCATAACCATCCCACTGTGGGTCTTCAACATCAGTATTTTTATTTCTAATAGTCAAAATAGGTAATGGGTTATCTGCTATTCCATCATTTGCAAAATTAAATACTTGTGCCAATGTATCGTTTGGAGAAGATAGATAATTCGGTGTTAATATTTCCTCTTCCACCTTTATTTTAGTTCCTTCAACCTCCAAATCTATATCTAAAAATTGTAAAGAAGAAATAAAATCAAGACCAACTATGCTTACATTTCTATCTGTTCCCGTTTCAACATAAGAACGTTGATTTACTTGTCCATAAAATTTTTTGAATTCTTTAGTAGAACCTTCAAAAAGTTCGTTAAATTCTATAATGTCTCCAACTTCTATTTTGCTACTGCCATTATCTCCAAATATATTTGCATCGTTATTTAACACAAAAGTTGCTGACATGGAGCCGAAATTAACATCGCTACTTACAGACCAACTTATTAAATAATTAGAATAATCTACACTATCAATCTTTAGAATAAACTTCATCTTCACATCAGCATTATTTAGTTGATTTTGTATTGTAGCTGGTAATAAATCTTCTTTAGACATATTAAGAATCAGACTCCTTGAAAGTTGCAGTTATGTCAAATTGAGAAGTATCTCCAGTAAACCAAACTCTTTTATAATCCATAAATCTACCATATATAGTTTGATTATCATGAGTAACTATTTTTATTTTTTCTCCGAAGTTAATATAACCTTCTATTTGATTTCTTAAAGTTGAAGTTGTGTCTGCCCAAAAGAAAGTTATAGTACCTTTGTTACGTCTAACCTCTGGAGTTACAAAAGCTTCACTTCCGTCAGCTAATTTAATAGTTTGAACAGTAGAAATTATGTTCTTCTCTAAATCCTGATTTGGTCTAGGAAGAGAAGTATCTGCATCCCAAGTAGAACCATCTGAGTTGATTGTATATACAGTCCAATCGTAGGTTTTGCTCATTTTATTTTTCCTTTATTCTATTGAAGCCATTCTAGAAGCTATAGAGAATTCTTCATCAAGACTAGTCTTAGAACTAAAATAAGCAGAACTTGGCAATATATATGTACGTATATCCGTTCTTAATCCTATTAAATTTCTATTAATTATCTCTAAATTCTTATTTGTTACATCTATTCTAGAAGATATTTTATTTTCAGTTGTTTTAGTTTCTGTAGAAGTTTTTTCTTCTCCACCTAATAAACTTGGTATCATTGCAGCTATCATTAACCCTACTCCCATCATAGCCCAACCAACAGGTCCCATAGAAAGACCCAATACACTAGCGGTACCAGTAGTAGCGGCAGAGGTTGCCGTAGCTGCTGTTCCTGAAGCCATCGCTATACCAGACATTACTCCAGCAAAACTCCCACCTGCTGCTAATAATCCGCTAGCAATAGACCCTCCCACTCCGAGACCACCTTGAGAAGCTGACTGATAAGCTGAATATCCAGTCAATGCAGATTGAGCTCCTCCTAAAGCCATTTGCCCTCTTTGATAAGAACCCAAACTAGATTGTTTATAACCTCTTTGCCCATAATTACTAGCAGGAACCCAGACATTTCTATTATTACCAGCTACCGGTTGATAACCTGCTCCGGTATATCCAGCCCAAAAACCTCCAGTTGTAGATAAAGCTCCAGCTATTGTACTTGAAGAAGCAGTTCCTGATACTCCCGGTAAAATAGCTTTTGTTCCAGATAAACCATCTCTATGCCCTCTAACTATTTGTCCATATACAGTTTCATGAGCAGCTTCTATCATACCTCTAACTCCACCTAATTGACCCTTTAGTTTAGACATAGCTCCACCGAACATTTCACCAATACCGGTAGACATAATGATACTAGAAACTCCTTCAGACATTGTATTTCTATAATTATCTACTATAGCCGTGTTAAAGGCGGTAAAGATATTTCCTCCCTTACCGCTCATTATATCCTTTAAAGAAGAACTAAGAGAAGTTTGTATATTTTGAGAATATTTAATTACTTCTTCATTTTCTAATTGAATTATTTTTAACTTTTGTTCGTGTACTGTTTTATCTTTTTCTGTTATATCAGTACTTTGTATAATTAAATCTAATCTTCTTCTTTCTATATCTAACTGATCTTGGCCAAGAATTTTACCTCTTTCTAACATCATAGATTGATAATCATAAAAACCAGTTATATCTTCTTCTGTATTTCTAGTTTCTTTTATAATTTTTTGAGTATCTTCGGTTGCTTTCTTTATTATTTTTATGGGTTCTAACTCAATACCTGCTATATCCTTTTTGTTTCCAAAAGTGAGATTTTCTCTATATAAACCAGGACCCATTTTACCACCCGAAGCTAGATAAGCTTTATATTGATCAGACTGAGAAGTCTTTTTAGAAGCTTTTCTTTCTTCTTCTAATTTAGAAAGTATAGTACCACCTAAAATTGCTCCTCCAACAACACCTGCTGTGACTGGAGTCTTCTTTAAGAAATTTAAAAATACTTTTGCTTCTCTTAAAGCTACCAAAGTCGATAAAAGAAGTAATAGAGGTCTTATTGCACTACCTACGGCGTTTAAAGTAGGTATCATATCATTTAATCTATCATTAATTAATTTCAATCCTTCAGCAGCGTCTTTAGTATTTGTTAAATCAATACCTATAATTCCAGCAAGAAAATTAGCTCCCATTTGTTCTCTAATCTTTTGTAATCTCTGTACTTGACGTTCTATAGTTAAAGTAGCTGTATTAAACTGATCATTAAGAATTTCCATTCTTCTTTCTGGAGATAAATTTTCAAAGTTTTTCCATTCTTTCACTACATCTTTAAATCTAACTACAAAAGCTGCAACTGACTTTTCCGCTCTTATACCAAATATATCAAAGAGTTCTTGACTTATGTCTTTACCTTGAGTAAAACGAGTGTTTAATTCTTCCATCATACTCAACATTAAATCAAACTTATCTACATTGTCAAGATTTATGGCTTTCCCTAGCAATAAGCCAGATTTTTGTGCGTTAATAGATAACTCTTTAAAAGCTCTGGCTAACTGAGTACCACCAGTAGAACCTCTTTGCATAAAGTTACTAGTTTTAGCAAGCATAAATGTCATCTGATCTAGAGTTAAATTACTAGAAGCGGCGGAAGCTGCAAATGACTTTAAACCTTCTATATATTCATTTAATTCAAATTTATTAGTTTTCTGTAGAACAGCTATGGAAGACATAATTCTTTCCATACGTTCTTGAGGAGTTCTCGCTCCCTCTATTTTATCTCCCATCAAAACATAAATATCTGTAAGAGTTTTGGCTGTTTCTTTTAAATCACCAAATAAAGCTATTGAGCCTTTAACAGATACTTTCATGCCTTCCATAGCTACTTCTGTAGATAAGCCAGCATCTTTAAATCCATAGAAAGCGTGAAGTATATCTTCTACAGAAGCTCCCGTCTCCGTGGACATTCTTCTTGCAGTAGTTCCTAATTCATCTAAAAATCCAGTCATATCAGTTACATCATCTGTAACTGTTCTAATTCTAGCTAATTCTCTATCCATATCTACAATAGATTTAGCACCAGATGTAATAGTAGTCAATACTCCCATAAAAGCTGAACGTAATGCTAACCATATAGGAATAGTAACAGCTGCACGTAATGCTAGTTTCCCTAAATCCATATCTAAACCTTTAGTTTCTTTACCTAAATCTTTCGTGTGTTTCCTACTTCTATTAAATTCTTCAGTGAGATCCTGAAATCCTGTTCTCGCTTTAGAAGTTGATTTTTCAACTTTTTCTAGAGATTCAGCAACTCCAGTAAATTCTTCTTTTCTAGCTCCTCCACCTATCACCCCTGTAGGCATAATAATCTTGGGAGAAGAAATTCCTTGCAACATTCTTTTCTGTTCTGCCGTTTGAGCAAATCCCGGAGTTCTTCTAGCAATCTCCTCAGTGGCTGATCTTCCAGAGGGAGCGATTATTGTTCTTTGAAGATTAGAAGCAGTTTTGGTTGCTTGCGCTTCTAACTGTTTCATATCTTGAATAGACTTCTGAATTCCCTGAGTCTCGGATACTATTCTAAATATATATTGTTTTTCGTCGCCCATTATTTTTTCCCTGCTTTAGGAGGATTTTTAAATATCCACCTAGAACCAGAAACAGGAACTTTCTTATTATCATTATTTTTATTCTCTTTCAGTTTATTAGTATCTGTTTTATTTTTATACATTATATAAGCATCTTCATACATAAAATCATTTAAAACTATTTCAGTAACGTCTCCTAAGGCTATATCAGTAAATATAGTGTTGTAAAAATTAAGATACTTTAAGAATGTTATCTGCAAGTCAGTAAAGTTATCTTCATTCTTAAAAATACGAAAATAACTTCTTTCTTTAGCAAGAGTATAGACGTTCTGATAATAATCAGACTTTGCTAGTTTTCGCACTGAAGATATTATATCCACAGTATTATTCCAATGAACTAATTAGTGTAACATAATAAGCTAATTTATTTCCTATAGTAGTAGAGTCGTTTTGAAAATCATCAAAACTCTTCCATACTTTTACCCAACTATCTCCTTCTTTCTTTTCAGAAACTAAATAAGTAAGATATGAATAAGTATGTATTAAAACCTGATTCTCTATTGAGAATTCTAATAAAGATGTTTTATTAATAGAGATTAATTTAATCTCTTCTTGTATTTCTTGTATTTCTGTTTTTAATTTCTTTAAATCGTCTTCTGAAGCTGAGTTTTTAACTAACTCTCCTAACTGAAGCATTAATTCATCTCGCCTTTTAATTTTCTTAGACATCTTTGAAGACATTTCATCTATATCAATACCTCTCTTTAAATACATCTTCTTTAAATCTAACTCTAAAGAATATTTTTCGTTATTTAATAACTCAGTAAATCTTTCCACTCTTTTCTGATAAACTTCTTGTTTTTCTTTATAAGTAGGTTTTCTAACTTTATAAGTAATTCCATTGTCTTCAAAAATCTTTTCATTACTTTTCACTAACTCTTCCATCTCAGTTAAATCTAAAACTTCGGTCAATTTCTTTTTAATCTCTTCTATTTTTTCTTCTTTCAATTCGTCTTTTACTATTTCGTCCATTTACCCGTTCTCCTTTTCATTCTTACTCTTAAAGTCAAAATACGACACTTCTAGCCCTTTTGAGTACGAGTCGAAAATGTCACGCATTTCCCTCGAGGATTCATATACAAGTTCTTTAATCTCTTTTTTTAGGTATTCTCTGTCTTCAAGAATTTCTACTCTTTTAAGTAGTTTTCCTACAAGCTTTGCAAATTCTTTAGTGAAGACTTGATCTAGGTAGGCTAGTAAAATTTCTTTTGTGAGATCCTTACTCATACTTTTCTCCATTCTTACGTTGTTAAATCAAGGGAGAGAATAGTCATAAGACTACTCCCCCCCCCCAGTGTTATTTTTAAGCGTTTATAGTTGCTTCAGAACTACTGATCGTGAGGTCTTCCCCTTCTAACGAAGCTCCTCTAGTTACATAATCATTCAAAGGTACACCGTTATCAAATCCAGTTGGAGATAAATTAGTCATCTTATAACCAATATTAAACGTATTCTTGAGATGACTACCATAACATTTAACTCTCAAAGTAATAGCGTCACCAAATTCTCTAGGATCTAATTTGCCGTAATTAGCAACTGCACCACGAAGAACCTCTTCAATAGTATAGGCTTCTAGAATACGACCTAAAGTAACTCTAACTGTTTTCTCACGAATACCTGTTTGTATTACCTCTTTATTACCAATTTCATAATAATCACTTCTATCAAAAGACACGTCTATACCAACGCTTTGAAGTTTATAAACATAATTATCAGAAGAAACATAAAGATATATACTAGCCGCTTCAGCTATTAATGAACCTGCGTCAGTATCGTTATTTGTAAACACAGCAGATTGTGTTTGAGTATTAAATGTTGCGGCGGTATAATAAACTTTAATAACATCTCCAGCACTAGTAGCTACGGTTAAAGTAGATGGTGCCGAAAAGGCATAATTAGTGCCTGAAGCTGTACCGGTAGTGTATGTTAAATCATCTGTAGTGCCGTCACTAACGTTAACTCTTAGAACTTTCAAGAGATATTGACCAGAATTATCTGGATCGACAACAGGGCTAGGACTGTTAACAGTAAAAGATTCTGGTGCTCCACCGGAAGCGGGGAATCTTTGATAATTAAAATACTTGTTATCTCCCTGAAAAATAATCTCATCTTCTCCAACAAAATCAAAGTTTCTTTCAATGTATGCTTGAGGATCACCTATGTTTATACCAAAACCAGAAGTTCTTAATTTAGGATACCAAACACTTCCCAAGAAAGTACCGCTATCATCTGTTTTATAACCAACTATATCTACTTTTGAAGTTTTAAAGTCATTCAAAGTAATGTCAGTATCATTACCTGCTACGTTTGCTAATTTCTGCCAAAACTCAATGTCTCCATATTCTAACTGTCTTGCAGTAACTCTAACTGAAGGAACTTTTTTTCTCCAATCTACAGTGCCGTCTCTACCTATTTCTCTAATCTTTTCTCTATTTAAAGTAACCGAAGCGGATAAATCTTGCAAACGATCAATTTGTGCCGGAGGGATGTCTCCCTTATGAGGGTAAACACGTGGTCTCCAATAAGATGTATGAATCATTTTTGCTAGTCTCCTTTACTAGTGAGTGTTTGTTGTTTTTGATCTCTCCTATAGACAAAAACCACTCAATGTAATCTTGTTTTTTTATTTTTTGAAACAATCTATCTTACTTACAACCTACTTAAATATTGTTTAATTATACTTTCAGACCATTTCTCAACATCAATACCAAATCTTGATAATAATTGTTCTCTTTTCTCTAAAGAAATAGTCTTTAAAAAAGATTCTTTCTCTGAAGATTTAGCTAATCTATTAAGTTCATTTCTATATTTCTGTTCTAATAGCGCAATTTCAATCTCAAATACTTTTGTCATTTCCTCCAAATAATGCATTGGAGTAATTGGTTTGTTTGGTTGTAACAAAGAAGGAAGTATTTCCCCTTTTTTTCTACCGGTATTGGTATGATGAAAAGCTTGTTTTTTTCCTCCCATAGCCCAAAGAGCTATAGGTTTTTCTCCAGTACCAAAATAACCATAAGTCTTAGGAGGTATATAAACTCCCCCACCAAACTTCTTCCCGTAGTTAACTACATACCAATAACGAGCATAAGTATTAAGATATTTTTTACTACCAATACCTAATCTAATTTTATTATCTTCAGTATGTTCTATTGAACTACCTTCTCTTAAAACATTAATTAAATTATTTTTTAAAGTAAATCTAAAACCCTCTTTAGCGCCATACATAGTATGTTGTTCAACTTCTCTTTGCCTATTAGCATTTATAAACATAGCTACGTGTTCTAAAACTTTATTTTTAACAACAGCTAAATCTCTTTGTATAGCTTCTTTAGAAAATTTTTGTTCTAAACTTTTTAATAAAGTTGTTGGATTAGCACCTTTAGTTTCTGTTATCCTTAATCTCAACTGTAATTCAGCCATTAAGAAGAATCCTTTTTAACCTGCAAACTTAGAAAATGACGATACAAATCGTATTTGTCAACTCCTTCTTCACCAAAATTCAACTTTGTATTAGATAAAAATCTATGTATAAATATTCTTCCAGAAGCAGTTCTAGTTAAAGTTTCTGGAGATCCCGATGTTTGAGAATGAGTATAATAAGTAAATCCATCTTTTAATTTATCAATTAAATAATCAGCTAAATCTATTCTTTGTCCATTACTTTTAGCAAAAATATCTATATTTATAATATAATCATTATATAATGAAGTAGAACCTATTTCTTTCCAATTATTCTGAGTATTAGCTAATTCTACAGAAACTACTGGCAAAGTTGCTTTATATGCATTAACAAAAGATTTTACTGTTGTTACTCCAGTCCAATCTGCGTTAAGACTTGTTTCTACAAAATAAATTGCAGAAAGTTCCACACATCTAGACTCACGAAAATAACCCATTATTTCACCTTCACTAGCATTATTTTACATAACTCGAAAGGAATCTTAGTAATTTGTAATCTATTTCCAACGTTGTCCTTATAAACCTGAAATTGATCATTGTTAATTTCAATCTTATTAGCAAGTCTAAAATATTCAGCAAATCTGTTTTCACATAACACTTCAACTGCTCCAGTTTCAGCTAAACCAACTTGTCTATATATTAAAGATTCTGGTTTTATATCAGTAACGTATCCTTTAACTGTTATTGGATTTAAATTAGAGTAGGTGTAATTCTTTTCTTCACTATCAAAATCTTCTCCTGCTGTTTTAGTAGACATATAAAGATAAATCTTAGTACAAAGATTTTTATCTCTTAAGAGTCTATTTATTTTTAAATTTCTTTTATGTATATTTATCATACTTGAGATATTATTAAAATAACCAAAGAAAATACCACTTCTTTTGTTTTGTTTTAACAATCTCCTTTGTTATTTTATCATTTATCTTTGATACTAAAATATCAGAGTTTATTGTTGGATCTATTTTAACTACTTCTTTGATTATAGTTGCTGTAATACTAGTAAAATCATACTTAACTACTCCAATATCAGTACCCCATAGAGTTCCTCCAAATCCAAAAACTCTTTTAGCTGGGACATTAATAGTAAAATGATAAATTACTTGAGCATTTTCCTCTGTTGTTGGGTTTGGATTAGTGTGTGGTTTTACAAATAAAACATATGACCCCCATAATATTAAAGCGGGAATACCCACAATAAGCATTATTTTAAAAATAAGAGACAGTATTTTTTTTATTGTAGGGAAACTAAAATCAAACACTTTTGACCATAGAAAAGGTTCCATTATTCTCCCTTTTTCTTTAAATAAACACTAGCAAAATAAGTAGTGGCTGCTATTGCGTCAATTAAGACCAAAATTGGATGAGAATAAAGTATAAAACCAGTAATTATTACTCCCGCTGTTATACTTGAATATTTTAAAATTGCACTTAATTTCATTTTTTCTCCTTAGATATTTCTCTTTTTATATTTGCACATTCTATTACTTGATTCATATCCTGAACGTCCTTTAAGAGCATACTCTTTATAGGAAGAGATTTGCCACTTATCATAGATATTAATTTACGATGATTATATAATATTGTTCTCAATTCTTTAGTTATTGACATCTTCTCTCCTTATCCTACTATATGATTAATTAAAGCAGTTATAAAAACTCCTTCTAAAATTACAAAGAAAGTTAAGACTCCCCACATCCATTTAATTTGAACTCCTTGAGATAACCATCTTTCTTCTCTTCTATCACAAGGGAGTTTAATAATTATATTAGTTAGTTTATCTAACTTAGTACAAAAACTTTTTCTCCACTCTTCCGCAACATCTAAATCCTTCTGTTGCATTACTTCCAATACAGCCAATCGTTCCATAATAGCGGGGTAATCTTTTCGTCTTTCTTCCATTGATAAAAACCTTTCTAATTATTCTTGTTCTATTAATTCAAAATACTTTTGAACTACACCCGTATTAGTACCATCACTTACCTCTATTGTTGCTATATAGTCCCCCTCTTCATCAGTTGAAACACTTTGATATACATAACTGTAAATTTTGTCAGCATCTTTAGTCATACTAACAGCGTTCACTTTGATAGTTTCAAAGGGATCATCTATAGTAATCTTTGCGGTTGTTGCTGTATTTATGTTTAAACGCACAGTTATCTTTACTGCGGTTCCCAATACAAATGTTTTTTTAGCCATTTGAAGTAGAGTCCTCTACATCAGCTACTATTGTAATTTTTTCTTCAATTATGGAGGATATTTTTATAATCTCATCTACAGTTACACTCAATATTTTAATCATATTAATATTCTCCTGTTCCTAAAATATCAAAAACACCATGACCGTCTTTTTTAAAACGACCTATGATTTTAGCTATTTTTTGATCGGTAGGGTAATCTTTTGCGTTACTAATATTTAAATCCTTTAATCTAATACTTCTATTATCAGGATCAATCAGAATACTAGTAACTAAAGCTATTAAATTTTCTTCTTTATCATCTGGAGTTGGATATATCGAATCTGTAGTCGAATCGTAATTAAAATTATAATAATTATTTATTGAAAGATGTATTAATGCAGCTTGTATATAAGCTGTTATTTCCGTGTCTGAATAATTTTGATAGCAAGTATATTCTACTTTTATACTATCTCCACTTGTAAGAGAAGAAGATATTGTTACTTTCCCAGTAGTAGAACTATACGTATGAATTACCGCACTTGAAATATCGTTTTTGTAAACATCAGTAATAGTTACAACATTATTCTCTGTTAAGGTAAAGATAGCACTGTTATCATAAGTAAATAAATCTGAAACAGTTGTTAAGTTATCATCAATTAAAACTCTGACTTTAGATATTATACTATCCATTAGATTTCCTATACTGATTATTAAGAATTAGTAAAACCTCTTTACCTCTATCACCTCTAAACTCAAATCCTTTATTCTTAAAAGTCTTAAGAAATAAAGAATCTTTTTTAATTTTTATATGAAGATATTTTCTATTATTCCACAAAAGTACTGTTAAAAGATTATTAGCTACTAACTCATTTGACGCATTTAACTTTATATAAAATCTCTCTACATTACCGAAAGATTTCCAAATACCAATAATTCCTTGTATATCACCTTTTTCTTCTATTATTAGAACAGAACGCGTTTCTTTTAAAAATTTTTTAAATGTTTTCTCATCATAAATTGTTTTTCTTTCGTTATTATCAGTAATGTAAAAATCTTCGTTTTTAAAATTCTTTAAAAATTGTAAAATATTAAATAAATACTTTGATCTATATTCTTCTACCAATTAAACCTCTCTTGTTAAAAGTTAAAAAGTTGAGAAGGGGAGTAGTTGGCTCCCCATTCTCTATATATACTAACTATTAGCTTCTAATAAATCTTGAAACAGCGTAAGGGTTAATACAAGCCGCAACGATCTCTTCAAAACCTGTAACACCAACTGCTAAATAACGAGTAGTTCCACCTGAAGCGACTATCGGGTTAGGAGATACGAAAACTAAACGTTCTGGTTTTTCACCAGAGGACTTAATTGCTCCACCTAAAAGATCAATATCGTTTAAACGTTTACGAACAAACAAGAACGGTTTTCCAACTTCAGTACTATTAGCAATTAAATATCCATAACTAGCTAACAACTGACGTACACCAGTGGCGCTATCAATTGCTAAATTACCGGTACCCATACGTATTTTTGTAATGCCTAAATCACCAAAAGCGGCGATCATAGAATGATATTTATTATCATTCCAATCCCATAACTTAATATCAGTATCAAGCTCTGACCCAACAAACAACGTATAATTATCACCGTAATCTACAACTTGCTGAACCATCGTAATTAAATCATTATAAGAGAATCTCATCTGACCTGAAGTTAAAGTATTCTGAAAACCTGAAGTGCTTGTAGCAGTAGAAGCTAAATCAAAAATATATTTGTTTTCATACATATTTAACGTTCTTTCAATCGTTTTTAACTTACGAGCTAAAGTAGACTCTTTTGAGGAGGCTAAATCAGTAATCTTAACATAATACTCAGGAGTTGCAACATCAATAAATGTAAAAGCAGTAGCAGAGTCGGGAGATACATTTGAACTAGTTACGTTTCCACCTGAAGTAATCGTATAAATTGTATCTGTTTCGTTTAACACATCAAAATAATAAACATATTCGTTTGGATCTGCATATTGTGTTTCAGCTACAGCAGCAACTACATCAGTATAGGGTTTCCTGGGATCCAGGGGTTCACCTATGACTCTAGCCATTTCGAGCTGAGAGTATTTAATTTTTGAATCTTCCATTTTTTTAAACTTCCTCCGTTTATTTCTTTGTTTCGTCTATTTTTCCAAATGCTTGATCTCGTATTGCTTCTTGTTTCTTAAAACTTTCAGAATTTGCTTCAGCCTTAATCTTAGAACCAGCTTCCATTCCTGAAGTTGTCGATCCTTTTTCTTGTTTAGCTATAGATAACTCTTTCTTCAACTTTGCATTCTCAAATTTTAAATCATTTTGTATATCTTCATCACTTAATTCTTTAGCAAACTCTTCACCGATCTCATCTCTACGAGCCTTTACAAAAGCTGCTTTTTCGGTAGAGATTCTCTTGTCTAGTTCGGTTTTAACATTAGCAAACTCCGTTTTAATCTTTTCCGTTTCTAACTTTGCGTTCTCTATAATTAACTTTGATTCCTCTACTGTTTTTGTTAATGCTTCCTTTTCAGACTTCAAGGTAGCGTTTTCTGTTTCTTTAGCAGATAGAGACGCTAAAGTTTCATCAAAAAACTTGGAGAGTTCCTCAACTGATGCTTTATTATATTTCTTTATCAATTCGTCCACTATGTTTCCTCCTTCTTTCTTTATTTCACTTTCCTTAGCATTACTATCTGTTATATTTACGTCTTTTTTTGCAGTTTCTGGTTTTTTACCTTTCTTTATAATACTAGAACTTGGTTTTAAATCATACAAAGCAATTTCGTTACATTGATAGCATTTAGTCTTCACCTTACTATTTTCAAAATCAATAGATAAAATATCATTAAATCCTTTTGCTTTACAAGTAGAACATTCCGTTTCCATCATAATTCTTCCAATAAATTCCTGATCATAATAAAAATTTAATTTAGCTTCTTCCATTTCTTCCTCTTTCATAATTTTTTCTTCTGATTTCGCATTTTCTATCAATTTAGCGAATTCTAATATCTGACCTTTTTTAGTAGAAAACTCCAAAACTTCCGCATCGGGAAAAGCTGGGATTGTATCAAATAACAAAGCTCCACCAGCAAATTCTATATTATGTAATTCATAACTTTTCTCTCCTGTAAAGGTTCTATCCCCCCAAGCTTCAAAGGAAATTTTCATAGAGCCATCCAACATTCTTTTCTTTATCTCTTCGTAATCTTCAGAAAAGTTAGATTTCCAAAAAGCTCCATAAGCTATAATGTTTCCTTCATCTAATTGAGCATCTAACCAATATCCTATAGTTGATTTTCTTAAATGATCTTTATCTACAGCTTTACCTACAAGAGTTTTTAGAGCCTTCTTAACTTCTTTTTTAGGAAGAGTACAACCGTTTCTATTCTCTTCATCTATCATAGCATAAGTACATTTAAAAATAGCTATATCTTTAGAAGGTAATTGTATTCCTCTTTTTATAGCTATTTCTTTTAATTCATCATTCTCTTTAGAAAACTCCATCAGTTCATATGTCGAGTTAAAAGTAAGGTCTTCTAAAAAGTACTTATTTCTATCATTCATTTGATTCTTCCCCTTTATGCTTAAAAAATTCTATTTGTCGGAGTCTCTTTACGGCTTGTTTACGAGTTTTATAGGGACCACCTAAATTTTTATTTGTTTTTTCAGAAATTACGTGCCAACCGTCTTTTTTCTTTACAATAACACTTTCCTCTAATTCTTCATCAGATATTTCTAATTTATTTAAAATTTCTATTTCTTCTACAGTTAAATTTTCTTCCTCTTCATTACCTTTATAATTCTTTTTTTCTATTCCTTTTTTATCAGAAGAAATATTATCATTATTTTTAGAAGGAAAATCTTCAACATTTGATTTATCTTCTATATTCTGAGTAAGATGAGGATACATAAGTTTATCTATTTTTTCAGACTTCTCTAATTTTCTTCTAGTTATTTCAATATCAAAATCAGTTTGCCCAACTACTTCAGCATAAGTCTGTTGAGAAATAACTCCTCTGTCATAACAACTACGTAAATGATCTCTTAGATTGTCATTTATAAAATCTTCTATTGGAGTATAATGAAACTGTATTTTTTCTCCAAAGAATTTAGGATGTTTTGCTTCGTTCTTCTCACGAATCATAATCATAATATCAGTTAAGAGACTTGTAAAATCTGAAATCCCAGTTTTTACTTCTCTTATAAAAGGTTTAGGATTTAAAATAGATTCACGTCTACTAGCAGATGTTCCTTCAACTATATCTATTAAACCCAAACCGGCTAAAATACGTTTTTCTATGGGCCCATATATTTCACTATTCATTACTAACTTATAATCGGGAGATATATGTTCTAACATAGTATCAAAATTAGTAACATATGTTGGAGTTCCAGATTCTGATTTATTATTGTTCACTAATGTTTTAAAATCATCTTTAACTTTTTTCAAATCTTCTTCACTGTAATTATACTCAGACCCTCCATCTACAGTTAATTTCTCAGAACCTTTCTTCAACATCAATAAATATTCTAAAGCTTTTGCTATAAACTTTTCTCCTTTTTTACTCAATAAATCAAATAATTTTAGATTCTTATACAAACCTCTTTGTATAATAAAAGGAGTCGGTTCAAGACTAGACCAAGAATTAAAAGGTTTTTGAATAAAAATATATTCATCTTTAGAAGTTGGTAGTAATTTATTATGTTTCTCATTACTATCTACTCTTAAATAATAATTCTCTTCCCCAATAATTCTAGTAGAATTGTCGTCAGTTACCTGAATATTACCTCCGTCCACAAACCACATTTTAACAGGCATATATAAAGAAGTACCGTTTATTTCAATATTATCCCAAACAGTTCTTAATAAAATAAGAGAAGAATTCTTCCATCTTTCTCTAAAATTTTCTTTCGCTAATGCTTTTATTCCTGTTGGGACTCTACCCAAAGAAGATATATTTATTCTTTTAAACCATTCACTTATAATTGCAGTAAAATTTTCGTTATCAGTTTCAATAGTATAGTCTACAGAAGCACTGTTAATAGCAAAGTCTAATACCGAGTTTACTATACCTGAGGTATCGCTAGATAAAACACTTTTTACTTGTTCTACTTGTTCTCTAAAAGTTGTAGGTATTTTTATCTCATCAGATACATAAAAACTCATCATATCCCACAGCCAAGCTAAGGTTGGATTCATCTTCTTTCTAACACTTGTATTTTTCTCTGTCATTTATGCCTCTGATTTTTTATTATCATACCCCGGATTTAAAAAATTTCTTCTTTTTAATATTTTTTACTATAGTTAAATAATTTGTCCACTCTGTTATTCCAAACACTCTAAAAGCGGCGAATAAGTGATCTTCTGCTGAAATACACGTGTATAGCGTTCTATTTCCAGACTGAGTAGCGATTACTTGATTTAATTGAGAATCAAATTTATAATCTAAAGGCAGTTCGAATTTTCCCTCTTCATATAATAAATCTCTTAATCTCTTTACAGACCAACTATCAACATATTCCTCTTTCCAAACCGGTTTACCATCCTTAAGTATAACATTATCTTTATCGTCTTTTTCTATCTCTACTCTAATCTTTTCGTTAAATCCTACCCAACAAAGATTTTCTTTAGGAAAAACTTCTTCTAATGAACGATAAATTGCTCTACCCATACCATCAGTAACGTCTAATCCAATTAAATTAGCGGATGTTTTTTCACCTATGTACTTAAAAATCTTAAATTGTTCTTTATCGCTTAGATTATATAAAGTAATGTTATATAGATAATAATATTTATTATTAACTTCCGAAACAAGAACTATTTCAGTAATCGCTTCACCAATGTCAGCACACACAAACAATCTATCTGAATTAAGAGGTCTTTCTACTATTATTATATTTTCAAAATTACCAAAGTTTTCTTTACTAACTTCTATATGTTTAATGGTTTTCTTAGTATTATAGTTCTTACGAACTCTTTCCATATCTATAGCGGATACGCCATCTTCAACTACTTCTCCTCTAACGAAGATTCTATAACCCATCGAATCTTCCCCGCCATGCTCTCTAATAGCTCTCTGTTTTTCAGCTTCACCCCATTTTGGATTTACGTACTGAGGATAGTTAATTAATAAAGATTTTCTAGTTAAATCATAAAAAGCTTTACCTGCTGGACTATATTTAGTAAAGTTAGTCATTCCAGCTATTCTATTAACACAGCCGTTTTCACTTATAGCATCTAGTCTCTTCTCATATACCTTCTGAGTTTCAAAACTAGCCTCTTCCACGTACAGTCTAGTAAGATGCTTCTGAAAGAACTGTCCTCCGGAATTTTCACCACTCAAGTTCATGTTTATAGATTCGCAACAGTATCCATTTCTTTTAAGAAAAATTCTATAAGTAGGGCTTCTATTTATTTGAGCTTCAAATATTTGAAAGAACACGTGATTCTCTAATACTTGTATTACTTTCTCTAGTATGCTTCTTATGTGCATAGCATCAAAAGAACTAAATCCACAAGATTCACCGTTATTATGAACCATTGAAAGTAATAAATCTGCTATCTCTACCAATAGTGTTTTACCAAATCTACGTCCTCCAAAACAATAAATACTGCCACTGTTCTCTTTTAACTTAAAATTCTCTTTTTCGCTAAAATGAGGTATATTATCTACTAAATACTCATAAGAAAGTAAAGGAAATTGATATAGTCTTACATTACTGAAAGTATCTTCTTCTAGTAATGTTAAATTATCTAGATTACTAAATACAGTTTCTATAAAAGATATTGGATAGTTTAATAGTTCTAAAAACTCTAATTCGGATTCTTCTATTTTTTCTAAAAGCATAATGACTTAATAGTTCTTCACACTACCAAGCTTTGCTTGGTCTCAGCAACATAAAATTCATGTTGCTTCGTAGTAAAATCTTTTTTAATAATATTTAATTACTCTAAATAGTGTTGTAATAAATCTGTTTAATTCTTTAAAGACTCCTTCACTATCTATATTAAAATTTACTCTAAAACTAGTTAGTTTTAAGATATACTAATAAACAAGCTAATTAGACTTTAGTAGTTAAATATTACACTACTGTACTCAGAATAGAGTTTTCAAGGTATAGAGCCTTACGCCTAACTAGTGAGCGACGATGCCTTGAATCCATTGATTTGTGACTAATACACGGCCGCTACTACTTTTCTTCTTGAACAATTTCTTTTTCTACATTGTTTTCTTTCTTAACTTCTGTAGCTTCTTGTTCAGAGTGTATGCCTGCTTTGGAAGGAGTGTTTACATCTACACTCCAATGATTTATCAGCCACTCTGTATAGTCTGAACTAGTACCTAAAACGGAAGCTACTTCCTCTTTAGTTAGTCTTCCTAACTTATAGAGACGTATTAGCGATTCATTACCCAGTAGTCTGTCTTTAAAAAATGTGTGTTTTTGAGCTTCCCAAGCTTCTGTACGCATCTTTAACATAATCATCTGTGAACAGTGAGGACATACTAAAGTTCGTGAAGCCTGATTGTTCTCTGCCCAAACTTTGAACTTCTTCTTCAGAAGCTCCAACGACTGATAAGCGTCGTTTGAGACTTCTTCTTTTTTTGTAAGTCCAAGCTTATCTTTAATCTCTATTATTTGATTTATATTCTTGTGAATTGCATCTAGAAGTTGCAACGGTAGGTTATCATTGCTTACGGTGAACTCGTTAGCTGTTTTTTGAAGCTTTGCTGTATGTAATACCTCTAAGTAGATTAGATAGTATAATAGATTCTTATCTGAGACTGTTTCTATGTTGTATTCAGTCAGATACTTCTTTTCTAGCTCTTTAGCTAGTTTAATTTCTTCTTTGTCTGTAAAAAGACCCTCTACACCTAATTTCAACGCTCTCTTACTTACTATATTAACATCCGCTTTATCTCTATATGGTGAGTCTTCAGTCAGAACTCTTTTCTTCGTTTTGTCTATCACGTAGTTCTCTCAATAGGTTGTGAAACTCTTCATCTGTACCCCATAACAGAATTTCTAAATTTTTGTTCATCTTTATCTCCTTTACTGTTAAATGGAGCTCAATCTCAGACATGCACTGAGCTCTGTGGTTTACAAAACCACTGCATCGCTGTCTATGCTTATCGAGCAGTTAGTTAACTAGGATTCGTATAAATTAACGCCGTACAATTAGTTAAAGTAGTTACTTCTAATCCAGTAGACCAAAAAGGAACACACGGAGGCATAGCCCCGTTAGAACCAACGTTATCTGCAAAGAAAATTGTATCTCCAGCACCATTCTTAATTGTTATAGCCCAAGTAGCATTACTAGGTAATACTAAAATACCATTAATAGATATTCTTGTATTAACTCCTATTAAAGATCCAGTAGTATCTATATACATCGGATTGATTCTGCTGTTGTTTGACATATTATTTCCTTTATTCTATTAAATTTCCGTTCGGTCTCCACAGAGGGTCTTTAAAATTAACAATTTTCTGCTTTCTAGCTCCCTTGTGAGACATATACTTAAAGTGATCTTCTACTTGTTCAGATATACTCTTAGTTTCTCTTCTAAATACTCTTTTTTTACTCATTTTATACTTAACTTGTTGTTATATATGTAGTTATATTAAAAATAAATATAGTATCAATATTCATAGCTCTCATATATATTTATATACAAAATCAATCATTTGTCAAGACTTATTTTAACTATTTTTAAAATTAATCTAAATAATCATAAATTATACAAAATAAATAAGAATATGACATAAACACTCATTAACAAGCAATTATACACACAATACGTTGTAATAAATAAGGTTAAATTCAGAGAAAGGAACAGTCGAGTCTATTTTTACTCTCGGAACGCATAGCTAAACTGTACCCGTGCATATAGATAGAGAAAAAGACTATTGACTTAGTATAAGATTTACTTAACAGCGACGAGCTTTTAAGTATTGAGTATTATCTCTTATTATTATACTATTATAGTATTATCTTGATAGTATGTTTAGTATAGTCGGCTTTTGAAGTCTTGAGAAAACAAGTTTGATTGAATTTATCTTTACATATTTTCTTATAGTGTTATAGTAAGAGAGTAAGAAGCAAGCAAGAGTAATTAGGAAATAGCACGGATCTTTGACAAGTTAAAGCACAAGAAAACTCCTAAAATTAGTTAAGTATCTAACAGCAAAAACTATTTATTAAAGAATAGTCGCAAATTAACTAATAAAAAGGGGGATTAAAATGAGTTTATTAAATGAGTTTGACGCTTTAGCAAGTGTTTCAAGAGTTAGGGTTAACAGCGTTAGCAATAAACTTCTTGATTTCTTAAGAAGTGAGAAGGCTAACAAAGCAGAGATTACTAAGATTACGGCAGAAATGCTTGATTGCGACAAGATACATATTCAGGCGTTGTATTCTGCTTTAAAGAAGTTAGGTATTGAAGTTTCAAGAGGTAAGTCTTTTGTAGTAAAGACGGTTGATACTCATTACTTTAATGAGGCAATCGTCAAGTTATAAACTAATAAAAAGAGTTTTCTTGTGTTTTATCTTGTTATACATAAATTTTTTTAAAGGTTTTTGTGAAGGAAATCACATAAAAGTTAATAAGTTTGTTAATAAGTTAGGATTAGTTATTAACAGAGTTATACACAGAAAAGAAAACGTTTTCATTAGAAAAATAGATTTAAAAAGCAATATGGAGTTAAATATGTTACTTTTGGAGCATAAGACAGAAAAAGACGAATTGTTAGAAGAATTTAACTCTTTAGGAGTTAAATCTGTTGTTTTTACTGGTTCAAGAGAAGGATTAGACAAGGAATTTGAAGAGTTGCATAAAAGAGAAGAGTTTTTACGTATTATGGAGATTAGACCGTTTAATAGTCCGAAAAGTCTTTGGATGACTATGAATTGCAAGTTTTATATGAAGAATACTAAGGAACAAGGATATGCTCATATAGATTGGGCTGGATTGACTTTAGCGAAACATAGGAGATAAATATGAATATATTACTCGGTATTATTGTGTTATTAAGTGGTAAAGTAGCGGATGAAAGCGAATACGCTAATCCAGCATAAAAGAATATGAATAACAAAAAGAAAATATATTTAGCTTTGGTTTTCTTATTAGTATTCAATAGTTCAGCTTTTGCTGCGGGGCATACTAGAAATAGAGCTATAAAGAAGATAAATGCTACAATATCGCAAATGGATCTTAGCAGAGCTGTAATACATCATTCGGCTTCTGCGGATGTAAGTGCTAAAACTATTGATACTTGGCATAAAGCACGAGGTTTTGATGGTATTGGATATCATTTTGTAATTAGAACAGATGGTAGTATTGAAAAAGGTCGTAATATCAATAAAATAGGAGCTCACTCTAAAGGTCGCAATAATTTAGTTGGAATATGTTTAACCGGTAATGATAAGTTTACGGAAGCACAAAAAAAGTCGTTAATATCTCTTTTAAATCAGTTGAGAATTAGTAATATTGAAAGGCATCACGAGGAATGTCCAGGAAAAGGATTGAATTTAGATTATATTAGAGCCAATTTAGTTGGAGTTAAAGTTATGATAGGTAAAGCTTCTTTTTATAAGGATACAATTACAGCAACAGGAGAACGCTTTAATGCTAATGAATTAACTTGTGCATTAAAGAAAGGAATTAAAACCTATGGAAAATCTTATAAAGTAACTAATATTGATAATGGAAAGTCAGTTATAGTACGTCATAATGATTGCGGTACACTAAAACCGGGTAGAGTAATAGATTTAACTCCGGAGGCATTTAAAAGAATAGGAAATATTAATGATGGATTGTTAAATGTTAGAGTTGAGGTTATAAAATAAATGCACAAAGATATAAATTATATAGTACATAAGAAAAATTCTTCGGAATATGTAATATCTAAGTTCTTAAATGGAGAGTTTTCTCAGAATTACAGATTAGTAAAAGACAAAAAACAATATGTTTGCTCTTGTTTATCTGGAATATATCGTAATTACTGCAAACATAAAGACTGGATTAGCTTGTTATTAAAACATAAAAAACTACCAGAAAACGTTGAAATAGAACAAGAAATTACTTCAGATGAAACTAATAAGTTAGTTAATTCTATATTAGGAGAATAAAAATGATAGAACCTACTTGGATTTGTGTTTGCGGTAGAGAGGTTCCTGGAGAATGCTCAAGATGTTTATGTGGCAGAACAGAGAGGCAAAGCGATAGAGAAAAAGAAGTGGATTTTATAGATAATGACTAAAAGGAGTTAAGCGTGGGAAAGACAGAAAAATGCCAAGAGTGTAATAAACCTTTAAATAAAGAAGAAGTAAAAAGATACACAATATGTAAAAAATGTAAAGGTTTATTACATAATCTTATAGATAAACTAAATGAAGGAATTGAAATATGTATAAAGTAAAAGTGCCGGGAATCTTGGATAGTTCTAAATCTGCTTTAGTGAATAGTAAAGGAAGGGCAGATGCCCCCTCTATCACTAACAGGATTCCCGGTTTTATTATAGAAAGAAGAGCTGGTGAGTATCCTAATATATCATAATATAAGAAGTGGAGAAAACCAGCTCTACTATAATAAAAGAATAGGAAATACAATGAATTAACATATTATCAACGTCCATTTTCTTAAGGAGAGAGATGGATAAACTAAAAATTAAGTTTTCTAATGACCGTCTATTCGTAACAGGAGTAGACGGTTTTTTTGTTATCTATAATGAGGAATAAGATGAAAAACAAAGAGAATTTAAGATTTTTATATTTTGAGGGAGAATTAGTTGTTAATAGTAAAGAGGAACAAGATGAATTATGTGATAAAATTGAAGAATTTATTAAAAATAAACTAAAAAGAAAAGGTAAAATAAGTATTTACAGAGTTATTGAGCAATTTTAAAGGAGGAGTGAGATGGAAAATGAAGTATTTGCAGGAATTAAGAATGCTTTGATGAGAACCAATATGTCCACTTATGAAATAGCTGAAGCGTTCAAGGTAAGTGAAAGAGAAGTATTAGATATTATGACGGAATTAGATTTTATTGTAGTATAATAGGAGAACAATATGGAAATAAGAGAAGGAAATATAATAGTTTCAGTTGATAAGATATTAACACCGGATAAGAATGAATTTCTTAGGAAAACCACAGAATTGCTTGGTAAACTAATAGAAACTGAAAACGAGTTAGTTTGGGTAGTGGCGGCAGATGGAATCTTAAAAACAGCTTTAGCAGTTAAGATGACTAAAGATATGATCGGAGAAGATAAATGAGTAGAATTGAAGAAATAAGAAAAAAGTTTTTTAGATTGGTAGATTTAGATTATATTTTTGATATGTATCAAAGTGATTTAAAAAATGGAATAACTCAACAGAATGTTAATTTTAAAGCGTATTATGAGAGTTGTAAAGAGTTAGGATGGATGATAATATGAGTAAAAAAAGTAGAAGAGAAGACTGGAAAAGATTATGTGTAATTTGCCACCAAAAATATGGCGGTAGAAAGAGAGGAAAAGATGGGAAATTTTTGGCTTCCAACTCATAAGTGGCAATATGTTCAATGGTTTGAGGATCAGAAGATATTAACTCGTGAGAAAGCTAATCGGATGTCATTAAAGCAATTAAGAGGTAAGTATTGTGAGATAAGGAGTAAAGAATGAAACTTACTAAAAAATTAAAAATAAAATTAGAAAAACTTGAAGAATTGAAAAATAAAAGGTTACATTATTGGTATGTATTTGATATGGCAAATTTTTATTTAAAAGATAAAGAAACTACAGATTTTATTAAAAACAATTTTTCTGTAAATGAGATTTGTCTTCTTTTGAAAAAAAACTTTAATAAGCTAAAAATAGGTATTATTTGGACTATTATTACTGGAGAAAATGATTGAACCAATAGAAAATAAGAGTTTCTTCCCAATGGATGAAACATATCAAGAATGAAAATTGACGAAGCAATAATTTTGGATGAATGTGTTGATTTAATTGAATTAAGAAAACAGTTAAAATCAGCTAAGGATTCTTTTTGTTTGAATTGTGGTTGTGCAGACCCACTAAATATGTGGGAAGTATGTTTTATATGTGGTAAAGTACCTTATATTAAGTCTTTAAAAGGGCTAAAAAAAGTAATTAAAGGTTGGTTAAAATGGAGTTTTAAATGAATGATTTTATGAGATGGATTAAAAGAATTAGTGTGATAGAATACTTCAAAAATGATGATAAACATAACGGAATACTCTTCTCAAGAGAAATTTCTCGTAAAGATATATCAATATGGTTAGAAAAAGAGAAAAAAGGCGAAATTACCATATTTAATTTAGTTAAATGAGGAAAATAAGATGGAAATAAAATTGGATAGAGAAAAAGCTATACAAGTTTTAGAGAATTATGTTAAAAGACAGTTAAAAAACGCTAAAGAAGTGAAAATAAAGAGTGAAAGCATTATTTATCAGGATTTACTTTTCAATATAAAGGAATAGTCTTATTTTAATTCCCTAAATAATATAATTGGAATAGAGTTATACTATATAGATTTTTTGTTATTAAAAATGAGGAATTAAAGAGGAGAATATAATGGAAGAAGATTTAAAACGTTTTATAGGAAAAACAATAAAGACTATACAAAAAAGAAAGGGTCTGTGTGGATACTATTATACTCTTGTATTTGAAGACGACACTAAATTAAGTGCAATAGATGGAGAATACGGAGACGATGCTTTTTATATAGGTGAACAAGAAGATATAATTACAGAGGAGTTAAAATGACTTTAGAAGAACAGGAAATAGAAGAATTAAAAAAAGCTAAGAAAAATGTATTAGAATGGTTTGAAATTGCTTTAAAATATGGGGAATGTGGAATAAATCTATATTATTCTCCTAATAATAAAGCTTGGGAAAGTTTAAAAAGTCAAAAAGACTTTAAAGAAGCTAAATACAAAGGTGTTTTTGTTGGTTATGAATATAAAGGATATTTATTTAATATTAAATATGGACCCGGAGACTGTGAAGAAAACTTGATTAGAGGAGAAAAATTAAAATGACACAAGAAGAACAGAAAAGAGAAGACAGAAGAAAAATATATATACCTTGTGATATATGTTTAACAGAAGGAGCAAGTGAGATAAAAGGCGGTTATTACAATATGGAACATAATATATGGTTTGTTTGTAAAGACTGTCTATGTAAAATAGAAGATAAAAGGAAAAAAGAATGAAAGAAGAGCTTAAGTTTATTGTAATTAACGTGGGTTCAGTAATTGTATATGCTGTAATAATGCAATCTTTGATTAAATAAGAGAGGGTTTAAAACTTTCTTGTAGAGATATATTGTTTTTTAAAATTAGGAATTAGAAAGGAGATAGCTATGTTTTATGAACTTAGAGCAGAACGAACGGTTGCAATTGCAGTGAAAGATATAAAGAAAATGAGACTAATTAAATTTAGAGCTAAAACTATAGAAACCAGGAAATGGGTTTATGGCTATCTTAACGTTAATTCTAAAGGCGACACTATTATTAGCAATGAATTTAGTTTTTGGTTTGTTGACCCTAAAACAGTAGGAGAATTCACCGGCTTGCTTGATAAGAATGGCAAGGAGATTTATGAAGGTGACATTATTGAGGAAAATTCTTGGGTTGGTAAACGAATCAATACAGTAATTTATAGGAATGATCTTGTTGGTTTCGGTACACCAGATGGTAGAAATTATATAAGTTTATCTGATGGCGATACTAGTCCTAAACCCAAATTTATCGTTATTGGCAATATCTATGAGAACCCGGAGTTGCTGAATGAAAGTTAAAGATTTACTTAAAGTAAGGGAAAGTGCTAAAAAGTCCTATCCGGATTTTCTTAACTGGACTATTGCTCTTGAACAACTTCCGCGGATTACGGCGGGGTTGCCGGCAGAGTATAAATATTTTAATAAAGAAGGAAAATTATTAAGAGATGAGGATTATAAGATTATAATTTATTTAGTTAATAAATTAACAGATAATTAGAAAGGAGGTGAAAGTATGTCTGTATTTAAAAAAGGAGATGTTTTAAGAGTTATAGGAAAGAGTAATGGGCAAGTCGCTGCAACTATTGGAGACATAATTGTAGTTGATTACATTGATATTTATGGTAGAGTTATCGCTACAGCAAAAACAGGAAGTTCTTATCGGTGGGATGACGAAGATTTAGAATACGTAAATAAATCGAAAGGAGAAATAAAAATGTTAAAAAGTCTGAAAAAGTATTACGAAGATCATCAGGATATTATTTTAACCGTAGGTGTTGTTGTTTTATTGGATCATTTTCTTTTTGGAGGTGCTTTGAGAGCGAAGATACAGACCACCATTGAGAAATTGTTAAGTGGTGTAGAAAAGAAGGTGGAATCAGTCAGTTAAGTTTTCTATCCACTTAGTTAAGAAAGGAGAAGACGTGGAAGATAAGAATAAAGGAAAATTCATAGCTTTCTTCTTAGGATTAGTCTTAGGAGGGAAGGTTCTTCCTTGGTTTATACATCTAATATATATTTCTATTATTATATTAGTTTGGTTAATACTTAAATAAGGTCGAAACGGAGAGTTACATTATCTCCGTCTTTTGTTTAATACAAAACTGAATGAGACCAATTAAGGAGAATAAAAATGGAAAAAGTTGGAAATATTATTAAGTTAATGAAAGAGGCTCACGTAATTTTTAAGGATTTAACAGAAGACGAGAAGATTTTATTAGAGGAAGAGATAGTTAAATTAGAAAGAGAGTTTGATAATGAGAAATAATAAAAAGAAATTAAGTAGAGATGAAATGTTTAAAATTTCAGATAATCTAAATGAAAAGGTCTCTAAATTAAAAAGAATTGACGATATTGTAGCTTTAGACGATATTGTAGCTTTAAGTGGAACAAAAATAACCGTAGATGATGAATTTTTAGCGACTTTAATTGTAATGAGAGCGTATTTAGACAATACTCTAAATAAATTTGGTTATTAAATAGGAGGAAGTAAAATGGATCAAAACGTTGTAAATAAGCTAAATAACCTGACAGAAAAGCAACAAATTGATGTGGTTTTAGCAAGAGCAAAAGAACACGCTTGGAAAATTTATATGGGAACACAGAAAATGGCAATGAGAGATAGAAAGAATTTTCATATTCTTACGGATAATAACATAATGCTACAAAGAATGGAGTATAAAAACTACTTACAACATCAGGTTGTAACTTGGTCTATTGTTAAGAAAGATACTAATGAGAGAATAGAAGGAGACTATGGAACTATAATATGTAAGTTCGTGGAAGAATATGAAAAAACACATCAAGCTATCTGTTTGTAAATAAGTTTGGTTCTTTGACAATCTAAGTAGTAGACCAAAAAAGGAGATAAGAATGAAATTTCTATTATTTGGTCTTGCAATATTGTTTTTTGTTTTAGGAACAATTCTCGGAGTTGATATTGCATATAACTACGAGGTAAAATATAAACAGTTCTTAAAATTAGCGGATGACGCTTCAACAGCTAAAGATAAACTGATGTATTTTAAGGAATACAGAGAAAAAGTTAGTAATATTAGCGAAGAACATGCTAACTATATCTTTAAAACGGAAAGAATGACTAAATCTACTCAATTAAAGATATTAGATACTTTAATAAGCAGACTAGAAACAACTTCTAGAATGAAAGAAAAATCTCTTGAATATCAACAAGCTATGTATCAAATAAGCGGTCAAGAGATGGATCATACTTTGGGAGATATAGATAGTGTGTTTCGTGGTTGTTATGGAATAGAAAGACGAGAAATAGTTATTTTGTGTTGGTTATTTTTAGGTTTTGTGTTTTTTGTTGGCGGTCTATTGACAATGGAGAGTTATTTCTAAAAAATCTACTACTTAGATTGTTCCTCTTAATGTAATTCATTAACTGATGAGGGCATTAAATAAGCCCGAAAGGAGAATAGATGATTTGGACTAATGGTTATACAAAAGAAAATATAGTAAGATTGAAAAAAGAAATTAAAGATAAAGAAATAAAAAAACTTGAAGAATGGCACAAGTGGTTTGCTTGGTTTCCTATAGTTGTAGATATTACAAAAGATAAAAGAGAAGTTAAAGCGTGGCTGTGTTTTGTAGAAAGAAAAGGTACATTTTATGTAGGAACTATAGAAGATTGGTGGAATTGGGAATATAGAATTTCACATCAAGATTCTAAAAACTAATCTAAAGAGGAGAATATAAAATGAAAGTAATATATGATACAGATAAACAAAAAGTTCCAATAAAGATGTGGTTAGATGAGATAGAAGACGGAGCTGTGAAACAATTGGTTAATTTATCCAATTTACCATTCGCTTTCAAACACATAGCGGTAATGCCGGACTGTCATCAAGGATTTGGTATGCCTATTGGTGGAGTATTAGCTACTAAGAAAGTAGTAATACCTAATGCAGTAGGTGTTGATATTGGATGTTTTACTGGTGATACAAAAGTTAAATTAACTGATGGAAGAGATTTATCATTTTTAGAATTAATTAAAGAATATAATAGAGGTAAAGAAAATTTTTGTTACTCTCTGGATAAAGAATCAAATATTGTTATATCAAAAATTAATAGTCCCAGAAAAACACGAATTGCCAACGAACTTTTAGAAATAAAATTGGATAATAATGAAATAATTAAATGCACTAAAGATCATATATTTTATGATAGAGAAAATAAAGAAATTAGAGCGAAAAAATTAAAAATTGGACAATCGTTAATGCCAATTTACATTAATAAAGCATTTGAAGTGGAAGATATTGAATTTGAGCATCAATTTAAAAAAGAAAAAATGAAAGATTATAATGTAATTTATAATCCTAAGAATAATAAGTATCGCTATATTCATATTTTAGCAGATGAGTTTAATATATTAAATGGTATTTATAAAAAAACTAAAGGAGTTAGACACCATATAGATTTTAATAAATATAACAATAACCCTACAAACATAAAACGAGTTAATTGGAAAAAACATTGGGAAATACATTATAAAAATGTTGGTAAAAACTCTAAATTAGGTATCGTTGGATTTAAAATAGCAAGAAAGAATAATCCCATTTTATTTTCTAAAATGGCATCAGAAAATATGAGAAAATTACATCAAAGAAAAGATTTCCAAGAAATTGTAAAAAAGAACGCAATACAAAATTGGATTAATTATTCAAAAACTGAAAAATTTAAAGAACAAGCTAAATTAGCTGGAGAAAGAGGAAAGAAATTTTTAATTCAATATAACAAATCTGAAAAAGGAAGAGTCAAATCTTCTGAAATTGGTAAAAAATATGGTTTTGGAGCTTATTGGAATAAAAATAGAAAAAATCATAAAATTATTTCAATTAAACTAATAAATAAAAAAGAAGATGTTTATTGTTTAACTATTGATAAATATCATAATTTTGCCTTATCTTCTGGGGTATTTGTTCATAATTGCGGTATGTGTGCGGTTAAGACTTCTTTAAAATCAGAACAATTAGATAGAGAAACTTTAAAGAAGATAATGGGAAAGATTAGAGAAGTTATTCCTGTTGGAAACGGGCGTGACGGAAGTCATAAAGAAAGACAAGATGAAAATTTAATGCCAATTAAAGCAGAAACAATTAGAGATATGTTAGAAAACTATAATGTTATTAAAAAAGAATATTTCAACGCGTTAAAACAAATCGGTACTTTAGGAGGGGGAAATCATTTTATTGAGATTCAAAAAGATACCGAGAATAATATCTGGATTATGATACATTCAGGAAGTCGGAACTTAGGATATAAAGTAGCTAACTATTATAATGAGTTAGCAAAGAACCTAAACGGTAAGTGGTATGTTTATGTTCCTAAAGAATGTGAATTGGCTTTCTTACCTATAGAAACTCAGGAAGCTAAAGACTATATGTTGGAAATGCAGTATTGTGTGGATTTTGCTTTAGCTAATAGGTTTTTAATGATGAGTAATATAGTAGAGATATTTAACAAAGAATTTAACGATGAAGGATTCTATCTAAAAGACATAAACAATCAAGAAACCGGTTGCGGTAAAGCAACAATAAATATAGCACATAATTACGCAATATGGGAAAATCACTTTGGAGAGAATGTAATAGTACATAGAAAAGGAGCAACATTAGCTCGTGAAGGAACAATAGGTATAATACCGGGATCTCAAGGAACTAAGTCTTATATAGTTAAAGGTTTAGGAAACAAAGAAAGCTTTGAAAGTTGTTCTCACGGTGCAGGTAGAGTTATGGGAAGAAAAGAGGCTTGTCGTCAATTAAATCTAAAAGAAGAAATTAAGATATTGGACGATCAAGGAATTATTCACGGTATTAGAAATGTAAATAATTTAGAAGAGGCTTCTGGAGCGTATAAGAAAATTGAAGATGTTATGAAAAATCAGTCGGATTTAGTAGAAATACTTGTGGAATTAAGCCCTTTGGCTGTAATTAAAGGAGATTAATATGGCATTTCCCAAAAATTTAAACAATGTTAAAATAAAAGGATTTAAAAGAAATATTCTAAAAGATTTAGTTAGAGCTATTGAAAACAAAGAAATTAAATGGATTAAAATAAATACATATTATATTAGCTCATGTGGAGATTTTATCTGGAAAAAGGATAAATATCATTTAGAAGAAGTTTTGGAAACTGTTGTTTCTATTGAAAAATATCATTAAAATAATGATAACAGCGTCCATGTTCTTAGGTAAAAGAAATATGAAGAGAAACTATCAGAAGGAATCTATTTTAACAGCAGATAGATTTAAGGAACCTATAGAAGACTGGGAAATAGAGAGATTCAAGTCAAAAACTTCTAATGAAATAAAGGAAGAAGAAAAACTCTTTGATTTAGCTAAAGAATTAGGTAGGACTTACAAAGCTATGATGTGGTGGTATGAATTGATGTATAGAAGTGATAAATATGAGGATAGACAACATCACGCTAAAAGTATAATAGAAAGATTTGCTAAATTTTAAAAAGAAGACTTAGATGACAAACTGTTTACATTTGGATGTTAGATTTTCGGGAGGTTTCTGGTTACGATGTCTACATTGCGGAAAGTTTATGGAATCTAAACCGTCTTGGTGGGTTGGCTTCAAAAGAATTTGGTTTATAGGAGAATAACCCATATTACACAAGTATATAAAAGGAGAATAAAATGACTTGTAATTGCACAAATTGGGTTGGAATCAAAAGAAATAAAAAAGGTAAGAATATTTGTACTGGTTGTGGTAGAGAAAAAATGAATAAAGATATGAGCATTCCTCTTGTTAAAATTCTAAAAGACATAAAAGACGATATACAACAAATAAATCAGTGGAGACAACATATTGAAGTTGATTGGGCACAAAGCGTCGCAGAATATTCAGCAAAAGCTGAGGCTCTTATTGAATTATTAGAAGCACATTTGTTTGGTTCTGTAGGCGGTTTTGGTCCCGAGCAGATAGATAAAAGTTTAGAAGGAAGATATAATTATTTAGTCATTTATATATATGAGAAGAGGAGAAAAAGAAAATGAGAGGAAAAGGGTTAAAAACTTTTATTGGTAAAATTGGTAGAGACGAGTTTGGTATAAATAGAATATATGTAAAATTAAAGAATATACCAAAAGATATGTTGAAGGAACTTAAAACAAAAATAAATTTTAAATGTTCGGATTGTGAGACTAATGTAGCAGAGTTATCTATAAATATGCAAGATTTTATAGATACTGAAAGAAGTAAAGATAGAAGAGAAACTAATACAAGTATGTATTTTGATTGTGGAAATTGTGCTGTAGGAGGATAAAAATGGCAGATTATGATTGGGTATTTAAAAAAGGATATGCAAATTTTGATAATCAGTCAGAATGTGAAGATTTTATTAGATGGGCGATAGATGAAATAAAAAGATTAAAAGATTTATCTTGGAAAAGTGTTGTAATATATATAAAATGAGCAAATTTAAGACTGGAGATAAAGTAAAGGTTGTTAAAAAAAATGATTGTTTTGTATGTGGTGATTTTTGCCCATTTGTTGGTTTAATAGGAATAGTCAGTAATCCGAAAATCTATGATTGTTATGTTTATGTATCTAATTTTGAGAAGAAAGCTGGAGGATGCTCCGGTTTTTTAGAGAGTGATTTAGAATTAGTTGAGAAAAAGAAAATAATAAGAGAATATGAAATAGTCAGATTTATGAGAGAAACAACTAAGAAAATCGCCTTTATAATATTATCTTTGTTTTTATTAAGTGGATGCAAAGATTTAGATATGGAAAATAGTTTAAAACAAATAGAAATATATGAATTAAGACAAAATAAAGTTGGTGTAAATCAAAGACGTTCGGTAGAAATATTAACTGAAAAAATACAAGAATTAACTGATAAAGTTAAAGAGTTAGATAAATCTAATGAAAAACTTTATAAAATAATTATGGAGAAGTCTAATGCGTGTACAACTCTTCAGAAAGAGTAAAGAAAATATTAATGTTTATGGTTATTTAGATGAAGAAACTATCTATATAAGAGAAGATATGAAAGGAATAGATTATATAGAAACTTTTATTCATGAATTTATACATTGGATTATATATAAAATAATTCCCACTAAACTACAGCGATTTTTTAATTGTTGGTTCGATATGCTAGATGGATTTATAAATAGTTTTAATTTTAATCTAGTAAAGAGTTATTATAGAGAATACTATGAAATTTAAAAAAGGAGACCGAGTAAAGGTAGTAATATCATACGATCTTTGGCTACCTTATGCTCAAACAGGATGGACAGGAACTATCGTAAGATACTTTTCCGTTTATGAATATATTATAATATGGGATTCAAGTTATAATCACGAAGAAAAAACGGGTGATTTAATTAAAGAATTTATGATAGAATTAATTGAAAAGAAAAAGAAAGTTATTAAACCGTTTCCCATAGTAAAATTCTTGGAGAATGTAAATGCGAGAGTTTAAAGAGGGAGATAAAATAAGAATATTGTCTGATTGTTCAGGAGCGAAGGAAGGACAGATTTACACTCTAAGATACTTATTGGTTAAAGAAAGTAAAATATTATATGCAAGTAATCAAAGAAGAATGACAGAAGTCACTCACGATTGTGGTTGTTCTTGCCTGAATAATTGGAAGTTGATAGAAAAAAATAAAGTTATCAGAGAATATCCGATAGTAGCTTTTATGAGAGGTGATTTAATTAAATCTCTTTAAAAACATATGAAAGTTAAATGTAAAGATAATTCAGGACGTGGGATTGAATTAACTATAAATAAAATCTATTATGTTTTGTCAAAATCCGACGATATGGTTTATATAATAAACAATCTTGGTAGAAAATATGGTTATATGTCTTTTAGATTTTCTCTTATAAAAGAAAAAAATACAGTTAAAGAGTTTGAAATATCTAAATTTTGTAAAAAAATGTATGATAAATGAAGGAGAATTAAATGAAAATTCTATTTCTTGACGATATGCAAACAAGACACGATTCTTTCTCTAGAAAATATGTTGGGCATAATATAACATTTGTCAAAACAGCTAAAGACGCTATTAATATTCTAAAAAGAGATTTAAATTGGGATTTAATATGTTTAGATCACGATTTAGGAAATAGAATATTTGTCAACTCAAACGATGAAAATACGGGTTATCAGGTAGCTAAATATCTTGAAGATAAAAATCTAACCTGTAAAATAATAATACATAGTTGTAATCCAATAGGTGCAAAGAATATGCAAAGATGTTTACCAAATGCGATATATAGACCTATATTTTGGTTTTAATATTGAAAGGAGGAATAAAGTGAGACACTACTAAATAAAAGTTATATATTATTAACTGTAAAGAAAAGGAGATAAAATGGATAATGATTTAGATAAATTTAGTGTTGGTGACAAGATTCTTTTAATAAAAGGAAGAAACAGTGGTACTGTTGGTTATGAAGGACAAGTTTTAATAATTACTGCGGTCTACGTTGGATATTATTCTGTAAAAAGTGACAAAAATACAACTTTTAATATATTCTATGATTATGAAGGATATAAAAAAGACGATTTCTGTCTAGCTTCTAGAAAGGAAAAAGCTAAATACTTAAAGAATTTAGTTAATGTATTAAAGAAACAAGTAGAGGAGAATGAAAGGGAGATAGAATTCTTAGAGAAATATGAAACAGAAGAAGACTATCTTGCGGAAAAGTTAATGCAGTTAATGGAAGCTAAAAATAGGTTAGGTATAGTTAAGCTTCTAAAGGAAATGAGAAAAACAGATCATCTATAAGATGATTTATTATTAACCAGTAACAAAAGAGGAGGAAGAAATGAAAGTTAAAGTTATTTATGTAACTGGAACAAGAGATTTAGCGATTGGTAAGACTTATGACGTAATTCGTCAGAAGGAAAATGGCAACTTCGTTATTATTAACGAAGCTGGAAGAGAGGTGTCTTTTAAAGCTTCAAGATTTGAGTTAGTACCGGAGATTGTTACTTTCAAAGCGGGAGACGTCTTAAAAGATTCTGATGATAGAAAATATCAGCTAATTCGTTCAGGAAAATTAGTTGCTCTTCTTGATGTTTCAATAGGAGAAGTAACTAATGGATTTCATCCTGTAGAGGATACTCAATCTATCACAGATGATGAAATGTCATTAATTGATTCTGAATGGACTTCGGAACGCTTGGTAAAAGCGTAAAATCTCTGAAGAGTTAGTGAAAATCTAACGAAACTAAAAAGGTTCTGCTCGCCTTTATCAACATCAGTTGATATAAAGCACGATAAGAACTAAAAATTGGTAGTTAGTCACCTTTTTAGTCAGATTATATATTAAGATTAGGAGAAGTTTAAGTGAAATTTAAAGTTGGAGACATAGTAAAAGTTATAAGAAGTGGTAGAGGTGTTTCTCTAGAAAATATAGGGAGAAAAACTGTAATAACAGAGATAGGACGAAGAAAATATAATAATTTTGATGCTGTAAAAACTAGAGATTTAGATAATCCAGATTTTGAAGATTGGATTAATGAAGATAGTTTTGTATTAGTAAAAAAGAAGACAATTAAACCATATAATATAGTTAATTTCTGTAAGAAATTTTATGAATAACCCCAAATTTAAGATTGGAGATAAAGTAAAATGTGTATTAACATCTAAAGGATCTGATGATGACTGTTCTTATGGAGGAGCGGGTTGGGTATTAAACAAAAAATTTAAGATAGCTTACATAACAAGAAACTGTTCTCCATATATTTATTGGGACTCACAAAATAGGTACGGTGTTTGGGAACATCATCTAGAATTAGTTAAAAGAAATATTAAACCATATGGAATCGTGAATTTTATGAATAATATAAATAAAAAATAAGGAGAGAGAAATGAGAATAACACAGATTAGATTTAGTCCAGAAATAGAGGTTGAATATCCTGACGATATTGATACTTATGATATAATAAATAATAAACGTTGGAATAGAGAACATTACTTAGAAGGATGGGAAATAACAGAAGATGGTTCGCTAGACAACGGACTTGAATATAAACCTTCATATAAAAATTATCTTTTTTACAACAAAAAATCGTTATTAGAAATCAAAAAATTATTAGAAATGATAAAAACAAACGAAGGATATATTAATAGTACTTGTGGGTTACATATTCACGTTAATATATCAAACTTTTCAGACGAAGAAATAACGAATGTAATTAAAAGATTTTTAGTTAATCAAAAAGCTATTATAACAAAATTTAAAGTACAACGGAATAGATTGTGTTCATATTGTCATCCTTTACCTGAACATCTTAAAAACTTAACGATAAATAATATTTCAGAGTTTAGAAAGTATTGCAAAGATGATTTCTGGAGAGAAGATAGAAAATATTACGCTCTTAATATTGATTGTATTAGAAACTCCAGCTATAAAACTCTTGAATTTAGATTGTTTAATGGAACTTTAAATTATGAAACTATGAAAATGTATATATTTTGGGTATTGAAATTTGTTTCTAAAGCGAAGAGTTTAAAATATGCAAATATTTAAAATAAACACTAAGGTTATTTGTGTTTCAAATCGTGGGCTTAATATTGGTGAGTTAACTATAAATAAAGAATATACTATTTTAAATAGTTATATGAGCGGAAATACTCTATTTTATCAAGTTATTTCTGACAGACTTCAAATAGAAGATTATTTCGATTGGAGATTTAAACTTGTAAATACACGAAAAAATAAAGAATATAATATTGCAAAATGGTGCAAGAAGAACTATAAATAAATGAAATATAAAATTGGAGATAAGATAAAAATAATAAAAGAAGGTAAATTTGATTGGAATAAAATTATGAACGCATTTATAGGCAAAACATTTACCATATCTAAAATATTCAACTTTCCAACTGCTCCCGGAAAAAAAGTTTACAATGTTTTGGAGAATAATTGGAGTTGGTATGAAGATTCTTTTATTCTTTCTACAAAGAAAATAATAAGAGAATATGGTATAGTTAGATTTATGCGTTCTATTGAAAAGAAATAACTAGGAAGAGACCCTCTAATATTACGGTTCTTATATCTCCCTTATCCGAATATTATGGTCTCTTCGTTAAATTTGGAGACAATACAATGATTAATAGCAAAGCTAGAATAAAAACAAGAGGAAAGTTTTGTACTCGTCCCTGTTCTTTACCTTGCGTGGGAGAAAAAGTACTTATGTTAGGAGCTCTTCATAAAGACATAGATATGGATAAAAGAGAAAATTCTATAGTGGTAAGGTTTTTCAGAGATAATACGAGATGTTCAGGTTTTTCTATAGATGATTTAGAAATGATTAATAAATATAGTAAACCATTTGGTATAGTAGAATTCTGTAAGAAATATTATTAAAAAGGAGAGAATGTATGTTTAAATTGGGAGAAATAGCAAGAATAAAAAACGAAAGTACTTTGATAAAAATACTGTCAAAAACTGAAGTAACAGAAGGAGAAACAAAGTACTTGACAAGTATTCTTAAAAATGATTTAGAAATAGAATTATATGAGTGCGGTATTGAGAAGGTAAATAAATACTATATAAATGAGATTTCTAATAAAATAAACGTTGGTGATTTAATTGCAACTAATGCGAACGACACAGAAACTATTGCGAATAAAAAATATATTTATGGAAAAGTGGGAGAAATTTTTACTAGAAATGAAAATAAATATATCTGTTTATGGAACAATACTCTTAACGGTGGTACTGGAATTAAAGAAAGACCGGGCAAGTGGAGATATTCTTGGTTAATAAATTTAGACAATACAGAAGCTCATATAATTTTTGAAAAGGAGAAAAACATGAGAAAACTCAAAACAAAGGAAATTGTAAAATGTTCATCGTGTAAAAAAAATATTGAGAAAGAAGAATGTTCTCACGAGTTTGATGGTAAAATTTGGTGTGAAGAATGTTATAATCAACAAGTTGGTTCTTGTTCGTGTTGTGAGGGAAATTTTTATATTGATGATTTGCTTACTTCGGAAGAAGGAGATCGTTATTGCGATGATTGTTACTCTGAAAATTTCGCTACTTGTTATTCTTGTGATTGTGAATTAGATTGTCATTCAGGTGAAATATTCACGGGAACGGATGATAACGTTTATTGTAGTGATTGTTTTAGTGAAAGATTTTCTGTATGCAACGCCTGTGGAGATACTTTTCGTGTTGATGATATGAGAACTAGAGAAAGTGATGGATTTCTTTTTTGTGAAGATTGTTATTCTGAAGAGGGTTCTACCGCAGAAGAAAGATTGATTCACGATTATTCATATAAACCCTCTCCAGAATTTAAAAAATTAAAATGGGAGAAGGAAAATTCAGAAGATCAGAAAGCCTCTTTATTTATGGGATTAGAATTAGAGGTACAAAGAGATTCTTCAGAAAAAGAAGCTTCTTCAAAATTAATTTCTTTTCTTAAAAAAGAAAAAGTAGAAAAACATTACTATCTCAAGCACGATGGAAGCGTTCCAAATGGTTTTGAGATAGTTACTCATCCGTTTACTCTATCTTATGCACACAGAGAAATGAAATTAAACAAGATATTAAGATGGATGAAAGAACAAGAATTTACCTCAGAAGAGAGTGGTAAATGTGGATTACATATACATCTCTCAAGAGATTTCTTTGAAGATTTAGAAATTACCAAAATGAGATTATTCTTTAAAGAAAATGAAGATAAACTTAAAGAATTGTCTAGAAGAAAGGGAGTTGGGGAAAACTATTGTAAATTTGAGACAATTAACACAAAGGATATATTAAACGATAGCTCTCAAAGTGGTCGATATTGGGCTTTAAATTTGAATAGTTCTACTAATACTGTAGAAATAAGAATGTTTAGAGGAACATTAAATCCAAAAAGAATAACTGCTATATTACAATTTATGGAAGCTCTAAGTTATTTTGTAAAAGTTGTTGGAGTTACGTCTCTAGTAATAGGAGAAAGAGAATATAGAAAAAATAGTTGGAAGTTGTTTATAGATTGGGCTAAAGACCAGGAAAAATATGGAACAATGTTAAAACATCTGAAAGGAGAAAAATTATGTGCTTAATTGCTGTTAAAGAGAAGGGAGTAGATTTTCCTAAAGAAGCTTATTTATTATACGCAGAAACTAGAAATAGTGACGGAATAGGTATTATGTACTGGAAAGTAAATTCTAATGAAGTTTGTATTAAGAAGGACTTTACTAATGCAAAACATATGATCGCTTGGTGTAAAGATAATCTCTCTAAAGAAGACGCTTTAGTAATTCATTTTAGATTCGCTACTCACGGTCTAAAAGATATAGGAAATAGGCATCCGTTTCCTATAACTAAGAATACTGAACTGTTAAGAAAACCGGAGTTAATCTGTCAAGTTGCAGTAGCTCACAATGGAGTAATTACTAACTACGGTCATCACGAAAAATTCTCAGATACACAAAAGTTTATATTAGATATTTTATCTGACGAATCAATAAAAAATAATCTTCACAGTGAAGCGGTAATTAAACTAATTAACGTATTTATTGAAGGAGATAAGTTAGCTATTATGCACAACAATGGAGAAATTCAGAAGTTTGGTGCTTGGGAAACAGAAAGTAATATATTTTATTCAAACAGTGGTTATAAATCTTGTTCTTATTTTGAAAGAGGAGCCGGTTTGTTGGGTTTTCATAATTATGAAAGAGAAGAAAACTATAATGATAATACAAACAGCTCCGTGAGAGATAAAGTAGATAACAAAGGCAAATCTGTAGTTTTTGAAGGTTTATGTGAAGGATGTAATGAGATGAAATATGTAATGACGGTAGATATTGAAACTGAAACAAAAGGAGATTTTATTTCTTTCAACTTATGTAAAAAATGTAGAAAAGCTGTGAAAAAGGGAGAAATTAAATTAGTAGAAAATAACGAAGAAGATATAGAATCTGAACAGTGTTGTGAAAGTTGTGGAGAGTTCTTTCCAACTAAAGAAATGATAGAAATTTCTCTAGAGGGAGGAACAATGATATGTAAAGATTGCAACAAAGCTTATATGGAAAGCGGTTCTCTACCACAAAAATAATATGAGATTTGTACATCCAAAAGATTTAAAAATAGGAGACATTGTTAGATATGTTAGTAGAAAATCTTGGATTTCTCCTAATTATCATGATACAGATAACTATGGAACAATCAATCAGTTATATAAAGTACATAAAATATTAAAAACTACCGCAAGACATCATATGTGCGGTGAAGATGGATTAAATAATCCTTTACTTGCTTCTGTAAGCGATGATTTTAGAGATTTTAGTGCTTGGTATGGTAGTTTTGTAATTGTTAATAGAGAAATAAAGAAAACAATCAAAGAATATGGTATTGTAAAATTTTGTAGAAGATACTATAAATGAAATTTAAGATTGGTGACTTTGTCTTTTATAAGATAAGAACTTCTCTTTATGATGATATTTTTCAAGGATACTGTACGCAAGGATACTGTGTAATTAAAGAAATTGAAGAAAACAAAGCGTACGGTTATTGGGGAAACACAATAAAAGAAGCTTTATATATGTTTAAACATAATAATGAAAAAAAATTTAGAACTTTTTATGGATATATGCCTTTTAGTACAATTAAATTAGTAAATAGAATAATTAAACCATTTGGTATAGTAGAATTCTGTAAGAAATATTATTAAAAAGGAGAGAATGTATGTTTATTTTTAGAAGAAAAGGGGGAATAACCGCTAAAAAATTAGCGATAGAATTAAATTGTAGAACAAGTAAAATTAATATTCCTTCTTTTAGAGAGTTTATAGTTAATTACGGAGGAAAATTTACTGGAGCGAATTTAAACGCAAACTGTGAATTTGATAAGTATAAAGCGTCTAAAATAATGCAAAACAATGAAATCTCTACTCCCAAAACCTTTCTTAGAGGAGAAAGAATACCAAATGATATGTTCCCTTTATTGGCAAGAAAAAGATTTCATTCTCAAGGAAGAGATGTGATTTTCGTTAGAAATCAAGAGGAATTAAATAGATTAAATAGAGATTATGATTATCTAATTCAATATATAGATAAAACAAGTGAATATAGAGTACATATTCTCGGAGATTATGATACAATAGTTAGTGTAAAAATACCTAAAGTAGAGACGGCTAACAAAGTAGTAAGAAGTAAAAGAAATGGCTGGATTCAGGTATCTTATGATAGAGAATATAAACACTCTTTAATAGATTTAGCTAAGAGAGCAGTTAAAACATTAAATTTAAATTTTGGAGCAGTTGATATTATTCGTAAAGACAATAAACTTTACGTATTAGAAATTAACTGTGCACCTGGGTTGGAAGATAGAAAACTAAAGAAATACGCTGAATATTTTAAATACGAAGAAAATAGAATTCAAACTAGAAACAATATAGCTTATTCTTCTAGAAGGAGAAGTCGTTAATGAATTGTGAATTTAAGATTGGTGATTTGATTACTTATAAATATCCTTCTAAATCTTACTGTATTATAGTTAAAATAGATAGGAATAAAATATGGGGATTTTGGGCAGATAGTATAAAAAGAGCAAAAACAATATATAAAAATCCTACTAACGAATATATGTTGACATTTATGTACGTAGATGAATGTGTGTTGATAAAAGAACATAAAAAGATAACACAACCTTATGAAATAGTTAAATTTTGTAAAAAATACTATGTATAAATTTAAAGCGGGAGATAAAGTAAGAGTAAAAAATTTCTGTAGCGGAGCGTGTCCCGATATTATATATACTCTTATTAAATATGATAAAAATATATTAAAAACATACAAGATAGGACAAGATAAAGATGAAGGATGTACTTGTGAATATAATTGGATATTAGTATCTCCTTATAAGAAGATAATAAAAGAATATCCAATAGTTGCTTTTATGAAAAATACAACTAAGAAGGAGTAAGAATGTCTAAAGACAACGCAAAAGCAGTGTTAGACGTATGGAAAGAGACAGAAACAAAATTAAGAAAAGATTCTATTGGAAGAGAACTTTTTAAAGAATTATTAAAAAGAGTTTATATAAAACTAGAAAATGTATAAATTTAAAATTGGAGACATAGTAAGAGTAAAATTTTCTCAACATAATACTTATTGTTCTAGTAATAGCAAACTATTATCGGGGAAAATAGGAAAAGTTACATATGTGGGAGACGCTTACAGATATTCTTCCCTAAGAATAGAAAAATTTGTTCATTTAGATATTGAAAAATCTCTTTTATCTGCTAGAGGTCTTTGGATTGATGAAATAGAATTGATTGAGAGAAAGAAAAGAATTGTAAGAGAATTTGGAATAGTTAAGTTTATGAGAGAAACTTCTTGACAAATATATTTTTATATGATATAATAGAAAGGAGAAGAGATGAGTAACGATATAGTAAAGTTTATTAAGAAAACAATAGTTTTACAAGGTATTTTAGATTGTTTTGTACAAAAGTGTCATTCAGAATATGCAATAGATTATTTTGGAATTAGGGATAAAACTATTCAAGAAATTGATAAATTATTTGAAAAATCAAATAAGGAGCTAAAATGACCAAATCATTGACAGATATTTTAGAGGAGTTAATTTATAAAAAGTGTTGTAAAACAATAGGTAGTAAAAAGTATGAGCCTTATGATAAAGCAATCGCCCACAGCCAAATAAGGGGGGAGGGGAATGAAAGGACAATGTAGGTGGAAAACAAGAACAGATTGCCAAGATTATTGCGTTCTTAATTATCAACTTTTAGCAGGTGGTACTTGTGAAGGTTGCCCTGATTACGAAGAACAGGAAGATTAAATCACACTCAATAAAGGAGTTGATATGTCAGATTGTGTATTTTGTGGCAAGGAATTAGGTATTTTTAATTTTGGTGCGTATCATGATTACAATGGATATTTTTGTTCGGTGCAACATTATAGAGATTATGAAAGGGAACAAGAAAACAAAAGGGAAGAGAACAAGAATAAACAAAACGCTAAAGAAATTCAAAGAGTAAGTGAATTATACAATAAACAAAAATGCATTGCACATGAAATATACCAACAAAGAATGAAAGACGGAAGACAAGGAACTCCAGAAAGTGACTGGTACGAAGCGAGGCTTGTAATCTATGGTGTAGGTGCAGTAGATCACGGGCTACCTAATAATAAAATAGATTTTAACCCAGAAGCATACGACTACTCTAATTATTTTTAATTAGAAAGAGGTAATAAAACAAATGAGAGATATTCTTAAGATTGACAGAAGTCTAAAAAATGCTTGTTTTTTGCGTTTTGGCTCTTGTAAAATAGCTTATTTCTGCTTTTTTCAAGTCTTTAGTATATATGTATTAACTAAATTTTAAGTGTCTGGAAAGTCTTGGTTTGACGTATTTTGATAGTGTTTCTGCTCTTTTTAACATAACATCTTGATAAGACTGCTACTTAGGAGAACTATGTCATTTCTAAACTGGTTGTTAAATCCTTATGTAGAAGGAGTCTGCACTTCTTCTACTTCTCAAAAGGACAAGACTAGAATTATTCTGCCATCAAAGTCTATATATAGACCGGAAACATTTGATGACTATATAGGACAAAACAAAGCTAAAAATATAATTAAAGGATATATAGAAGGAACTCAGAAGAGAGATGTTATCTTTCCTCATACTCTAATTTCAGGTTCTCCTGGTTTTGGTAAAACATCTTTGGCTTTGCTTATAGCTTTGTATTTAAAAGTAAAATATGTCTATTGTATAGGAAGTGATATAGAAAGTTATGAAGATATAATTGATAGAATAGAAAAAGTTAACGGAGGAATTATTTTCTTAGATGAAATACATTCTCTTAAAAGAGAGATGGCGGAGAAACTATATCCAATATTAGAAGATTTTAGAGGTTGTGAAAGCGTCTTTACGTTAGTTGGCGCCACTACTGAATTGGGGGAAATAATAAAAGATAGAAAACCCTTCTTTGATAGATTCAAAATAATAATAGAATTAGAAAAATATACTCTTGAAGATTTAGTTAGAATGGTTTGTCTCTATAAAAATAGATTATTTAACAAAGAAAACATTAACAATAAATGTTATAAGCTTTTAGCTGAAAATTGCAGAGGAACTCCTAGAAATTTAATTAGACTGTTAGAATCTTTAGTATATCTAGATGGAAATATAGAACGAGTCTTAAAAAACTTCTCTATTATTAAAGATGGTTATACTGCATCTGACTTAAAAATATTAGAGTATATCAAATCTAGTAAAAATGTTGTTGGGTTAAATAGCTTATCCAATTATTTAGATACTTCGGTAGAAAACTATCTCTATTATATAGAACCTTATTTGTTGCAAACCGATATAATAGTGAGAACTTCTAAAGGCAGAAGATTGACTGAAAAAGGAATGAACTTAATTGAGAGACTAAACAATGCCTAATATTGGAACAAGTTGTAGTTATAATCCTAGATCATATGTAGGAACTACATCTATAAACGACAATTTAGATAATGATTTTTTTGGTATTACTAATTCTGATATAAGAAGTTTTGTTTCTATATTAGAAAATTATACTAACGATTGCGAAACTTTAAAATCTACTTCTCTCGTAGAAAGATATAAAAAGAAGAATATTAAGAGATTTAAGTTAGTTGATTTTTTGGAGAATAAAAATGTTAAGAGCTAAGCCTGGAGATAAAATAAGACTAAGAGAAAATAAAGAACGATTTGGTATCTTAATAAAGGTCTCGAAAGATAGATTCAAAATAGACTGGGGAGATTATACTTCTGTGTCATTTAATTTGAATGGTTTGTCTGAAAGTGATTGGGAAATTATACCACAAAATAGAGAATCAAGAGTATTTGAAATAGCTAAGTGGTGTAAGAAATATTATGTTTAAAAAAAGAGACATATATATAATCAAATTTAAAGAAGAAAACTTTAAATATTTTAATAGAGAGGTGTATATTACTCAATCTTCAAAATTTCAAAATTGTTATTGGATTAAATTAATTAACAGTGAAAAATTTAGTTCATATAAATTTTCAGAGTGTTTCATAAGAAATGGGGGGAAAGAAATTCTTTGTCATAAAGATTTCTTAAAATTAAAAAAGAAAATAATAAGAGAATATGGTATAGTTAGATTTATGAGAGAAACTTCTAAAAAGGAGAATAAATGGAACAAGATATATTTAAAACCGGCGGAAGTATTTGGGGTAATAAACCAAAATCTAAACAATATAGTGAAAAAACTCGTGAACAAGAAATGAAAGAAATTAGTGAAGATGCAACTAGACAAGCAAAAGCTATTCTCGACGAAATAATTAAAAAGAGATACTATACTGAAGAAGATTTCAAGAACATAATTAATCAAGCTTGTTGGATAGAAAAAATATGATAAAAAGAAAATTTAGTGTTGGCGATAGAGTTAGACAGATTTGTTCGGGATATAATACTCATCCGAAAGACATTAATAAAGAAGCAATAGTTATACGTGTTGGAGGAAGATATATTGATACTAATGATGGAATAATTATAAAATGTTCAGATGATTGGCATCATATCGTTAGTGATTGGAGAGGTCAAGATGCTTTTGAATTAGTAGAAAGAAAGATTATTAAACCTTACGGTATTGTGAATTTTTGTAAAAACTATTACTAAGGAGAGTAATGTTTAAAATAGGAGATAAAGTTAAAATTATTGACTTATTTAAAAATAGAAAAACTGGGAGAATTAAAAAAGGAATGATAGGTACAGTAACCCGTGTATGTACAGAGACGTACACTTCTAGAGATTATGTTCATTTAGATATTGAAGGAGAAGATTATGATGGAGGATTCTGGTTTAGTGAGATTAAAAAGATTTCAAAAGAACCGAGAGTATTTGAAATAGCTAAGTGGTGTAAGAAATATTATGAAAGAAAAATAGAATGAAAAATATTGTTAAGTTAGCTTTATACATATTGGAGCATTAAAAATATGTTAGTAACTGAATTAAACTCTATAAAAAATAATTCTATAAAAGCTATAAGAAATCGTTCTTATAGTAGAACGATAAATCTATTCTGTAAATATATAGAGGAAAAATATAAAGATTATATGTACAGAGAATATGAATATAAAGATGATATTACTCTAAGTAGAATATTTGAAAACAATATTAATCTAATAAAAGAGTTTGCAACAACTAAATTGATAGAAAACTTCTCCAAATATATGAAATTTAATACGGGACTGTCTTCTTTAATAATCTTTTATAAGTATTTAAATAAAAAGAATCTTATTAGTAAAGGATATTTAAAAGCTATTGTTACAGTTATAAACTTACATAAAAAAGAAGTCCCGGTCTTAACAAAGAAAGACGAATATCTTACACACAAAATGTTATGTTCTATAACAGATAGAGCTAATTTTTGGGCTAATCATTACGATGCACTTAAATTCAAAACTATAATACATTTTGTGTATTTTACTGGTATACGCAGATATGAAATAGAAAAAATTAAAAGAGTTGATTTTGATTTAGAAAGATGTTCTGTAAAGATTGGGGAAAGAGAGTGTTTCTATAACAAAGAAGTAAAAGATATGATAACGTTCTATTTTAATAAGGAACCAGAAGTTAAAAACGCTTTTAATATTACCAATTCTATAATAGGAAGATATAACAAGATTTTATCTAGATATAAATATAAAGACAAAGCAATTACTTTTGAATCTTTAAGAGACGCTAATGCTCATATGATTATGAGAAAGACTAAGAATATAGGTATTTTAGCTAAATTGCACGGAGAAACAGATGAGTTGTATTTAAAAAAATATGCTCTAAAAAATAAATACGTAGAATCTATATATAGAAGATTTATAAAATAAAGGATTATTATATGTTTAGAGTTGGAGATAGAGTACTACATAGAAATTTTGGGTATGAAGGAAGAGTTGTTTCAGTAGAAGAAGATGGCGCTTATTTAAGAATTATATGGGATCCTAAATATAGAATTCGTGGAATTTATATGAATCCCATTGAAGATATAACTCTGTTAGAAAAGAAGAGAATTAAACCATATGGTATAGTTGAATTTATGAATAAGATTAATAGAAAGGAGTATGTATGAACAGATTTTTAAAAGACACGCTAGATTTATTATCAATAATTTTAGGAACAGCTATTTGTTTGATATTATCTGGAATGATATTAAAAATATTATATATCCCGTTTAGATTCGGTTGGAATCTATATTAAGAAGGAGAAAAATGATAGAAAAACATCGAGAGTTGTTCGAGTATGCAGAAACTATAGTTAAAAGATATTGTAGATTTTATAATAAACAATATTTAAATAATTCTATTAGTTTTGACGATTTAATGCAAGAGGCTTCTATAGTAGTGTCTCATCTTCTTAAAAAAATAGAGAGCGGATTAATCTTTAATAAAGATAAAATTAAATTGAATATATCAAATGCCGTAGAAGTGAAAAGATTTATTGGTAATGCTGTTGGAAGAAGAATGAATATTATAAGAATACATAGTAAAAGGAAAAATCTTGGCTCTATAACTGGAGATAAAGTTTGTCAATGCCCAAGAGTAACAAGAGGAGGCGATTATTCAATAGATATTGATGGATACTGCATACTTTGTGGTTTACCTATAGGAAGAAAAATGGATAATTCTATAGAAATAGAGGACGATAACTATGTAATGTCTAATAATAACGCCTTTGAAATAAAAGATGAAAAATTACAGTTAACAGTAGAAGAGATGGCGGAAATATGTTTTAGACATCCTCAAATTAAAGAAAATGACTTTAGAATGTTTTGTGAGAAATTTATTGAAGATAAAACTTATAAGGAGGTGGGAGATAGATATAATGTTAGTAGACAACGAGTTAGACAAAAAATCGAAAGAGTAATTAGTGTGTTAAAAAAGTATTATGAAAAATAACTCTTGACAAATGTGCTTTTTTATATATAAATAATAGTGAAGGGTACATAACTAAGGAGGGCTGTATGATTGTTAATCGTGATGTGCTGTTATGCTTCTTAAAGAAGCACAGTATCAGTGGTGATTTTGCAAATGACGAATTGATTTTAAATATTAGAAAAGACAAAATAGAGATACTAACTGTATCAAACGGTAAACACGTAGTGATAAATGGACAATTAAAAGGAGTATTTGAGGATATTGGTGAGATAGCTTTAGATAAGGTTTCTAATTTAATATCATTAATTTCAAACTTCTCTTCTAAAGAAATATCTATCTCTAAGAAAGACAACAAACTGATAATAGAGTCTGATGAAGATAAGACTAAAGCAACTTTTACTCTTAAAAATCCCGAATATATATTAAATAAAATAAGTGGGTCTAAACTAAAAGAACTTCTTGATAAAGCTTCTGAAAACAAAGTTACTCTCTCTAAAGAGATCGTTCTTAAAATAATCTCTACTGCAAATGCAGTTAAAGCGGATAACATATCTCTTAAACTAAAAGAGAAGTCTCTTGTTATAGAAGTAGATAATGGTTCTCAATCTATAGAAACTTATTTTGAATTAAAAGAGATCGCTAAACCAGTTAGTTTAAAACTAAATAAAGCGATAGTAGATATATTTAAACTTCTGGAAGAAGAAAGTACATTATCTGTTAATGTTGATAGTCCAGTTTTACTAACTGTTACCAATAAAGCGTTTCATATACATTATATAGTTGCTACTTTAAAAAAATAAAGGAGGTTAAAGATGAAAATAATTGTCAAGTTGCTCGCTTGTTTTATCAGCGGGGCAGTTTTTAGTACCATTATTAATTTCAATGATTTGAATACTATTTGTTTATATGTTCTCGGTTTAGTTTTGTTTGGAATTGGAGTTAAATTATAATGAAGAATGAATTAGAATCTATGGTATTTGTAGAGAAGTATAGACCGGATACTTTAAAAGATTTGATATTAGAGAACAAACAAACTATTATCAATCAATTAAAGTCTAAAAACACTATACCAAGCTTTATACTATACTCAAACAAGCCAGGCACCGGGAAGAGCTCATGTGCCAAAGCTATAGCTAAAGAATTGGATTGTGATACTCTATATCTTAATAGCAGTTTAGATAGAGGTATAGAGGTGGTGAGAGATGAAATTAGATTATTTACTCAATCTATGTCCTCTAAAGAAGAAACTAAGAGATTGGTGTTTATGGATGAAGCCGACGGTATTTCCTCTGTTGCTCAAAATAGTTTAAGAAATATAATGGAAGAATACTCTAGCAACTGTTTCTTTATTCTAACGGCGAACGACGTATCGAAAATAATTGAACCGATCAGAAGTAGATGTGTAATGATAAACTTTGAGAGACCCAACAGAAAGGAAATAGTTGATAGATTAGAATACATATGTTCTGAGGAGAAGATAGAAGCTGATATTGAAGATATAGTCAAGTTAGTAGATAAACTGTATCCCGATATTAGAAGTATGATAATGACACTACAAAGCTGTAAGTTAGATAATAAACCTTTATTAGTTGAGTACGATGAATACAATGAGTTTATTAAAGCTATTAAACTTAAAGATGTTCAAACTATATACTCTAAAGTATTTGGTAGTAGTTTTGATATATTAGGTTTTAATAGGTTTTTCTTTAATCATCTAATGGAAAACTATGATAAATATCAAGGAAAGACTAAAGAAATAGCTTTATGTTTAGCTGAAGTGGAGAAGTATTGGAATCTCGGAGCAAATCTTCCGATCATATTCATTTCGGAGATGCTAAAAGTGGCAGATATATTACAATAATGAAAATAAATTTAACTAATGAAGAAAAAATCTTAAAAAAGAAGGAATATGACAAAAATTGGAGAGAAAAAAATAGAGACTATCATAAAAAATGGGCGTTAAAAAACCCTATTAAATATAAAGAATATCATAAAAAATATAATAACAATCATAAAGATAAAAGAAAAGAATATTGGGATAAAAATAAACACGATATTAGAGAATATAGATTATTAAAAAAATATGGTATTAATAATGAACAATATAATTCTCTTATAAAAAAACAAAATAATAAATGTGCTATTTGTAATACTCAAGACAATAATTTTAGAAAAAAATTATCTGTTGATCACGATCATAAAACTGGTAAAATTAGAGGTTTATTATGTTATAAATGTAATTTAATCTTGGGAAATGCAAATGATTCTATAGAAATTTTGAATAAAGCTAAGAAATATTTGAAAAAAATAATAAATTAAGTCTAGCGAGTATTAGTCCCAGTGAGAACCACTGCAATCAAGGCTCCTCTAGATGATAAGTAAGGAATAAGGCTCTTTACCTTGTAAAACCAATTCTGGTTGACGACAGTCTACTTTACTTAGTCCTTTTATTAGTTTTAAGACAAAACTAACTAGTTTTAGTAGTATTTTGTGGATAGATAATGGTAATGCTCTAATTAAAATTATTAACTAATGAGTATAGAGACATTTAGAAAAATTTTTTGAGAAATTTTTCAGAATGTTATAGTAATGAGAATGAAAGATTATAAACTAATAGAAGAAATAGCTAAAATCTTAATTACGGAAGAGTGTAAAAACTGGGTTTGGGAAGTTATAAACCAAACATTAAGAAACAAATACTTAAAACAAGCGGAAAAAATATACGATAAGTTAATAGATTTAGGTTATAAAAAGGAGATATTATGATTAATTTAGATGAAGCGGAAAAACAATATTTAATTATTCTTATAGATAGTTCTATTGAGAGTAGAGAGCAACTTAAAGAATACTGTAAATCTACCTATAAGACCTTTAAAAACGTAGCTCATTATAGACTTATAAAAGAGACAAATAAAAGAATCAAGTGGCTAAAAGAGTTGAGAAATAAAATAAATGTTTAATATATTTACAGAAAGGAAACAATGAAAGAAGAAATTATTTGTAAAATTTGTAGTAATAAATTTATTGATTATAAAATAAAGAAAAGAAAGTTTTGTTCTAAAAAATGTTATGCCTCTTATAATAAAAGAGAAAATCATTCTAAATATATTGGTAAAAATCAATTTATAGATGGGAATTGTATAGATTGTAGTATAAAAATTTCTAATGGACAACATAAAAGATGTAGAAAATGTAATAGTGACTATCTTACTAAAAAAGTTATGTTTACTCATCATATTAGAATGGATAAAGATGATAATAATGTAATAAAATTAAGTCGTAGTAAACATTTACAATTACATAGAATAGCGTATAACTATTTATTATTAATTAATAAAGAAAAGGATTACATTAAATGGTTTATTAAAAATTATGGCACAAAATGAAAAATTAAACATCTTTCTTTTAATAAAATCTATCTATACTAAGAAAACTCTTAATATAGAAGAAGTAGAGAGCTATCACAATATAGCAATTTTGAAGTGGTTGAGCTACGACTCTTCTAATCTAGCTACTTTAGAAGAGATTAGTAAGTATTTCTTCTATCTTAGTCCCGAATTATATCTTAAGTTAATATATCTGTCTATAGATAAGAAAGAACAAGTACCTTTCTTACATAAGATAACTAAAGAAACTAAGAAAGAAAACGAACTTTATAATAAAATAAGAGATACTCTAAGATGGACTGATAGAGAGTTAAGACTATACAGTAGATTATTAGATAAGATTATAGAACCTAAATATTGGAAACAACAACTGGGAGTTTAGAAGAATGTTAAATTTATTTGATGATGATTTTTTGGAAGTTAATATGTCTTTTAGTGTAGATTTAGTAGATGAGAAAAAAGAAGCTCAGTATATAGCTGATTCTTTTGGTTTAGGTTATCAAACACAACATTTTGATGTTTATAAAGATTTTAAGTTAGATATAACTAAACAAATATACTATATAACTGGAGACAGCGGTTCTGGTAAATCTCTTTTGTTAAAGTTTATATCGGATTATTATAAAGAGAAAGTAATTAACTTCAATGAAATAACAATAGACAATGAAGAACAACTCTATACCGTTACTAATGATTTAAATACCAGTTTAAAATATCTTACTTCAATAGGTTTAGGAGACGCTTTTCTATTTCTAAATAAATATAAAAATCTATCGGATGGACAAAAAACAAGATATAAACTACTCAAATGTTTATTGTCTGATAAACAATATATAATTATAGATGAGTTTTTAGCAACGTTAGATAGAGAGTCTGCTCAAGTTGTAAGTTACAATCTACAGAAATTAATGAGAAATGAGTTTAAAGATAAGAAATTGTTTGTAGCAACTACTCACGGAGACTTATTTTATTATCTTCAAGCAGATTTAACTATTCAAAAGCTATATGGTAGCAGAGTAATAGCTATTCCTTATGAAAATTCTAAAGATATTTTTGAAAAGAACCCTTTTCTGAAACATATTGTAGTGAATTTAGATAAAGAAAACGGGCAAAAACTGTGGAATGAAGTATTTGCAGACTTTCACTATAGAAGTCATAAAATTCCTTTTCTTATTGATATAGCTTTGTTAAGATTAAGAAAAGACTCTATGCCAGTGGGAATTATAGTATATAAACACGGTAGTTATAAAGTAAATAAAAAAACACAGGATCTAGCAAGAATATCTAGAGTAGTAATATTACCAAAATTTAGAGGTTGTGGTCTCGCTCATCATTTTGTTAAGGAAGCAAATAAACTTTTCTTTGAAAAACACACTGAGTTTAATGAAGTAGATAGTGTAGCAATAATGGCTAACTTTAATCCATTCTTTGTAAAGGCAGGTATGGAAGAAGTAAATACTTTTTATCCTCAAGACGATGGGTTTAAGATAAAAGAATATTTAGATAATAAAAATATAAACTTCTTTAAATTTAGAATTAACAAAGAGTACGCTCTGTCTAATATGGATAATAATTTAAGAGAAATGCTAAAGAAATTGTATATTAAGAAAAAAAGAAGTTATACTAGTTTTAATGTAGATAGAGAGATGCCAGATATAGACACAGAAATAGAAAAGTTTCTTTTCTACTTAGAAGTATTACAGCCAAAGAAGTATCTTTTGAAGAGAGAAAAATAAATAAAATAACTCTTGACAAATGTGCTTTTTTATATATAAATAATAGTGAAGGGTACAGAGACGTTCAACTACGGATGTTAGAAAGGAGCAACCTTGGATATGACTAAGAGAATGCAAGAAACTTGCAAGTATTGTGATAAAGAATTGCAAGGAAATGAGTTTCATTATATATATAGATTATTAGTTGCTACAGATAAACAGTTGCATTATATAGGTATTCAGAAGATATTAGAAGAGATAGCTGAATATGCTATGAACAAAGGATATCATCTTTCTGCTTCGGAGATTATACTTCTGAGACCGGACGTAGTGAAGGCTTATTTGGAAGAAAGAATAAAAGGGGAGAAGATACTCTTCTATTTTCTACAAGAATCAGAAATTTGCTATGAGTGTTTCGAAACTGAGTATGTAAATATGGTACCTTTAAGATAAGGAGAATAGATGAAAAATCTTATTAAATATATTTTTATAATATGTTTAGTTATAGGAGTTGTTAAGAAAGTAGATTATATTAGTGCGACTCCTGGAGGTGGATTTATGGGTGGAGGAGGGACTTCTGCATATACAATTGTTTATCTAGAAAACGGTAATGTTGTTCCGGTTGTAGGAATGCATGAGGTAAAAATAGGCTCTATTGTAGACGTTGAAAAATATGGTATTTACACGATTGATATTAAGAACTTTAAAGTTAATGAAATATAAGGAGAGAACGTGAAATCAGAAGAATTGTATCAGTTAATAGAAAAAGAAATTCTACCACAATGTTTTGCTATAATGAAATCTAAGGGAGAAGCATACAGTGGCACTGAAGATAAACTAGGCAACTTTAAAAGATGCTCTAGTTTGGCTGGAGTTCCTGTAGAGAAAGCTTGGTATATATATTTCGTAAAACATTTTGACGCTTTGAGTAGTTATATAAGAGGAGAATATAAAGACAGTGAACCTATTAAAGGAAGAATACAAGACTTAATTAACTATCTGTTTTTACTCAGCGGTATACTAAAAGAGAAAAACGAATTATAAAATGAAATATGACGAGGAAGACATAATTGATTTTTGTAGTGAATGTAAAGAAGAGATTCTTGCTAGACAAGGTTTTGTCTATAAAGAAAACAAATACTATCATTTAGAGTGTTATCATTTGCTAATAGATGTTCCTTTGGAAGTTGAATCTAATGTTGAAGAAAACATTGAATAAAAAAATAGTATTTGTAGACAGCTCTTATCTATTCTTTAGAGCTCTCTTTGCTTGTAAAGATGTACATAAAGCACAGAGTTTATATCAAAAAATGTTGTTTAGTAGTCTACGCAGATTAAATCTAAACATATGTGATATAGTAATATTAGCTTTAGACTCTCCTAAAGGTTCGTGGAGGAAGGATCACGACAAGTTATATAAGTGTAATAGAAAAGAACAAAGAGAAGCACATAGAGATATAGATTGGACTAAAGCCTTCTCTCTTTTTGAGAATACAATAAACAGATTGTATTACGCAACCAATTTTAATATGATCTTGATAAATAAATTGGAAGCGGATGACATAATAGCTTATGGATGCAGATACTTCAAAGATAACGAAGTTATAATTGTTAGCTCGGATAGTGATTTTGAAATGCTAACTGCACTAAAAAACGTGAAACTGTTTTCCCCAGTAAGCAAATACTTTAAACAAGTATCAAACCCATACTCTGTACTTCATAGTAAAATAGTAAAAGAACAAGCCGACAATTTAGTAAGTCCTATTCTTAGCGAGAAAGATTATAATAGACGTAATTTGATAGTTAATTTGTTAACTCTACCGGAAGAAATAGAAATGAAGGTAGAGAACGCTCTGTCTAATTTAGATTACGATAAACAATATGATGTTAATCTTCTTTCTCCAGAGATGAAAAGATTATATAATAATATATATGATAGTTATATACCGCCAGAAGAAACACCTAAAAAAAGAAAAAAATATAAACAAGAAACGTTAATATAAAGGAGAAGAAAATGCAAAAATCAGTGAATGAGATAATGTGCTTACAAAAAGCAGTAAGAGAAAGATTAGCAGAATTACAGCAGTTAAGAAATCAGGTGTCAACGACAGATACATATTACGGAGCTAAAGATCGTGTTGTGGAAGCAAACTATAATGTTAAAGATGTAGATAAGAAGATAGTTGAGTTACGTAACTTCTTATTAGAGATTGATTCAAAGATTAAGCAATCAAATGCTGTAACGTTAATAAGTATTGATTATGATATTAAAGATTTGCTAACTCCGCTTCAATAACGGAGAAAGCAACGAGAGATTAGAGTAGATAACAGTCTTCACTTTGTTATTAATTTTTGTCTAGTGTGTTGATTCGGTTAAAAACTAGGATTGTTGCATAAAAATACTAGTGTTGATACCGTCAATTATCTATTAAGATTGTTATTTATTCTAACTTCTCGTAAAATATAGGAGAAATAAAATGATAGAAATAAGAAAAGCTTTTATGATTGTAATGGGTATAGTGTGGTTAATAAATTATTGTTTTACTAGAGAAAACTCTAGTGTTATAATAAGTAATATTTGGATAGCTGGTTCATTATTATAGAAAGGAGTAATGTAAAATGATCTTGTTAGCTAGAAGCAAAGGTGAAGGTAATATGTTGAAGTTTGAAGACAAGTCTACAGAGAAGGGATATGTGTGGTATTTTGTGTCTCCCAATTTAGTAGAGTTATCTAAAACTCTTCAGTATGGGTCTAATTTAGATTTAAAGATAGAAGTAAAGGACGGGAAGGAGTATATAACACAAATAGAAGTTTTAAAAACAACTAACACAAACGACTTTAATCCTTCTGGAGTATTCAAGTGTATTAGATGCGGAGCTAAACTTAAAGACGACACATATAAAACCTGTTATACTTGTAGTATGGAAATAAAAAAAGAAACAGCTAACTCACCAGAAGAGAAAGAAAAACAGGAAGTATCTAAGAGACAAACTGTAGCACATGCTGTATCAAGAGCATTAATAGCTTTACAGGGGCAAGTAGATGTTAATAATATCAATTCTATTATTGACAGTTTGGCTTCTAAATTCAAACAAATAGTTGACTAATATGCTAAAAATAAAATGTTCTAAATGTAATAAAGAACTAAAATGTCTAGGAGCTTTAATATTATCTCCTCCTATAGATAATTTAGTTCATAAGTTTCACATTTGTATATGTTGTTATGAAAAACTCTGTAATTGGTTACTAAAAAAACAAATAACGAAAGGAGAAAAAAATGATTCTGAACAGTAAAAGAAATTATCTTAAAGTTGAAGATGTAAAATCTGGAGATGTAGTTGAAATTAATAGTGAGGGAGAATGGACGGAGAGTACTAAATATAAATATGAAGACGGTACTCCTCGCAAGCAGTTTGCAATTGAAGTTATTTACGCTAAAGAACCAAGAACACTGACGCTCAACTCTACTAACAGAAGTAATCTAACCAATGTTTGGGGCAACGATACTGCTAACTGGTTAGGAAAGAAAGCTTCAGTAGAGATTATTAAAGTTAGTGTTGCTGGTAAGTTAATGAATAGTATTTTGTTGAACCCTATTAAAGAAGTAGCTGAACCAGAAGTAGAATAAGAAATTAGGAGCCAGTGCTAAAGTGTGTTCGGTTCGCCACCGACTTTAGGACATTAAAGGTCCACGCCTAACTGATGAGGCACTACGCAGAGCGAATATGCTTATGAAAACCACAAAGAGGACTAAATAAGCTATGTCGCACTAGAGTAATTCTAGTGATGGCAAACTCAACATTTCAGTTGGCTTCTATTAATTTTAGCGGCTCAATGATTGTGAGTAATCTCACGTGGACGGAGAGACTGCCAGTAAAAGTGTCTTTGGTAGAGAAATCTACCAGTCGCTCATTTGAAGAGAGTAAGGAAAGAAAGTTTTCTTGATTAGAGAACGGTACTAGAGCTAATGAGAAAACCTAAAAGGAGCATGGGAAGTCTAATATGAATGTACCCTCTTTTTAGACAGATACCGCACCTGCTCTCTTCTCTAAATGTAAAGGAAATATGAACGATCAAAAAATATTAGATAAAATATTAGATTACTTAGCAAAGAAGATAACTAACTTTAAAGTAAGAACTTCTGGTAAGTGCACATATTTTACCTGTCCTTCTTGTAGAATAGAAGGTTTTACAGCCACTATAATACCAAATACAGAGAAAGTTAGATGTGTAGCTTGTAATATAGTAATAGACGGATTTGATAACGTAGTTAAGACGGTAGAACCAGATTTATGTTCTTATGAGAAGACAGAAATAGTAGCTCATCTTAGAGATGTGTTAGATTTACCTATAAATACAGAAGATGAAACTAAAAAAGCTTTAGACTTCTATGAGAAGAATGGATTTAATTTAATACCAATTGCCAAAAATCAGAAGAATCCTATAGAATGTTTTGATAAGGAAACAGAAATACTTACTGAGAAAGGTTTTAAGTATTTTAAAGATTTAAAAAAAGAAGATAAAGTAGCTCAGAGAAATAAAGAAGGATTGTTAGAATTTGTAACTCCTTTAAACATAATTAATTACAAATATGAAGGTATTATGTACTTTGTTGAACATAAAAATCTATCTTTATGTATAACTCCTAATCATATCATACATTATCATAGTTCACATAACAAAGAACAGTCAGATACTATAGAAAATTTCTATAATAGAATCAAAAATTTCGAGAATAAATTTTATATTCCTTCTATTTTAAATTACAAAGATTGTGATGATATAAACTATTTCTATCTTCCTAAAGTTGAAAATAAATTTAATAGACATATTGAAAAAATAGATATGAATTTATGGTTAGAATTTTTAGGGTATTTTTTAAGTGAAGGATGGACAACCGGTTCTAAACAGTATAAGATTTGTATAGCACAGAAAAATTCATGGAAAAAAGATATTATTAGAAAATGTTTAAAAAAACTACCTTATAATTTTTGTGAATTAGAAGACAGATTTACAACAAATAATAAGCAACTGTACACTTATTTAAAACAATTCGGTAAAGCTCATGATAAGTTTATACCAAGAGAATTACTAAGTCTATCTAGAAAACAAACGAAAATATTATTAGATGCTTTAATGTTAGGAGACGGACATATTCCAGCAAACTGTTATTCCACTTGCTCTAAAAATTTAAAAGAAGGAGTTTATGAACTTTTTTTAAGACTTAATTATGTTGTAAATTCATACACTGCTAAAGTAATGTCGAAAGGTCGTTATTATAAAGATCATTTTATAAAATCTAATGATTCTCAGTATCTAATTAGAGGACAAAAATATAAAAGTAGAACCATTAGAAAACGTCATATTAAGAAAATTAACTATAATGATAATGTTTATTGCGTAGAAGTTCCTAGTAATGTAATATTTGTTCGAAGAAAAGGAAGAAGTTTTTGGAGTGGTAACTGTGCTTGGACTACTAAGACTCATAAAAATAGAAAAGAATGGGAAGACTGGCTTAAAGACGGTCTTAATATAGGTTTAAAGACAGGGAAATGTTCTAATGTTACAATCATTGATATAGATCAAGAAGAGATACCACCTGGAATAGACAATCTACTTCTACCTACCTTAACTTTTAAAACAAATAAAGGTTGGCATCTTGTTTTTAAGTACACAGAGGAATTAAAGAATACTAGATACGATGAGTATAAAACTGACTTGTTAAATGACGGTAAACAATCTGTAGTCTTCCCTTCTGTAGTAGATGGTAAAATAAGAGAGATTAGATATAATGAAATAGCAGAAATGCCTAAAGAGTTAATTGCTCTTCTTAAATCTAAAACTTCTGTTCCTTTGCAAACTTTTAGTGAAAGAATGATAGAAGAGATTAAATTAGGTAGCGTAAATCTGGAAGATTTAAATCTAAGACAAGTAAGCGAGGGGAACCGAAACTCTTTTCTTATTAGATTTGGTGGTATTCTTCGTAAAGAAATGAACTTAGCACAAACCGCATATACTCTAGATTTGATAAACAAGCATTTTTGTAATCCTCCTCTCTCTGCAAGAGAATTCGACGCTATTGTTAATAGTTTAGATAAATATATATCTATGGATGGTACAGAACTAGCTGTAAAAGTTCTAAATTATTTGAGAATAGTAGAAGAAGCTAACTCTATGGACATCAGAGAAGCTATAGGAGAGAAAACTTCAGAAGGAAAGCAGAGAATGGAGAAAGCTATAGCTTATCTTATAAAAGAAGGACTAGTATATAAGAAGCGTAAAGCTTTTCATCTAATTAAGAAAGCTGAGTGGAGAGAGACTTTTCTAGATGAAGGCTCCACTATAGATTTTAATATGCCATATCTTAATGACGTAGCTACTTTTCGTAATGGCGATATGATAGTAATTGGTGCAAAAAGTAAGGTGGGGAAAAGCCATATAAGTTTGAATATAATTAAACAACTTATAGATCAAGGAAAAAAACCTCACTATATTAGTCTTGAATCAGGTAATAGATTTGTATCAATTGCTAAAACGTTAGGTATAAGTGAGGGACAGTTCAAATGGTGCGTACATTTTTCTCCCGAAAATATAGAAATAGAAAAAAATGCAATAACCATAATAGATTGGGTGCTCCCAACCGATTATGCAGAAACAGATAAGTTGTTTAAACACTTTGCTGAACAGTTAGTTAAACAAGGAGGCATATTAATCTGTTTTGTTCAGTTAAAACAAGACGGTACTTTCTTCGCTCAAAATATGATTTCTTTTTTCCCAGCTTTAGTTACAAGATATATGTATGATGATGAAAAAGGAGACGGAACTTATGGTGGTTTTCATATAGACTATATTCGTGAACCTAAAATAAGACAAAAATTTATGAAAGTACCGTGTAAATATAATTGGGAGAAAAAGACTCTAGAAAAATTGGAGAATGCTATAGATGAAGACTAAATTAGTTTGGGATGTAGATGGAGTCATTAGAGATTTATATATTGCAGTTACTAAAGCTTTTAACTTCGAGATAAAAGAGTGGAACTGGAAGTTAGATGGTAAAGATATATATGATTTAGCTAGAGAGAAGCCGGAAATAGTTAGCGACGCTCCTGCAACTAAGTATTTAGATACTATAAATTCTTTTGTAAACGGGCACATAGAGCTTTGGTCTCATCAACCAGACGATTGGAAACTCTATACTAATCTATGGTTAAGACAACACCTAAAGTCGGGAATAGATATAGACATTAGATATTTAACTCCTAAAGAGAAGTATAGAGCTTTGTTAAGAGAAAAGAACGTTATATTGATAGATGACTATCCCTTTTTTGATAGTTACAAGAGAATAATTACTATAGACCAACCATATAATCAGAAAACTAAAGCTTCTGTAAGAGTTAAAACTGTAGAAGAGTTGGAAGATATATTAAAACAATATAAATGAGTAAAAACTTTTTTACCGCAGATCAACATTTCTTTCATTGGAATATGAACACTTATGCTTCTAGAGAATTTAAGACTTTAGAAGATATGAATGAGACAATGATTAGAAATCACAACGCTAGAGTCAAAGAAGAGGATAATTGTTTTCATATTGGAGACTTTATCTTTCGTAACTCTAAAGGTGGTAAGAGTGGAGAGGGAGAACCAGTTAAAGTTTTTGAGTTTAAGAAAAGATTAAATGGTAATAATATTTTTATAGGTGGTAATCATTGTCACAATAACGGTAATAAAACTCCTATAGAAAGTCTAGTTATTAGATATGCTGGGAAGAGAATTAATCTAGTTCACAACCCAGACTACGCTAATCTAAACTATGAAATTAATTTGGTTGGCCATGTCCACAATTTGTGGAAGTTTAAAAGAATAGTTAGTGGAGCAAGAATTACAGATTGTATTAACGTGGGTGTTGATGTAAACAATTTTATGCCAAGAACTTTTGAAGAACTGTACGGAGAATACTGTAAGTGGAAAAAGAAAGAAGGATTGAAATAAATACTGAAAACTTCAAATTCTTTCAACATAAACAATGTGAATTTTTTCCTTGTCACAAGATCAAAGTTTGGAAGTTTAATTGTTTATGGTGTTACTGCTCTCTTTTTAACACTAAAGAGTGTGTAAATAACAATCAATGTGAAGAATGTATCTTTCCTCACGTAAAAGATAATTATGATACTATAATAAAATCATTAAAGAGGTTATATGAGTATAGGCGACCTAAAAAAACGTAATATAGAAAAAAACGCTTGTAAAACAACTAAAGCACAAAGAAGAAAGAAGTTAGACAAGTTTAAAGACACTGCTCATAAATGTTTTGGTAATCCCTTTACTGTAGTGGGCGTGTGTCTTAAAAACTGTTCTAATAAGAATATTAAATGTGAGGAGTGTTATCGTTTCAGTGAGTTAAAGGAGATTAAATAATGTCTAATTATAATGATTTTTGTAGCCCATATATAATAAGTAATCCTAGCAAATGGGTAACTCCAGCTGGTCTTTGTAACCCATTTAACCCTATAAAACTGTTTAATAGTGAAACTAAAGAAGAAATAAAAGTTAATAATTCATTTCCTTCTTCTGAACAACCATTCTTCGCAAATACATTTGAAGCTTTTACTGGCGTATTGATATTTTTACTATTCATAATCTTTTTAAATAAATTATTAGAAAAATAATTAGGAAAAATTAATTAAAAAATGGGTTGGCAAACACTAGAAGCTTTAAAAGAGAGAAAGTTAGTTTCTTGGTTAAGAAAAGGAACTATCACTAAAGAACAGTTCTTTAAAATATGTTCTATGTGTGAAGACAAGGGATTTTGGGAAGCTCTCGGTTACGCTACTAAATGTAAATACAAAACTCATCCAGAACTAAAGAAAAGATATGAGTATAAATGGATTAACATACCAAAGAAAGAATGTAAATTATTTGATTATGTAACTACTGGTAGAGGGTTAAGTAATCAGAAAAGACATAGAATGTGGAGAAATATATTTTTTAAGTTAGATGATTCTGATAGATTGACAGAAGTAAGAAGGTTATATCCTAATTGGGAAGTATTTTTTATGAAACACAATCATTATCGTATAGGATTAAGAAAGGAGATATGATGAAAAAAATATTAATGTTATTTATTTTTTGTCTAGTTTGCAATAATTTAGTTTTTTCAGACGATAATATATCTGTTGGCGATAGTTATTTATCCAAAGCTCAAGAAGTAACTTACAATAATCGTAATTTGGCTGTAGAAATAGCTTCGGCGTTTTATTTGAGAAGCATAGCGGTCAGTTTAAGTGATAAAAACAAAAAGAATGAAGATGACAATTTTTCTTACAGTGACTATTTAGGATACAAAATGTTAGATAGATTAACACCATTCTAATAAACTCTTAAAGAAACAAGTTCACTAAAATTAAGTAGCATAGACTGCCAAATGAGCAGAGTGCCCGATAAGCATATCAAAACTATCATCGCTATGAGAAGGAGAAAACTAGCAATGGATCGGAAAGGTGTAAGAAGACTAGCTTCGTAAACGCCTCAACTCATAGTTAAGGAGAAATAAGATGGGAATAAAAAGTAGAGGAAACTATTCAATAAATTTTTGTTTAAAAATGGATTGTGTTTTTAGAGAGATAAAATGCAAAGAATGTATTAGATACAGCGAATATAAAAAGTTATTTACTAAGGAAAAATCAAATGAGTTGCACGAAAAAAAATAAAAACTGTCAATCTACTTTATTAATTAAAGGTAAAGAAGATAATTTTATCTGTGCCGGTATTAGTACAAAACCTACTAATTATAAAAAAGACAATATATGGTTGTGCTCTAAAGGAGCTGTTTGTCAATTCGCTTTGGAATTAACTGTTGAAGAAGCTCTGTATATATGTTCAGCTTTAAACTCAGCTTTAGGTTGGTTGGCTCCAGGAATTATATATAAAGAAATAAAAAAGAGGAATAAAAAATGATTCTATCTATAGATCCCGGAACTATACAAAGTGCTTATGTTATATGGGATAATAAGGAAAAGAAAATAAAGGATAAAGGAATAATTTCTAATGAGAATATGTTGAAGTTAATAGAAAATAATGAAGATATAGAACTTGTAATTGAAATGGTAGCTTGTTATGGAATGCCTGTAGGTAAAACCACCTTTGAAACTGTTTTATGGATAGGACGTTTCGTACAGCTAGCAAAAAAATCAACTCTTGTTTATAGAAAAGATATTAAAATGTTTTTCTGTAACACCACTAGAGCTAAAGATAGTAACGTTAGACAAGTATTAATTGATAAATTTGGGGAAACAGGAACTAAGAAGACTCCCGGTAAGTTATATGGCGTTTCTAAAGATATTTGGAGTGCTCTTGCTATAGCTGTATTTTTTAGTGAAACGTTTCTAAAAAAGGAGAAAAAATGAATGAGATAACTAAAGTTTATATAAGAAGCAGAATTGAAGAATTAGATTGTTATATAAAGGGAAACAAAGAACGTACTGAGCAATATAGTAAGATTCTTTCTAAAATTGAAAAAGAAACTAATGAGTATATAAAAGAAAAAAATGTATTGACGGAAGATTTAAAAGATGAACACTAGAGACATAGGAAAAAAACTTGAGTCTTTTGTAGCTGACTATCTAAAGAGTATAGATAAGAAAGCAAGACCTAGCAAGAATTCTGGAGCATCCACCGAAATAGGAGACATCCTAAATACCGAGTATAGTGTGGAATGTAAAAAGAGAAACACAGAAAATATAACAGTTAAGTCAAAAATTTGGAACAAATTGTGTTCAGATATACCGGTTTCTTCTTTAAAAACTCCTTTATATATCTTACAGAATTCTAAGAATGAAACCTTTGCAGTACTAGACCTAAAAGATTTTATTAGATTAGCTGAATTCTATTATAAAAATAATATATGATACCATTTCCTAATAAAAAATACAGTATAATATATGCCGATCCTCCCTGGCCGGAATATGGTGGCGGTAAGATTAAAAGAGGAGCCGATAGACATTATAATTTAATGAGCATAGAAGAAATAAAAAATCTTCCTGTTGAATCTATCTGTGAAAACAACGCTCATTTATATCTTTGGGTAACAAACAACTATCTTCCTGCTGGATTAGAAGTTATGAAAAAATGGGGATTTGACTACAAAACTACAATTACTTGGGTTAAAGATAGATTTGGTTTAGGACAGTATTTTAGAGGAATTACTGAACATTGTCTATTTGGTGTTAAAGGAATGATTCCTTATAAAGTAATTGATGGTAAAAGACAACAAGGTGTTACTGTAATCAATGCTTCAAGAACCGAACACAGTACTAAACCTGAAGAGATGAGAAGAATGATAGAAAAAGTTAGTACTGGAAAGAAGATAGAACTTTTTGCTAGACGTAAAGTATTAAATTGGGATAGTTGGGGCAATCAAATAGACGAAAGTTCTTTACAAATATAAGGAGAAATATGAGAAGGCCTAAAAAATTAAAAACTGTTAAAGAATATATAGAAGAACAACCTCAAGAAGTAAAAGAATTAATTGAGAAAGAAAAACTCATTTTAACTAAAGAACAAAAAGAGAAGATAGAGAAACTTCATAGAGTGATGAATGAAATTAACCGTGATAATAAATCAGTGGTGTTAAAATTTGCTAAAGATGAGCCAGATAAAGAGAGACTACCTTTTGGAGTTAAAGAAATTGATGAACTTACTGGTAATGGTGGTATAGCAGGTAACTTTATTATAATCTGGGGGTCAGAAAGTACTGGAAAGAGTAGTCTTTGTTTGTCTCAAATAGCAGAAGCACAGAAACGCAATAAAATATGTGCATATTTAGATTTGGAGCATTCATTTTCTAAAGAGAGAGCTATAATGTTTGGAGTTAATATAGAAGAACTAGTCTTGATAGAAGATGCAACTAACGCAGAAGAAGCAATGGACTGGGTTTTAAAGCTTTCTAATGAAAAAGTAGTTGATCTTATTGTTATAGATAGTATTCAAGCTATGTCTACTCAAGAAGAGAACGAAGCTAAGAGTGGTAAAGAAAGACTGATGGCAGAAAACGAAATAGCTTCTCTTGCTAAGAAAATGGGAAAGTTCCTAAGACGTTGTGCTACACCTATTTATAAAGCTAAGATAGCAGTTACTCTAGTAGGTCAAAGCAGAACTGGTGGTATAGGTACTTTTGCTGTTCACGAAGAACTTACTGGTGGTAGAGCACAGAAACATTGGTCTTTACTTACTTTATTTATGAGACAAGGAGCAGATGCCCCTACAGAAAAGATGAACACAGGAGAAGTAGATGAGAATGGTAAAGCTATTAAAGTAAATAGGAAAATAGGATTTGACTTAGTTGTAAAGATACAAAAAACCAAGACAAATTCTAAACCTGAGGGGTATGATACTCATCTTCCTTTCTTTTTCAAAACCGGTTTTCGAAAGGAATAAAATGAAAATTGGTATATTATAGAAAATAGTTAAAATAACTCTTGACAAACAGCGTTTTTTATATATAAATATATATAGAGGGTATAAATATAGCTAATATGCAATCTAATCTAAAACTAACAAATATATGTAATTACAAAAGAAATATTTATCTTTTCACTAGAGATGAATATGGAACTCTATCTATAACAGAGGATAAAAGTTTCTTCCCGTACTTCTTTGAAAAAGATAATGATAAAGGTAAGTTCAAAGCTATAGATGGCAATATGTTACGAAAAGTTTACTGTTCAGAACCCGCAGATGTACCAAAAATGCGTTCTTTGTCAAGTTATTCCTCAGATGTGCTATTTACAACTAATTACATAGTAAATAAGATAGATAACATTCTTCCCACCACTTTAAAATATCTCTTTCTAGACATAGAAATACTAGCAAAAGAACTCCCAGAAACAGCTACAGCCAAGTACCCAGTCTCTTGTATAAGTATCTACAACTCTTTTAGCAAAGAAGTCTTAACCTGGTTTCTCCCAGAGCAGAAGGGAAGTACTTTAGAAGAGCAGGAGAGAAATTTATTGAACTCTTTTGTAGACTATATTAAAAAAGAGCAACCTGATATGATTTTAGCTTGGAATATTAAGTTCGACTATCAATATCTTTTTAGACGTATTAAAGACTTTGCTAAACGTATATCTCCTATAGATTTATCTAGAAGAGGAGATGAAGAGAACATCTTCTTTCCCTGTGGTATTTCAATTTTAGACTATCTAAGTCTCTTTAAAAAAGTATATATGAGAGAAGCTAGTTATACACTCAACTACATAGCAGAGAAACATTTAGGAAAAGGGAAAGAACATAAGAGTGTAGATTTTGGCGTCTTAAACGAAACTATTAAAAAACGTAATCGTGGTGATGTAGAGATTATGGTAGAATTGGAGAAGAAGTGTAAACTAATACCCTACTACAATAAGATTAGAATATTGAGTAAATGTAACTGGGAAGATTTGTATTTTAATTCTCGTATTATGGAATTTCTTCTGTTATCAGAAGCTAAAGAAAAGAATCTTATATTACCAAATAAACCTTCTAAAGAAGACACTTCTAACGTAACAGATGAACCTGCTTTTGAAGGAGCTTTTAGAGGAGTAGAAAACACAGGTTTGTTTAGAGACGTCGCTAAGCTCGATCTTACATCAGCATACCCCTCTATGATTATAAATTTTTGTTTAGATGGGCAAAACATAAACGAAAAAGAAGGTATAGATATAAACGGTATTAAATTTAAACAGAATACAGAAGCTTTACTGCCCACCGTAGTTAAAAAAATACTTACATTAAAAGACGAATACAAAAGAATATTAAAAGAAAATCCAAGCGAAGAAAATAAAATAGCTTACGCCGCAATTAAGTCTGTAGCAAACTCGGCTTTCGGAATTTGTGGGTCTCCATATTTTCGCTTATTTAACTTAGACGTTGCTTCAAGTATTACTTTCTTGGTAAGAGATTTAATGATGTATGTCAAAGGTAGAGTGGAAAAAAGTGGGTTAAAAGTCTTGTATGCGGATACGGATGCTGTTTTTTTAAACAGCAAAGTAGATTATAGTAATATATTAAATCAGTATATTAAAGATTGGGCTAAAGAAAAGTATAATAAAGATAGTATTGATTTAAAGTTCGAATATGAGGGATATTTTACTAAGGTAGTTTTTCTTGGCTCATGTCATTATTACGGATACTTAGAAGGTAAAAAGAATCCAGAAATTAAGGGAGTAGAAGTAAAACGTTCCTCTTCAAGTAAATTTGAGGCTCAGTTTCAAGAAGCTCTTCTCAATCATATTATAAATGGAGAAACTAGAGAAGATATTATAGAGTGGATTAACTCTGAGAAAGAAAGAATTAAAGAAGCAGATTTAGAAGATATGGCGTTTCCTTGTAAACTCACTAATCAGAAGTATAAGAATTATCCTATCAATAAAAGAGCTTTCGATAACAGTAAAAAATTAAAGAAAGATTTTAAAGTCGCCGTAGGTGAATTGTTTTGGTACATATTCACAAAAGATTCTAATGAAGTATTATCATTTACTTTAGATGATAACGACTTTATTAAAAGAGAAAATTTAAACTGGAATAGAATTATAGAAAGAAACATCGAGAGTAAAGCAAGAAAAATATTCGAATGTCTGAAATGGAATTTACCAAGTAATACTAGACAAATGCAATTATTTTGAAAGGGAGGTGATTCAGATTAGTAAAGAAAAGAATAAACAGAAGAAAGAGATTAAGAAGAAAGCGAAAGGTAAAAAATGATAGATTACGATGGGGAGGATGCAAGATGATTAGTAAAACAATTTATTTTATGGTAGAGTTAATTGACTTACTTGACGGAAATCCTAATCAAGTATTGTGTAAAGAAGAAGGTTTAGCTGACTTTATTGCAAATTATGATAAGGATAAATATAAAATAGTCAACGTTTACGGTGTAACAAATTTATTTTTAGAGAGTAAAGAGTTTATTAAACAAGAAGACGCACTAGAAAAAGGAGTTGAAAAATGTTAAGCAACGAAGACTTGTATGATGAATTAGAGACAATAGAGAAAGTTCGTGAGGGGCTTAAGAGTGAGTTTGAGAAAGCTCAACTTAAGGCTTTAGTATTAGGTGTTAAACTTCTTCACAATATTCGTTCTAATATGGTCACTGTTATGAAACATCAAGGTATCGATCTTATCAAACCAAAAAACAAAGTGGAAGTTGAATAAATGAAATAGCCCTCAGGGAAACTAAAAAGTCTCTGAGGGTTTTCGTTTTTATAATAATATAAAGAGGAAATAACTTAATGCAAATATATACTTCACCGATTATAACAGAAGAATTTTTAAAAAAATATAAAGGAACAAATCCTAACTTTGGATTTAACGGACTCGGCTATGTGGTGTTTCGTAGAACATATTCGAGATTGAAGAAAGATGAGACTTACGAAGATTGGTATGAGACAGTAGCTAGATGTGTTAACGGAGCACAAGAAATAGGATCAGATTATACTCAGAAAGAAGCTGAGAGACTATATGATTATGTATTTAATCTTAAATGTTCGTTTGCAGGTAGAATGTTATGGATGTTGGGTACTGAACATATTAAAAGATGGGGCGGAAATGCACTTATCAACTGTTTTGGGATGACTATCACCGAATATGAAGATTTCTGTTTTCTATTTGAGAATTTAATGTTGGGAGGGGGAGTTGGTTTCTCCGTTAGAAGAGAAGATATTCACGAATTGCCGAAAGTAAAAGAAAATATAAAAGTTACTCATAAAAATACAAATGATGCAGACTTTATAGTACCTGACAGTAGAGAAGGATGGGTATATTTGTTAAGACAGGTATTAAAATCATATTTTAGAAGTGGTAAATCGTTTTCTTATTCTACTATATTAGTAAGAGGATATGGAGAAAAAATAAATGGACTCGGCGGCACAGCTTCGGGACCAAAAATCTTAGTAGACGGTATTGAAAATATATGTAAAATAATATCTGCTAGAGAAGGAAAGAAACTACGATCTATAGACGTTTTAGACGTCTGTCTAGGAAAAGGAACCAAGATATTAACTAACAATGGTTATGTAAATATAGAGAATATCACAAATGAAAAGATAGTAGTGCCGTTTTGTTCTGATGAAAACATAAAAGATAGTTATAGATTTCTTCCCGGAAAAATAATTAATAAAGGAATACAGAAAACTCTACGTATAGATACTCTTTCAGGAAATTCAATTATAACAACACCGAATCACAAATTTTTGATCAAAAAATCTCATAATTATATTAGAGGAAAACTTTATCAAAAATTTTCTTGGAAAAGAGCAGATGAGTTGGTTATTGGGGATGCAATTGTTAGCCCAAATAATCCAAGTATTAACACCAAACCGGAGTTCAAACAAGACTTTGGAGTATTAGGGTGGGTTGTTGGTGATGGTTATTTCACGAAAAATAAAAGAGGTAAACTAACTCTGGGAGCTATTTTCGGACCGGGGGAGGAAAAAGCGAAAAGAATGGTTTCTGATCAGTTTATGGAATGGTATAAAACTGTAAAAATTGAATCAAATAATCAACACACTAATACATTTCCAAAGATTTCCTATGAAAATAACGGAGTCGGAACACTACCCATAAATAGACAAGAAGTTTTGAAGTATTTAATGAACAAATACAAGTTAGAAACCGGTACTGCGGTATTTAAAAAGATACCTCCTTCGGTGGTTATGACACAGAATTTCTCAATTAAATCTAGTTTTTTATCTGGGCTATTTTCTGCAGATGGATGTATTCAAAAGATCGGCGGTAAAAAAAATACTTGGGCAATTTCTCTGTCTACTGTAAGTAAGGAAGTATCAGAGCAGGTGTATTTAATGCTTAAAGAGTTTGGTATACATGGTAGAATCTCAAAATTTCATAGTAAAGGTAAAAATACGTTATTTCAGATTGTTATACAGAGTAAAGATAGTCTTTTGAACTTCGCAAACTATATTGGGTTTTCTTTAAGCGAAGCAAAAAATAAAAAAACGTTAATAATGTTGCCCGAAATTAGTGATAAGAAAAATCGTGGGGCTGAAATACAAAAAGTGTCAAGAGTTACTGATGGAGAAGAAATAGAAACTTATGATATATGTCTTTCTGAAGGGCATCATTTTATTGCAAATGGTCTTGTGGTACATAACTGTAACTTAATCGCCAGTGTAGTAGTGTCTGGAAATATTCGAAGATCGGCCACTGTAGCCTTAGGAGATCCAGATGATTATTTATTTATTAGAGCAAAAAGATGGGATTTAGGAGATATTCCTAATTGGCGAGCTCTAAGTAATAATACAATTTATGTGGATGATTTTTCTCATATTCAACCAGATATATGGGAAGGATATCTAGGAAACGGGGAACCTTACGGATTTTTTAATATTAAATTAACACAAAAAGTTGGGCGTATTAGAGAATTACGCAAAGATAACGCCGAGTTGCTAAATCCTTGTGCGGAAATTCCTTTAGCTAATAAAGAGATATGTTGTTTATCAGAACTATATTTAAACAATATAAAATCCAAAGAAGAATTAATTGATTGTGCAAAGCTTCTATATAAAACTCAAAAGGCAATATGTTCTATGAAGTTCATTCACGAAGATACGAATAGAATAGTACATAAAAATATGCGTATTGGTATAGGTGTTACTGGAGTTTGTCAATCTCTCGATAAGATAGAGTGGTTAGATGAGTGTTATAATACTATAAGAGAGTACGATAAAGAATGGAGTGCTAAAAAGGGATATAATGAAAGTATTAGAATTAGTACCATAAAACCGTCAGGAACCTTGAGTTTATTAGCAGGTGCTACTCCTGGAATACATCCAGCTTATAGTCAATATTATATTAGACGCATTAGAATGTCTAGTGATGATAAATTAGTTGCTACGTGTAAAGACCTGGGCTATATTGTAGAAGCTGAGAGAAATTTTGACGATACTATTAATTATAAGACAGTAATAGTAGAGTTTCCTTGTTATGCGGGGGAAAACGTTGTTTTAGCAAAAGATATGACAGCGGTAAAACAATTAGAATTGGTAAAGAAATTAATGACTATTTGGGCAGACAACTCCATTAGCGTTACTGTATATTATAAAAAGGAAGAGTTACCTGAAATAAAACAATGGTTGAAAGAACATTATAAAGATAGTATCAAAAGTGTTAGTTTTCTGTTACACAAAGAACACGGTTTTAAGCAAGCTCCCTATGAGGAGATTACTAAAGAGCAATATGAAGAAAGGATTTCTAAGATAAAAACTTTAAAAGATATTACAGTAGAAAATAAACATATTGACTTTGAAGAGTGTAAAGGCGGGGCGTGCCCTGTTAAATAAAGGAGAAATATTATGTCAATTGAAGTTAGTAAGATGACTAAACAGGAAATATTAGCAAGGGAAAGATTCAGATGCCCAGAAAAAGGGCACGGTTCTAAGAATGGGTTTGAACATCCGGTTTGTTTTGATAGAAACACCAAAGGGTTGTTTCAAGAGAAAGTTCTATTCTTCGATATTGAAGCAGAAGACCTTTCGGCGGATTATGGTATTATGTTTAATTGGTTTGCCATAGATGAAGACGGTAATGAGTTTGAAGATTATATTACTTTAGATGACATTAAAAAATATAAATCTTCTCATAGAGATATTGAACCCAGAGAGGATACTAGAATAGTTAAAAGTTTAGTAGATTTAATGAGTAAATATACTAGAGTAGTGGGGCATTATAGCTGTGTAGATCCAGAACAAAGAATTTTGTTGGGAGATTTAACTTATAAAAAAGCTAGAGATATTAAAATAGGTGATAAATTATTAGCTTTTGAAGAAAAACAAAGAAAAGGAAAACGTAGACGATATAGACTTTCTACTGTAACGTTTTCTAAATTAGATAAAAAACAAAAAATTCGTTTTACGTTATCAGATGGAACTATTTTAGAAGTTTCTAGAGAACATCCATTTTTATATCCTTCAGGTAAAGCAAATCTAGCTAGTTGGAAATGGCAAGAAGCAAAAGATTTTGAAGTTGGAGATTGTTTAACGAGATTCGTACCTGTTTATGATAAAGAAAAAAATAACTATGATTATGGATATTTAGCCGCTTCAGTAGACGGTGAAGGTTGGTTAAGTTCAGAAGGTAGAGGAATTCGTATGGGATTTTCACAGAAAAAGAACGCTATGTATAAAGAATTTTTAGCATTAATAAAAAAATATAATTTCCCATTTTGCCATAGAGAAAAAAGAATAGATGGAGTACAAACATTTTCTTTATATAATATGTGGAATTGTGTTAAGTTTCTAGGTAGAATACAACCAAAACGTTTATTAGTCAATTTCCATAAAAAATTAAGTAAAGATTTAACCGTTCATGTTCCAGTAGAAAATAGAACTAAAATTGTAAAAATAGAAGAAATAGGCGTAGGTGATGTTATGGTTATTTCTACCACTACTCATACATATATTTCCGAAGGTTTTCCTAGTCATAACTGCGGCTATGATCTGCCTTTTGCCAGAACCCGTGCTGTTATAGATAAAGTAGATTTCCCTGGATATGGTATGTTGTTTCAAAGCGATACTTGGGTAATTCTAAAGAAGAAGTTTAAGTTGTCAAGAAATAGTTTAGAGAATGGTTGTAGAAAATTAGTTGGCGTTACACATAAAGATAAATTGTCTCTATCTATTAAACACGGTTGTCTTAGAGGTGAGAAATGGGCGATAAATGATTCAAGAAAGCATTGTCGTCAAGACGTAATTGATTTAGTCGCTCTATTTAATTTAACCAGTAAATATATGCGGCGTACGAAAAGCTCCATTTAAGATGAAAAAGTCTAAGAAAAAGATATTTTCATACAGACGTACTTGATCAGTTTCACCAATTACTAAAGTTAAAAAAAGTGAGAAGCTCTATTTAAGAGCTAAAAATAAAAGAGAAGTAGATAAACAAATAGGAGAGGAGATACAAAGTGAAAACGTTAGAATTAAAGCTTAACACAGAGCAGTTAAACCTTACAGAAGAGGATAAGAAACAAACAGTACAACAGACTATTAACAACGTTATACAGAATGTTATATTAGGTTCAGCTCAAGCACAAAGAGGGTTTGATGAGAAAGAACGCAGACAGTATTACAAGATTGCAGACGCTTTAGAGTTGGCTGTAAAAGAGAATAAAGAAACTGTTGATTTAGAAGATGATCAAGCTGGGTTTTTAAAGAAATGTTTTAGAGAAAGTAAGCTAATGCCCAATAAATTATTACGACAAATTGAGGACTTGGTAAAGAACATACAAGATCGCTAAATGAAAAGTCTATGTTTAACTTGTAAAGTTAAATGTAAAGAATGTTTTGATAAAGATACAACTGTGTACGAATGTGACTTTTATATAAAGAAAGGAAAGAATGACGATAAAAGAATTAATGAAAAAAAGCCACGCAACGGCGGTTGAAAAAGGTTTTTGGGCTAGTGAAAAGGGAATAACAGGTGATACTAATCTTTCTTCTTTCGAAAGTTTAAAAGATGTGTGCAGAATAGAGAAACGCAACGACGGAGAGTTAATAGCCTTAATGCACAGTGAACTTTCTGAAGCTCTTGAAGCTTTAAGACACGGAAATCCTAAAAGCGAACACATTCCTGAATTCAGTGCTGTTGAGGAAGAGATGTCAGATTTACTTATACGTGCGTGTGACATGGCAGAAGCTAGAGGATATAAATTGGAAGAAGCATTAGAGGCTAAACTTTTGTACAATAAGACTAGACCATATAAACATAATAAGGAGTTTTGATGGAAAAAAATTCTGATCAAAAACAATTAGAGAAAGACATTAGATTCTTACGTATTGCTAGGGAAGTAGCTAAATCTTCCAAGTGTATGTCGAGAAAGATCGGTTCGGTACTTGTGAAAAACGGTTCAATAGTTTCTGAAGGATATAACGGACCCGCTAGAGGAGTTAAACATTGTAACGAAAGAGATATAGCTTTCTTTGCTATATTGGATAGAAAGATTATAGATAGAAAGGTTTTTAAAGAAAATGTTCCGATAGATCGATGCCCAAGAAGAATATTTGATTATCAGTCGGGACAAGGAAGTCACCTTTGCCAAGCTGTGCATAGCGAACGTAACGCTATTCTTCAAGCAGCGAGAAATGGTATATCTACATTAGACACTACTCTATATCTATACTGTGAAGGAGTTTCTCTTCCTTGTAAAGATTGTTGTATAGAGTTAATTAATGCTGGAGTAAAGGAGATTGTATGTTTAGAAGGAAAGTTATATGACAAGTATGCTCAAACTATATTAGAAGAAGCTAATATTATAGTTAGAATGATAAATAAGGAGTTATTGGAGTAAATATTATATGGAGAAAAACAGTGCTGTACACTAATCATTATTCGATGCCAGATGCTTTTGTGAGAGTGATAGACTCTCTTACTAGAGATTTATCTGAATCTGATCCTAAAAGAATAGGAGTAACAACTCTTATTAATTCTCCTAGAATAAGAGCTTTAACCGTAAGACATTTTAAAGAGCTGGAGGAAGATTATAGTGATCACATATGGAGAATTCTTGGAGAAAGTATTCACTGGGTATTACTCCATGCAGAAAATCATGAAAATCTAGTAGAGCAAAAAATAGAAGAAGTTATAGATGGAATTACAGTAGTTGCTAAACCAGATTTATACGAAGATAAAATTAAATCTGTTGAGGATTGGAAGGTCACGTCTGTTTGGGCAATTAAGTTTAAAGATAGACAGGAATGGGCAGAGCAACTAAATCCCTATGCGTGGTTTCTTCGTAGAGCAGGTTTTGAGGTAAATAAATTATATATTAATGCTATATTAAAAGATTGGCGAAAAAGCGAATCTAAAAAATATGAGGATTATCCAAAAATACCTTTTCAGAGAATAGAAATAGAATTATGGTCTAATGAAAAAACAGAAAAGTTTATAAAAGATAGAATTAAAGAATATCAAATAGCTTTAGAATTAGCAGATGATGAACTTCCTTTATGTACTAAAAAGGAACGCTGGGCTAAGGACGACGTGTTTGCTATTTATAAAAACTCTAATAAAACAGCTACTAAGCTATGTGATTCTAAAGAAGAAGCAGACAAATATCTATTAGAATTAGGTAAAACAAAAGATGTATATAGAATAGATAAAAGAGAAGGAACAGATGTTAGATGTAATGATTATTGTATTTGCCGTTCATATTGTGATTATTTTTTGAAGAAATACGGAAAGAACAATGAGTAAAGACATAGTATTAGTGGGAGGAGGAAACTCTATAAGAGAACAACTTCCTCTTCTTTGGGATAAACTAAAAGAAAGCAAGGCTGAAATATGGTCAATTAACTTTGCTTTTATGTGTATGCCTTTTCTACCATCTCGTGAGATTTGGGTAGATATTAGTTTCTTTAGAAACAATATGGAAACTCTACAGAAACTTCAAGCTCAGAGCGTTAAGTGTTGTTGTAAGAAACATATGAGTTATGCTAACATATCTGAAATAACTACATATGAAGCGACTAGAGATCCTAAAGAAATGGATAGAAAGATATATATAGGAAGAATGGGTCTAGGTGGGTTTTTTGCTTTGCATTTAGCTATTAAAGAAAATTCAGAAAACATATATCTGTTGGGTTTTGATTTTGGCTCTAACAGTAGTAAAACACATTTCTATCAAGATGTAATAGAAGTTAAATCTACTGG